ACTTTTCAATTAGATATGAAACGCAAAGATTCACGAGAAATTCAATATGAAGAAAGACAAAAAAATATATACCTTCCCAAAACATTGAATCAACAAACATATGTAGACTACATGAAGAATAGTAATGTGTCGGTTGTATTTGGTGTGGGGCCGGCCGGTTCTGGTAAAACTTTATTTGCTTGTACCAGCGCCATTCAAGAATTAAAACAAGGGTTTATAGATCGTATTATTATTACACGACCGATCGTTTCAGTGGATGAAGAATTGGGATTTTTACCTGGTTCCGTAGAACAAAAAATGAATCCTTGGACGCGCCCTATTTTCGATATTTTTTCTGAATTTGTATCGCTTTCTGAAATCAAACAGATGGTCGACAATGGTGTGATTGAAATTTCACCTCTTGCGTTTATGCGCGGTCGTACTTTTAAACGTAGTTTTATCATTGCGGATGAAATGCAAAATAGTTCTCCAAAACAAATGAAAATGTTATTGACTCGTTTGGGGGATGATTCGCGTATGGTTGTTACTGGAGATTTGAACCAAAGTGATCGTTCGAATGATAATGGTTTGTATGATTTTACCAACCGTTTAAAAATGTTTGGTTCCATTGATTCTATTCAATATGTTGAACTGAATGATAGTGATATTCAAAGAAGTGCTGTTGTTAGTGATATATTAAAAATATATGATAATGATTCATAATCTATATGCCGCGGGTTTAATCAAGTGATTAGGTAAAATTAAAGTATGGACGTTTCCCAACATACTTACATCTGTAATATCACAACAACAAGTCAAATCTAATGTATGAACATTTCCCAACATACTTACATCTGTAATTTGATTACATTCACGTAAATCTAAATCATAGACATTTCCTAATGCACTTACATCTGTAATATTTTTACAAAGACATAATTTCAAAGTATGCACGTTTCCCAACATACTTACATCTGTAATATTTTTACAAAGACTTAAATCTAATTCATAGACATTACCCAACATGCTTACATCAGTAATATTACAACAACATAAAATTAAAGTATGAACATTTCCTAATGCACTTACATCAGTAATTTTATCACAATCACCTAAATCTAAATGATGAACATTCCCCAATTGACTTACATCTGTAATATGTCTACACCTAAATAAATCTAACCTATGAACTTTACCTAACGCACTGACATCCGTAATATTACAACGAGATAAATCTAAATGATAAACATTTCCCAACATGCTTACATCAGTAATATTTGTACACCCCTCTAAACATAAATGATGAACATTACCTAATGCACTTACATCAGTAATTTTATCACAATGCATTAATAATAATGTATGAATTTTTCCTAATGCACTAACGTCAGAAATTTGTTCACAACCAGATATATATAAAGTATGAAGGTTTCTTAGACTACTAACATCTTTAATTAAATTACAATCATCTAAATATAATTTATGTACGTTTCCTAATGCACTAACATCTGTAATATTATCACAATAACTTAAATCTAAACTATGAATGTTTCCTAATGCACTTACATCTGTAATATTGCAACAATAAGTTAAATCTAAATCATACACTTTTCCTAATGCACTTACATCCGAAATTTGATAACAACGAAATAAATCTAACGTATGAACATTTCCTAATGAACTTACATCAGTAATATTATAACAATTTCTTAAATTTAAAGTATGAACATTACTTAATGCACGTACATCTGTAATTTTACGATCACTTAAATCTAAATGCAGTTGTTTACACGGATTAAATATTTTATTTAGAACTCTATTTCTAAATAAAACATCATCGTAATACATAAATGAATATGTACTATTTAATTTGTAAATCAAATATTTTTTTAAGGTTAATAACAATAGACATGTATCACATAAACTTCTTAAATCTGTATATTCATAAATAAACCTGAATATATCTGAATTGGTAAATATATCCATTTTTTATAATTTACAATTTACGTTTTACATAATTCAATTTTTATATAAAAATAAGTAATTTATATAATTATAATGTCTCTTAAATTATTAAATGAAACTAAAATAGAACCAACCGATTATAATACTCACATAAAAGAAAATTATATTACAGAAAAATATGTTATGTTGATTGAAGGATATTCGTTATTAAGTAATATTGGATTTACAAAAATTGAGATAGGATATGGAATTAGTCCAAATGACGCTTTTTTTCGTTCATTAGATAAAATTGGTCTTGATTTATTTGTAAATTATAATATAAGTATTAACCACATGTGGACAAAAGATTGTAGATTGTATGATCCTAGAAACACAATACAATCTTCAAAATATGGATTTTATACTTTAACTGATGAATTAATTCAACAATTCAGAGAAGATGGAGAACGATACCGTATGTCCCTTGAAGATAAATAGACGTTTTAGAAAGGTGTAAGATGGTTTTACGCTTTCCACATTTTAAATTTATATTTATTTAAATTGGTTGGTGTATTTTATCTTTTCTACTTAAAGGTAGAGGTTTTGTAGATACTTTTACACCAACTATTTTATAATGGTCTTGACCATCTATTTTATCTACATTTTCTTGATACTCTCTACATTGTTTAAACCAATCACTCCAATCACCATGTCTTGAATGATATAATCCCAAACTATTTGATAATGTATGAACAAATCGTCTCTCATAACTATTTTTACAAAGTATGATTTTTGTGTCATTATTATTTTTTATATTTATTAATAAATCATAAAAGTAATCTTTCAGAACAATATTTTCGTTCAAAAAACTAACTTCATCATTAGACAATTCCATAATTAGTTTTAATATTTTACGTTTATATATTTACATAAAATGATGAGGTAAAATTAAATTATGGACGTTTCCCAACATACTTACATCGGTAATTCCTGTACATAAACATAAATCTAAAGTATGGACGTGTCCTAATGTACTAACATCTGTAATTTTATTACAACCTTTTAAATTTAAAGTATGAACGTTTCCCAATGCACTAACATCTGTAATATTATAAGAAAATAGTAAATTCAAATTATGAACTTTCCCTAATGCACTAACATCAGTAATTTTTTTACAAAAACTTAAATTTAAAGTATGGACATTTCCTAATGCACTAACATCCGTAATTTTATCACAACAACTTAAATCCAAATTATGAACCTTTCCTAATCCACTAACATCTTTAATATTTTCGCACCAATTTAAATCTAATGTATGAATGTTTCTTAGTCCATTAACACATGTAAGATTTTTACAACGATTTAATTTTAAACAATGAACATTTTTTAATCCACTAACATCTTTAATATTGTCACACCAACCTAAATTCAAAGTATGAACATTTCCTAATACACTTACATCTGTAATATTTTCACACCCCCATAAAAATAAAAGCAATTGTTTATACGGATTGAATATTTTATTTAACACTCGTTGTCTAAATAAAACATCATCGTAATACATCAATGAATATTCTTTATTAAATAAGTAAAAAATATATTGTTTCATTGTTGATAACACTGTACACGTATCACATAAACTTCTTAAATCTGTATAAAAATTAATAACTCTGAATAAATCTGGATTGGTAAATAGGTCAATCATTATAGTTAATATTTATATACTTTTAATTAATATCCGATTAACCTATATGCTAAATCATTAATTTCAGGTCTAACTATTTGTACTATTTGTGGTAGTGGATTACCAAACGTATTTGGATAAATATCACATAAATGTGGATTATGTGGCCAGTGTGATGTGGTTCTTAAATTTTTCCAAGCATTAATTTTAGTATTTAACATGCCAATTGATGCGAAACTTCTAGGAGTATAACAAAGATATACTACACATCTATAATTAGGTTGTTGACGTTTTGAGTCTGGTTCTTTTGCACAATGAATTGTTCGCGAGTCCCATAATACAAGAGAACCAGCAGGGCATTTAATCATTTTTTTATCACATTTATCAGTATACCATTTTATTTGTTCTTGATTCAAAAGAAACCAATCATCTGGACTGGTTTCTTCAAACTCTTTTGCAAAATCACCGTGATATTTATGCGAACCTTCTAATACAATTAATGTTGCATCTCCTTCATTCGTATCGTAAGCATTAATCCATCCTTGAACGCATTCAAAACCATTTCTTAAATAACTTTGGTCTGTATGTAACCATGATTTATCTTTAGCCCATCCAAACCCAGTTATTTCAGGTGGAATATGAAATGATGCACCGTCAAAACTTACTAATAAATCTTCTTTACTAACATTCCAGATTTTTTCAAATGGTTCAATAATTTTATAATTTGTTCGCAAATCCCATATAAATTGGGCATGCCCAATTGACCAATGTTTAAGCAACATGGAATGTTGTGGATATAATTGTTTATAGGATGTCCAAGTACGTTGTTTGTCTTTTTTAATTGGAACTGGTAAATTTGTTGTAATATTTTCTAAATAATCCCACATACCTTTTTTTATTGTATCACATTCTTGTTGATTTAATATATTTGGAATTATTGCTACACCATATTTATTTAGTGTATCTAAAATATGATCATTATCTGTTATGTATTTTTCATATTCATAATTTATCATATATAAATCTTTAATTTAGTTTTTATATAATTTTCATTATATAAAATGGGAGTTTAAAATGTGAAAATGTGTAATTCATTTTGTTAATATTACATCATTAATAATGTAAATATAAAAATTGATTTGATTTTTTAAATTAAATATATAATATGAATACAATGAATTTGTTGCCTTTGGACGTTTACCATAGTCCTTGGTTAAGATTTTATAAAAAACTTAGTGAAAAATCAATAAAAATTTGTGGTAAATGGGCATTATATTTTAATGACAAATCATTAATGAATGAAGTTTGGAAGGTAGCTATAAAATCTCTTATAGAAGACAAATTATACGGAGTACAAAGTTTAGAATGTTCTACAAATTATGTAGGACAATCAGGTGGTCTTTGCTCTATTGGTATGTTAATATTTGTTTGCGATGTTTCACCAAATGAAGATAATGAAGAAATTATTATGAATGTAGGAAAAAATATTTTAGAAATATTTAATTATGATGAGCGACAAAGCATTTATTATAAATCAAAACAATTATCAGGAACAACAATCCCAACTTCAACAAATTATACCTATAAATTAAATAATCATTTATACATAAAAAAGTTGAAAATATAATGATAATCCATAATATATTTTTTTAATAAATTCATAATATAAAATTGATTATGAATTAAATGTATATAATATTAATACAATGCAGTCATCAAAAAAAATAAAATTAATTTATGATTTTTATGAAAATGATTATGATGGATTTGAAATAGAAACTAAAATAAATGATTTTGATTACAATAAAATTTTATTAGATTCAAAAAAAGATATTTCATATGATGAAAATAGAAAATTAACAATTTATTCGTGGGGTATTATGAGACATGCCGAACCAAAATGCGAAATTTCATTTGATCTAACAAAATTTACAACAAAAACTACAAAAGATATAAAATTAGTTGATGGCAGAGATGAGGAAATTCAAAATTCAATCATTCGACATCCATTATTTTCTGAATTAATAAAAAAAATAATAGAAGAAATAGAAACTAATAATTCAAGAGAAATATCATTCTTTTGTAATCATGGAAAACATCGGTCTGTAGGGTGGACAGAAATAGTAAAAAAATATTATTATCCAAATTCAATTATTAGACACAGTATTTATTAAACAAAACTTTATTTATATGTAAATGATAAGGTAACATTAAGATATGTACATTTTTTAATGCACTCACGTCGGTAAGTTTTTCGCAATATACTAAATTTAACATATGAACGTTTCCTAATGCACTTAAATTCAAATCATAGACATTTCCTAATGCACTTACATCTGTAATTTGATAACAATCCCATATATATTAAAAATATATGGTGAAAATTAAATAAACTACATCTGACTATTTGTAAAGATTTTTATTTTTACAAATATTTATTTATAAATGAAATTATTGAAGCCTATTTTGAAATCATTGTAATAATTCTCGTCAAATATTGGTTTATAACTACGTATCAATCGTATAAATTCATCCCCATCAACAGTTTCTAATTTTTTAAACCTAAAAAACATTTGTCTTTCAAACTCATTGTGCAATGTGATTGGTTTCATAATATGCAACGTTCGCCAATCAGGTCGTGTTAGTGGTTTAGAATACTCGCTTATGATTTGAACAATGTCCTCGGGTAACTCCATGATTGAATAAAATAAATCATTTTTAAATAATTCAATTTTCTTATAATTTTTATTGATTTTTATTTTCATTCCATGAATTTTATTTTTACAAGATTTTTTTATTGAGTTTTCCCCCTCTATTCTTTTTAGGTAGGATTTGTTGACTCGAGAATATGCTGTAAAAAGAATACATCCATTCCTTTTATTTACTGCATTTTCAATAACGCATATTCCTTTTTTTTACAAGAAAATAAAAAGAATATAAATAAAATAAAAAGAATATATAATATGAATAAATTTGATTGTGCATGTTGTCAATTTTCAACTCATCTTTTAGCCAACTATGAGAGGCATACTCGAACCCAAAAACATTTAAGAGAGTCAACAAAAAATCAACAAAAAGTCAACATTTTGGAAAAAAAAGTCAACAAAAAGTCAACATTTTTTTGCAAGTACTGTGATAAAAATTTCGCACATAAACAGTCTATGTATTATCACATAAAATATTCATGTAAACAAAATACGGATGAAGATTTAAAAGAATTAGTGAGATTGATGAATCAGAAGATTGAAACGCAAGCAAAACAGATTGAAAAGTTAATGAGCAAGTTGGAGATTCATGGAAATGTAAATATACAAAATAATACGGTCAATAATATACAACTGCTTGCTTATAAAGATACAGATGTTTCTCATCTAACAGATAAGGATTATATAAATTGTATCAAGCAAGTCAATTATTGTGTAAAACAATTGATAGAGAAGATTCATTTCAATCCAGAAAAGCCAGAAAACATGAACATATATATATCCAATATCAAGGATAAATACATAATGGTATATGATGGTTTGAATTGGACTTTATCTACAAAAGAGTACGAATTGAATAAGATATATGAAGAAAAAGAATATTTATTAGAAGAGTGGCTTGAAGATAATCGTTTTCCTGAAATCAAAGAAAAATTTGTAAGGTACTTGAATAACAAAGAAAATGATGATACATTAAACATGATTAAAGACGATATAAAACTAATGATGTATAATAAAAAAAAATTAATAGAAAGTTAAATAATATAAACATTTACAATATAATAATATACATGTCTCATTTGGATATATTAAAGGATCAAATGAATGCTATGGGTGATAAAATTGAACAAATTAATCAAGAGATGAAAGAACTAGAAAATGTAATTATTCATCTTAATAATGAAAAAAATAAAATAGATGAACAACTAACAAATGCAGAAAATAGATTTACAGTTTTGTCTAATAATTATAAATATTTATCCGAAGTTCAAAAAGAGACAACAAATAATTATAATCAAATAGAAGATGCAGCAACAACGCTATTAGACATTATACGGTCAAAGTGCGATAATATTTCTTAGTTTTACGTTTATTTTTTTTTTTTATATTTCTAGATTTTCCTCCTTCAAGTACAAAATTCATTGCTTGTTTGAACTTACCTTTAATTCGTCGAGTTCGTTTTTTACATTCGGCGGCAAGATATAGACTACTAGAATCACCAATTACATCTCTTGTTATTTGTATAATTGCAAATCCACCTGTTTTTTTTTCTTGCATATTTAGCATTGATTTGATCTCCTTTATATTTTTAGCTTTATTTTTAAGATACTTGGATTCTTCAAAATCATTTCTATTAAAATAATTTTTTATTTCTGGTTCAACATTTTTATCACGTATGCTGACAAATTTACAATTAATTATCTTGTAATTATCTGCGTCCGGTTTTTCTTTTTCCTTTTCTGCTACTATATTTGATTTTTTTATATATATTAGTCCATTTTGTTCAAATACAATATCAATTATAGCTCGTTTTATTTTTTCAACAAAAGTATTGTCATTAAGATTTAAATTTATATTTTGTTTATAATTGTCATAAATGAAATCTGAATATTTTTTCAATTCTGGAATATTGTAATTCATCTTCAAAAATTCAAATGCAAGTCTGGTTTTATCTGTTAATTTATTTTCTGATTTTAAATATGCCCTTAATGAATCTTTGTCAAACATAGTATCTTCATAATAATTAATAGCTATTTTGGGTTCTAATGCGCGATCTATTGTATTAAACATGAACCAGTTATATTTTTCATATTCTCTATTAATATTTTCAAATTTAAGGACACCTGTAAATGGAGAATTTATTCGTTCTTGTATATTTTTGAATTGTATTTGGCCATAATTGTATCGTACTTGTATCAATGTTCTTTTAATATCTTTATCTGATTCTTGTTCAATCAGAGTTTTTGTTAATGGTACATCGTCATCATCTATTTTTGTACTCTTTACACCAGGGTTAAATTTTATTTTATATTTAATATAATCAGCACTCCAAGTGTTCTTATTATTAATATCAAACTTTATCATGTCACCATCATTGTATGTTACCGACTTATTTCCTGATATATCTTTAACAGTAACACTATCATTGTTAATAATAAGTGTCTGTTTTTTACTATTGTATGGTGGTTTGTTAGGGTACACGTATACAGCCGATGCCCATTTTTCAAAAATGCCAGTTCTATCAACTACAAAAAAATATTGATTCTTTGAAATATTTGATACTTCAAGATGCCCCAATTTTGGATTTTTTCCTTTTTCTAAAAAAATATAAGAATAATCTTTTGCTGCAACTACTGTACTCATTGGATCAGAATCATCTAAATTTTCCAGCTTTGAATATATATGAAATGTATTAATATTTACATTTTCTGATAAAGATTTACGAATATTAATATCTGTAAAACTTAAATAACAATTTTTTATACATTCGATGAGTTGTTGTATAGATTCTCTCATAGAATTGTCAAATGTTGAAGCTATATTTTTTTCAATGTTGATACTTTTCAAAGTAGAAATATCGCTAAAATAAGGCTTATAATTAAGAGTTAATTGCTGATTGCCTACACGAGAAACAAAAAAGTTTTTAAGTTTGTTATTGAGCTCTGTTACATAATCATTTTTTAATGAATCTTTAAAAAAATCTGTATAAAAAAATTTATCTTTCTCATTATTTACATAATAAATAATTTGTGTATAAGCGATTTCATCCCGCTTTCCCTTGTCTATTATTTTTTCTGATAAATTTTTAAGTGATTGATCAATTCTAGATTTAAATTCTTCTAATGTATCAGGCCGTGTAGTAAAGACGGGTAATAAAAATATATTATCGTAGGTTGCATTATTTTTTGAAGAAAGTAATTTATTATAATAGATTTTATCATCTTTATCTATTTTGGGGTTTAAACTGCTTTTTATATATTCGGGTTGCGCAGAATCAATTGTTGGCAATATATATAATGTTCTATTTTTAGCAAGTAGTTCGTCGTCTTCTAATACAGATAGCTTAGCTTTTTGAGTTTTAATTAGAGCATAATCTGCCTCTGTTTTACTTTCTTTTGCTTGTAACATGTTAATTTGTTCATTCAAATCCTGCTTTTGTTTTGTTCTTGCAGTTTTACCTGTTGTTGGATTTTCATCATCTGTTACTTTTGTCTTAGCAACATCTATTTGTTGTGTATCATAATATAATTCAAATAGTCTATATTGTAGTAAAAAATAAAATATTTCTCTTTTTAAATCATTTGATAAATTTTTGTTTTGTACTATATCCTTGTTTTTAACTTTATTAAATTTTTTTCTATATTGTTCTAATTCATTAGTTATTAATTTTGTGGTGAGTGGTTTTCCAAATATTTCTTCCAAATTTTCATTATTTGATATACTAGTAAATAATTTTTCATCAAACGGCATCATTTCATAAGGAAGTGTAGAGACATATTGTTCTACTGTAATTCCTCTACTAGAACCACGTGGTGGTCTACCATCATAACTCATTATATTATAACATTAAATAAAATTCTCTTTGTATAAAGTATTTTCAATGTTTTTATTATTATCTTTATCTTTTTTTAGTTTATGTGCTAATTTTAATACCTGAATTGCATCATTGACTTCTTTTTGAGTGACTTTCGTCTTTTCCACATCTACTGCCATATTTAATTCTTTATATTGATCGGGAATAATGCAATATTTGCTATGTTCGTTGAATAAATAATCCGCAAACATTATAAATATAATCGTCATGATGAGGGATGTAACTATATCCCTAGTACCCATCCATATAATTGCAAAAATGAGTATTTGGCGTCCGAGAGAATACTTAATGTAGTTTTCTTGTGTCTTACTAAGTTCAACTGAAATATATTTAGAACCTATATTCATTACTAATATAACCAAACCAGCAAAAAATTTACTATCATTTAGTATATTTAAACCAGCAAATATGGATTTTTCTTTTTTTTTCATATATATTATAATTCAAATAAAAAAAATATATTCATCTAATAAAGAATGTCTCTTGCCTTTTATGCTTCACCTATTGATTATAAAAACAGTGATTTAGAAACAAAGTTAAATAATGAAAAAAATAAGTTGAACAAGGGCATGTTAACTGATATAAAACAAGATTCAAACTCGGGGGCTTTGAATATTGCCGAAATACATAAAAATTTAAAAGATGATAACGATAAAGAATTAAGTAATTTTTATAAATCAGAAATTGAACCTCAAAAAATAGATCCGCCAATCAAAGCAAATTATATGTTAATCAATGGCGAAACACCACACAAACCAACTAATAATGAAATGCTAATTAAATTGAACAACATACTGGAAATGTTTGAAGACCAAAAAGAAATAAAAACAAGTCAAAAAAATGAAGAGATTGTTCTTTATTGTTTTTTAGGAGTTTTTGTTATCTATATATTAGATTCTTTTGTCAATATTGGTAAATACAGCCGTTAAAATTTTTGAAAAAGAATCATATAAACTCCTTTTATATCAGGTATAGGATATTCACCAATTTTTCTAAATCCGGCATCTTTTGCATCATCTTCTAAATGAATGTCTTTCAAATATAATATATTTGTTCTTAATTGATTTTGTTTGTTAGTTATTTTTTCTGTTATTTTATTATTTTGTAAAGTAATAGAATATTTATAGTTTAATTTAAAATAATGACTAGGAGAATGATTACGTATTGTTTGTATATCAAAATCGTCTTTGTAATACATGATTGCCAAATATCCTTGATGTACTAACCATACATTTGCATTATTGAAAAAACTAGAATCTACCGTATTGATAGTGAGTAAAGGGCACAAAATATGTGTAAATGTATTTGGTTGAAATATAAAGGAAGAATATTCACCATATATATATTTATTTTTTGGATATTTAAATTGAGACATTTTCACCATTTCATAAGATCTATCTATGCCAGTAGTATTTATTGTTTTTGACAATAATTGTACAACATGACCAGTTTTTGAACCCACGCATAAAACACTACTATTTGAAGTGAAATAAGGATACATTATTTTAATCATTTCTATATCATACGGTATAATATGTATTAATTCGTCATATATTTTTGTATAAAAATCATCATATATGTCATTAATGTACGTCTTATAAACAGAACTTTGTTCAAATCCTTCTTTTTTAAAATAAACAAGACAAAGGTAAATTATAATTAATAATATTAAGAGGTAAATCATTTGTATAATATAGTATTTTTTTTTAAAGAGTTTTAATAATGAAAATAAATGATATCCGAAAAAACTTTCAAAATATAACTTTTTCAAATTACAAAAAAGCACACGTTCATAAAGAATTATACAACTCTATTTATTATGAAAAAAAAGATGAGTCTTTATATTGGACATGTGAACTACTGTGTAGTGGATTAGTATTAGATATTTGGAATATTTACATACAGTATATATGCAAACATATTCACATACATAATCCTAAATTAATAATATATGTAGTTAAAAAGTTTAATGAATTTAAAGTGATTGCTAATAAACTAAATGATTTAGATTTAAGAAATAGTGAAGAGATTCGAAATATTTTTTTTACTATTACCACAATTATCGGAGAATGTAAAAAAGATACTATGCTGGATAGTCCAAAATTTAAACTGAACTTTGAAATAAGCAATAATTTGAAGGCACCTAATGTAGAATACATACAACCATTTTTTAAACCCGGGGATCCAAAAGAATGCTTTATTGCATTGAATGAACTTACATATCATTTGAAGGAAAGTAAAAATAAAATGGATATTTTTTATTGGATAGATTGGTTAATTGAATTTGAACTAACATTATTAAAGAATAAAAGACATATCGTTTGTGTACAAAGAGATTTTGCTCCTAATAAAAATATAGTATGGATTTTATGGGAAATATTATTTTCTTTTAAATACAATTCTATTTTAGAAAGAATAATCGAATCTTTATTTGAATTATTTAAAATTAAATACACTCATGCATCTAATAAAAAAAAGAAGTGTTTATTGCATGTATCGGTAATGTATATTATAAATAGTATTAATTATGAAAAACCACTTATAGAAAATAGTTCTACTTCTAATTTAAAAATTCTAAACGAAAAAATAATACTTATTTTTGAAAGAATAAAAAAAAATGAAATAGTATCTTAGATTATATAAGGTAATATTATATGAAAACCATCAGTAAAGAATTTGAAGGTATTTATGGTAATGGGCGACCATTGGCAATAAGAACGAATAAAACTATTAATAACATGCTACGAAATATTCCAGATAAACATTATGAAAATAATGCATCACAAAATATACCACGTAATGTGTACGATAAAGAAGTAGATGAATTCCCATATGGAGTACTTATATTTATGATTGTTTTATTAATATTAGGTGCTATATATTATTTTAGAGAAACTATTTATAAATTATTATATTCAAAAGAAATAGAAAAAGAAAAAGAAAGAGAAAGAATGGAAAAAGAAAAAAAAGAAAAAGAAGAAAGAGAAAGACTGGAAAAAAACAATATCAAATTACAAGAAGAAATTGAAAAGAAAAAACAAGAAGAAATTAATAAAGGAGGTGTAAAACAATTAGAGGAAAAAATAAATACATTACCTGGGTATAAACAAGAACAATTAGTAAAAGAAAATAGTTATTGTTATATTGGCACAGATAATGGACAGAGAGAATGCACAAATGTATATGCTGGCGAAGTATGTATGAGTGGTCAAATATTCCCAAAAATGGAGGTTTGCATTAATCCAAATTTAAGACTCTAAATATTTGGATGATATGGTACATCTATATCTAAATAATAAGGTGTAGCAGATCCCTTAATTCCACTACATGCACAAGATACTTTTTTATCGTTACAGTCAATTGTTTTATCAATAATAAAATTTTTTAAAGCTATTTGGCTATAATATCCATTTTTTGATAAATAAGAATATTTATTATTAATATTTAAGTCATCCTTATTTCTATATTTCAATACTTCTGCCTTTCGCCTCATAGTATAGTCTGCATACGTATATTTAATAAATGATATTTGTCTACCCGTTGTTCTACCATCTAATGATGTTATTTTTACACCAGGTGTTCTTATTACTTGGGAACATGTTTCTGAAATCGTTAATGTATTTGTTGGCATATATATTTATGTATTATTTTTTTACTCCATGATCTGATTTACCAATAACAATATTGTCCCCTTCAAATAATTCCTTTTGAATCTCTTCAAGAGTAGCATTTATACCCAAATTCTTCTCTTGTGTATTCATATTTTGGATGCTGACCAATTCACCATTCTCGTTAATAGTTTGACTCAATACGTTGTTTGTTTCTTTCGCCTTTTCAATATTATCTTGAATTGCCTTTACTTTTGATTCTTTTACTCTCTTGTCAAATTCGTGCTTAGAATAGTCATCGTTCTTCTTTTTCTCGTGCATGAGCTCATTCAGCTCCTTCTCCAAATATTGTACATTACCTGTTTTGTATGCCTCTGGATGAAATGGCATCCAAATACCTACTGGGCCAACGTATACGTCATGATTTGGATCTAACGATCTCAACATCTTGCATCTAAGCTCCGCCTCTTCTTGATTTGGAAAAACACCGCGTACCTTAATCCCGCGAACAGATGTCTGAAACTGATTCTTCTTTGCGTAAGCATCATCTAGTCGCTTCTCATTATTGTCAATGTAATTCTTGTAATCGTCTTCTACCGTGGATTGCAATGTTGCTCGCTCAGACTCTACAAACTTTTTAAATTGATCATGCAAATCATCGCTTTTAATATTATATTTATACGAAACAAAGTTGATAAATTTAGTAAATTTTTCCATTGATTTAGAAAATTCATATTCTTCTAGAAAAGATTCGAATAAAAAAAGATTCTTGTTCTTGATGATGTATTCAGGTGAGACAAAAGATAAACATGCAAACTTCTGTTCTGCAATCGGCTTATCTTCATCTAACAAATCAACTAGTTTGGCCATTTCATGTATTATTTATACTTATTTATATATTTTTTTCTGTTAATATTATTATATGATCAACTTTCAGGAAATAACTAAAAAGATTATCAAGTACTTGGTTGAAGGTCTAATTGTCGCATTGGCGTGTTTCGCTATTCCTAAGCAGTCACTCGATTTAGAAGCCATTGGACTGATTGCACTTGTTGCTGCAATGACATTTAGTATATTGGATGTATACATTCCATCTATGGGAGTAAGTGCTAGAACTGGTGCCGGATTTGGTCTTGGTGCAAATCTAGTTAGATTTCCAGGAGGTTTTTAAAATATAAATGAATAAATATAAAAATTTCAAATACTATTTAATTGGTTTAAAATATTTATTAAAATAAAATGTTAATAAACCTTGTAACAAAGCAAATACGAACATTACTACCATCATTTTTATAAAATCTTTTTCACTGGGTAGTTCAATTTTTGTTTCTTTATTACTAAATTTACCAATATTATAGTGAACCATGTTCTCAAAAAAGTTCACAAATAAATATACAACAAATGATATGGCGATAATATGAAAACTAGAACCAGAAATAATGTACATTATATAATACATTCATTAAATTGTCGATAAACTGCCAATCTAGTTTACCAAATATTAGTTGCTCTATTTTTTTAATATTAAAGTATTTCTTTCAAAATAAAATAGATATAAGTTGTAAAAAAAAATAATTGTTTACATAAATGATATTTTGTTTTTTTGGTTTTTTCAGAAACGCTCAATCATATAGATACAATTTTGAGTTAAATAATAATGTATATATATCTATACTCCTACAATTAGAAATGAAAATTCACCAAATGATGAAATTACGAAAGAAATGATAATTCAGCATTGTGGTGTCAATAGTAAAATTTGTTTATACGAATATAATAAACAAATTTTTATATACAAGAAAAATAAATTAAATATACCTCGTTTTAATCAATTTTATCAACAAACTTATAGAATATTTTCATTTTTTTATAATATAAAAAATGTATTGGAAATGGTTGTACAAGAAAATAATTATCATGCAAATGATGTAATATTATTGTCTAGAATAGATATTGGCCTAAATATGAAAAGTAGTGATTTAGTGAATAATCTCTTAGATACGTACGAAATCATATTAGGAGACGGTAATACAAATTATACTGACGACAAGTGGTTTATATTTAAATATAAAAATATCCAACATTTTATTTCTTTATATGATGATTATGAGGGTTATTTAATCGATTTTTATAACAATATATCAACATTGCCTACAACAAGACCAGAAGATGTATTCACTTATCATTTTAAAAGTAAAAATTTGACATTTGTAAACACAGGTAATACTATAATTGATTATGAATTTAATCACGTTTGTTCAGAATTTTGTGGCCACAATGGCATAAATACGCAAGAATGATATCAAATTGTCGGTATAAACTGCCAATCTAGTTCACCGCATATCTTCTTCCATATTTCATCCTGCTCTATTTTCTTCTGATCTTTAAGCATGGGAAAATACTGCAAATATTTATTTTCTCCTAGAAGCTCACATAATTTGTACAACGTATAATAATAGTTTAAAAAGTTAACTCGGTCATTAGGGCAAAACTTGGAGTATGGTATCTGAATATCCATGAACAAATTGCACAAAGTTTCTTCTAATTGGGGAGTCATAACAGGTGGTTTTATACCCAATTTATCTTTAATAAATGGTATGTGCTCATAGTATTTATTATATGATAATTTTTTCAACAATTCCTTTGTTTTCTTATTGGTTAGGTCTGAAATATTAATTCTTTCTTTCTTGATTTGATTTTTGAGATTTTCAATTACCTCCTTCGGTATTTCCGTAGACTCCTTAGCTTGTACTTGCGAGAGAACTTCGCGAAAATGATTGATACGTTTGTAAGCATAAAATGAAATCTCTTTTGGTGGTTCTTTGTAAGATGGTTTATCATTATCTACGAGGTATTCTTGTGTAATAAAACAATGGTTACATAAAACAACACCGTCGTGGTTTACTTTGATTAGTTCTCCTTTATTACAATGCATACAAATATTTTTATTGTAAGCATAATCATTAATATTCAATGTATCAAAATTATTTCGTTTTAGGTATTGTTGTATACATTTATTCATAGATTCCATTTTTTCTTCTTTTTCTTTGACATTAAAAAATGAATTTATAGTTTTTTTAGGAGTATTATTTTTATCAATGTTTTGCTTTGATTCAAAATATTCAAATAAATATTTAGAATTGTCCAGATAGTATTTATTTTTCTCATTTATAATGTATTGAATTTTTTTTTCTATTTCATGTATTTTACTTGTTGTATCTATCTCATTCTCCTTGGTGATCTTTTCTTTTAGTTCTTCAATTTGTTTGTTTAATTTAGGAATTAAATTTGTACATTTGTTATTAAAGTATTTAACCTTTGCACTGTATAGTAAATCTAATGTAATATCCTGTTTGTAATTCATTTATATATATAAAATAAATACTTTAATATATATTTTTTTAATTTAATTAGTAAAATATAATTTTTTTTTCTTTTACTATATTATATAATGGGAGGTGGTCTGATGCAGTTAGTTGCTTATGGCGCTCAAGATATTTATCTTACTGGTAATCCGCAGATTACTTTCTGGAAAGTTACATACAGACGCCACACAAACTTTGCGATGGAGTCTATTGAGCAAACTTTCAATGGTCAGGCAGATTTTGGACGTCGTGTAACATGCACCATTTCGCGAAATGGTGATCTTGCTTACCGCACCTACCTTCAGGTAACTCTTCCTCAGATTGACCAGACATTGTCAAATGTTCCTGGTGGTGCTGTTTATGCTCGTTGGCTTGACTTCCCTGGCCATCAGCTCATTGACGACGTTGAGGTTGAGATCGGTGGTCAGCGCATCGACAAGCAATATGGTGACTGGATGCAAATCTGGAACCAGCTTACTCTTGACAAGAATCAAGAGAAGGGTTACAACAAGATGGTTGGACAGACTACTCAGCTTACATTTTTAACTGACCCGCAGTTTGCTGATGTCGATGGTCCTTGTGATTCTAGTGCTCCTCGACAGGTATGTGCTCCTCGCAAGGCTCTTCCTGAAACCACTCTTTACGTCCCTCTTCTTTTCTGGTTCTGCAACAACCCTGGTCTTGCTCTTCCATTGATTGCTCTTCAATACCACGAGGTTAAGATCAATCTTAATCTTCGTGCAATTGATGAATGTTTGTTCGCGGTAGATGCATTGACTGCTGCCGGTAAACAGGTAACCACTGCATACTCCCAGTCGCTTGTTGCTGCTTCGCTCTATGTAGATTACGTATATCTTGACACTGATGAGCGCAGACGTATGGCACAAAACCCACACGAGTACCTCATTGAGCAGCTTCAGTACACTGGCGCAGAGTCGGTTGGTTCGTCCTCCAACAAGATCCGCCTTAACTTCAACCACCCATGCAAGGAGCTTATCTGGGTAGTCCAGCCAGACTGCAATGTCGATTATTGCTCTTCTCTCAGTGGCGGCACCGTTCTTTTCAATGCTCTTGGTGCTCAGCCATTCAACTACACTGATGCAGTTGATGCTCTTCCTAACTCGATCAAGGCATTTGCATCTGAGGCTGGTGTCAATGGAACTGATGCATTCATTAATGCTTCTGGTTTATTCGCCCAGGCTAATGCTGGTGCCGTAACTGCCACCTACAACACAACCTCCACCGTAGCAGGAGGTGGTACTACACTTACCTCCCCGAATGATTTAGAGTCGTCTGTATCTGATGCAGGCACCTTCGTTCTTGCCGAGACATCTCTTGACATGCATTGCTGGGGTGAGAACCCAGTTGTTACTGCTAAGCTCCAGCTTAACGGCCAGGATCGCTTCTCTGAGCGCGAGGGCACCTACTTTGACCAGGTACAGCCTTGGCAGCACCACACCCGCACCCCAGACACTGGTATCAACGTCTACTCGTTTGCTCTTCGCCCTGAGGAGCATCAGCCATCTGGCTCGTGCAACTTCTCGCGCATTGATAACGCGACTCTTCAGCTTGTCTTGTCCAACGCCACCGTTTCGGGCACTAACACCGCTAAGGTCCGAGTCTATGCTCGCAATTATAATGTGCTCAGAATTATGTCGGGAATGGGCGGTTTAGCGTATTCCAATTGATGACATACATTCGTACGTCGTTGGTATACACATAGTAATAAAAATTTATTTATATTAAAATAATTCGTATATAATTATTTTAATTAAGAATCGTCGTGTGACCAGCAAAATACGTCGTTGTCAAGTTGAACATTGTACCATACATTATCCAACGTACTATTCTATCCATGTTTTTTTCTATTTTCAGCGATTTGTTTTGCATGCATTTTTCTATATTCTTCATTCCCGTATTTTGCAATAAGTTTGTCTCGTTGGGTTTGTTTATTAATTCTATTTTGTTCTTTTCTTACTTCACTCGTTAATTTATTTCCTTTAACAATGTCTCTTGTTTCAAGAACCACATTTTCTAATACAATATTGATATTTTTTATACTGTGTTCGTAAATGAGTAAACATTTGTCCATAAATTCTTTATACGATGAATTATTTTTCATGTAATTACAGTTTGCGCAGCAACTATATATATTTGTTTTATTGTATCCAATGTTGCTATTCATCCGATCTATTCCATTTGAATGCGTTATCGTATTTACCTTTCCACACAAATAACAATTCTTTTTTACACATTCATTAAATTCATATTCTGTAATATCAAATGATATATCTTTTTTATTACATTTATCTACATAAGATGCAAATGTGGGGTTGTAATCCCTGAACGCATCTGGAAATAAACGGCCTTTTACAAATTTATTATATGTCATAATATGCTCTATTCTTTGTAGAAATGTTTGTTTATCCAAACATTTTTTCATAAAATTACACGTTGCACAACAACTAACACAGTTATCCGAATCATAACCAACCAGTGAATTAATTTGATCTATTCCATTAAAGCCTTTCTCTTGCATAATTCCACAATAAGTACAATTTGTTTTTACTAATATCATAAATTCATCTTTTGTTAATTCAAAAGGCATTTGTTTTAATGCTGCATTTCTTTTGTATATATTATAATAACATTCTGCGTTCTCATTATGTCTTTTATATCCTTCTTGAACCTTTTCCGGATTTTTATCACGCCACGCTTTTGCCATTTCGGCATTATGTTTGTGAAACCCATCCAAGTCTGTTTCAATCATTTTTTGGCGATGATTTAAACAGTACAACGCAACTTTTTCATAATTTTCTTCTCTCCATGCAACCTTTACCTCTTTACGTTCGGGTTTCTGGGCATTCGCGCGAGCTAATTCTTTTACATGTTCTGCATCGCGTTTTTCATCAGCACGTTTATTTGCATCTCTGCAATTTTTACATGTCATTTTTGTACCGCGGACTCCTTCAAACATATCCGAAGAATATTCTTTGCAACATACAGTACATTGCTTGCCAATAACCACGCCACCGCGCTTTTCGTGGTCCTTTTCCCGATCCTTCTTCAAACATTCTTGGCATCGGCTAAATTTGTATGACTGATCCATCGTCTCACGACAACCGCGTACAGCATTAACACACGCTTTCATTTCAGCAGCTTCTGTTTCATCCAAGAACATATACAGCTGATGTTTCCCGCAATATTTATTTTCAGATTGTTTAAATGCACAACCTTTTTTGGCACATAATACGACCACTTCTTTACTTTTTTCTCGTAGCGATGATCCTCGTTCGCGACAAGTTTGACAAGTATTGTATTCACCCATATAATGTGTTTTACGACAAGTACCACACGGCTTAGCCAGAGCAACCATTTCATCAGTATATTCAATCATATAATGATGAATTTTACAGAATTTACCAATGGCATTACCGCGACAAGGATTTAGGTTTCGATCTTTTGTAGCACACTTCATTTTTCTAATAAATAAAGGTATTGTTTATTGATCAATTTTATAATTTCATCAACATCTTTTGCAAATGGAGTACTTGGTTTATTATTTTTTATATTATTATATTCAACATTCATGAATTTTTTGAAATGAAAATGATTGATAATTAACCACAAAATATAAACAATAAATAGTGTAAAGGTCATGTATACGTCTCTCAATTTAATTGAAGTATATCTTAATCTCCACAAAGGTGTTAATTTAAATAATGATATACCTAAACAGACCAAAAATATATAGAGGAAAGAATTTTTGTAATAAACCATCAATATTAGTACTACAAAATTCTCAATTAATGCTATAATAAGACCAAATTTAGGATTGTATTTTGTTATTTTAAATTCATATAATAAATACCAAGTGAATACCCAATATGAAAAATAATAGTCAAACCGCAAATACATATATATCCATATTATTTAAATATTAAATCAAGTGTTTCTTTACCATATTTTGGTAACAGCGTTTGTATAATTAATCCAAAATATAGTAATCTTTTATAGATATTAAATACAATATTTTCTACCAAATATTGGGTGAATGTATAATCGAAACTACCATCATATACCGAACAATTTATAGTTTTAATCCAATATGATTAATATAATGAATGATTGTTGTGGCATGACTATTGTGTTTTAATTTTTCATAACGATCAATAACATATCGTTCAAATTGATCACGGTTAATGATAATCCATAATAAATATATCATAAATAATGCAATTAATGCATAAAAGTCTTTCCATTCATATTTACTTTTTCGCAATAACCAAAGTGGTAGAACTTTTATAAAAAAATTAATGAGACAAAATAAAAATATGTAAATAAATGAATTTTTGAAATAAATTATTAACCCTAATACACCAGTATTTGTTATTAATCCTATAATAAGAGCAATCTTAGGATTATACGAAGTAAATCCAAACTGATATAATACAAACCAGACAAATATCCAATACGAAAATAAATAATCAAAACGATAATCCATTATATATTATAAATATTTTCCGCATAATAAGTTGCAGGGCCTGATGGTTTACCTTTTTTTATTTCAGAATACATATCATATTCTAATTCTATAAAACTAACATTATTTATAGTTAACCATATCAAAAAAACAATAAATAAGGCAACTGATGCATAAAAATCAATCCACTTGAATGATGTATTCCATAAATACCATATTGGTAATACCTTAATTAATGTATTCAATATACAAAATACAATTATATATAATAATTTATTTTTATAATAAATCATTGCAAATAATGTTGCAATGTTTTCACACAATGCTAATATAAGAGCAATTTTTGGATTATAAGAAGTTAATTTGTATACGTAAAAAATATACCAAACAAATATTTAATATGAAAATCCAAAATCAAAACGCAAATACATTATAATAAAATAATATAAAATAATAATTACATATAGTTGTAATGATTCGGACTCGTTTTTTTTCAACAGTCAATCAGGTTACGGCATTATCCGTATTTAAAAATTCATGCTATCACAAGATTGATTTCAAGATCAGCGAAGAAGATAGCGCAAGAAAGGCAGTACAAATGTTTTCCACGTTTAATATTGGATGTCTTGCCGTAACTGATTCTCAAAATAAGGTAGCCGGTGTTTTATCTGAGCGTGATTATATCAATAAAGTTTCTGCATTAGGTAAAGATGATTCATGTGTATGGGTTAAACACATTTGTACCTACACACCCAATATTATTATTGCAAAGAAAAATGATACTTTGGAACAGTGTATGAATAAGATGCTGATTAAGGATATTCGTCATCTATTGGTCATGGATGACTCAAATAACGAGTTTATTGGATTGATCTCAATAAAGGATTTAATTAAAGAAATTATGAGAGACAAGGACGATACTATCACGCGACTAGCTGATTTTAAAATCGGCAAAGGTGGCTATTTCGGAAGCGAATAATTATAATTTTAATACAGCCTCTGCAACAGTTATATGCTCCGCCAAAGGTATATGTGATTGATGTTCGTATCTTTGTTCTAATGCCTTGATACGATTATTCAAAGATAGATTATCTTCACACAATGAGGCAACCATTTTTTCAAGATGTTCTACGTGTTTATCAACGCTTGATAGTTTAAATATAATGATATGGTATATATTTATTACTGGTGTTAATTTATTTAAACCCCACAAAGGTTGTTCTATCCATTTCATACATTTTTTCAATAGTTCATTAAACATATACTGTATATTATTTAATGCATAAGTATTAGCCCCATATAATGATTTATATGATTCAATATCTTCGTAATAAATGTTTGATACAAAATTTGGTACAAGAGGTTGTGGTGTGTGTGCTCTTGTAGTTACTTCGTCAGGGTCATTTAACCCACCATAAGAAATAATTTTATCTGTGTTAGACCAAATAAAATTATCAAACGTATAAGGGCTTTTATAAGGCACATATTTCGTGCGAGGCTTTCCGAAATAGTTTGTAATTGACATCTTTTACAAACCATTTTATAAGATTCAACTCGTTCAATTTTCTCTACATTCATGGATTAAAGACACTTTCCAATATTGCCATGCGCATATAAACACCATTATCAACTTGTTTAAAATAAACTGAACGTGGGTCGGAATCAACACTTACTGATAATTCGTCACCACGAGGCAACGGATGCATGATAATTGATTCTGGTTTCGCATATTTTAACAACTCGGGCGTTACGCGATAATCATCATAATGATCTACTACATCCCGATATTCTTTTTCACATGAAAATCTCTCTTTCTGAACCCTAGTAACATATAGTACATCTGTAATACCTATCGCTTCGCGCAATTGTATATTTGTAATTGCATCTTCGTCTTCTAGATCCAACCCAGGCGGGCTAACAAATATCAATTGCACGAAACGAATATTTTTCAATATTTTTATAAGTGAATGAGCAGTACGACTATTTTTCAGATCTCCTACAAAAGTAACAGTGATGTAGTCGTCACCCACTTTAATATTATGTTTTAATAATTCATCATATATAGTATATATATCTAATAGAGCTTGTGTCGGGTGTTCACCATTACCGTTCCCTGCATTAATGATGGGAATTTTGGATACAGATCGTGCTCTTTCAAATGAACCCTTTTCAGGATGACGTAATACAATAACATCTCCATAAGAATTCAAAGTCTTAATCGTATCTTCAAGAGTTTCACCCTTTTCTACACTAGAAAATTTATCAGTTATATTTATTACTTTACAACCCAGCTTATATGCAGCAACCTGAAATGAACAAGACGTACGTGTAGACGGTTCATAAAATAAATTGATCATGATTTTATTTGAAAAACATGGTGGAGAATGTTTCATTATTGAAGCTCGCTCCATGTATTTCATAACAGATTTATGAGTCAACATGAATATAATAATGAATTGTTTTTATATAAAAATAAAATAAAAATCAATATAAATGGAACAAAAAATGCAAATATTTTTAGGAATTATGGTATTCTACATTTTTATATCATACATATTATTTCCATTGGGATTTTATTACGGCATGGGTAAAACCTTAGCAAACGCAGGCAATGGATTTGTCGTAGGTAGTTTAATTTCCGTTGCATTATGGTTAGGATTTGGACAAAAAATGATATAAATATAATTAGTATAACTTATGAATGAAGGTTCAACTTATAAGTTATTCTAAGTCAGAACATGAAACTATACAAGACCTAGTTGCATATTGTGCAAGAGTCTCTAATCCTGCAAATCAACATAACACAGAAACAAATGAAAAATTAATAAGATATCTAATTAAAAACCAGCATTGGTCTCCACTAGAAATGGTTAGTATATGTTTAGAGATAGAAACAACCAGAGATATCGCAAGACAGATTTTAAGACATCGTTCTTTTTCGTTTCAAGAATTCTCTCAGCGTTATGCAATTGCAGATTTAGGCAATGAATTAAAAGAAGCAAGGCATCAAGATAAAAAAAATAGACAAAATAGTATAAAAACTACCGATTCTGTATTAAAAGAACAATGGGAAGAACAGCAACAAAATATAATTCAACAAACAAATCAAGCATATCAGTGGGCAATCGATAATGGGATTGCAAAAGAACAAGCAAGAGCTGTACTCCCAGAAGGCCTCACCTTATCGAGACTATATATGAACGGAACACTCCGATCGTGGGTGCATTACATACAACTAAGATCAGGAAACGGTACTCAAAAAGAACATAGGGAGGTTGCATTAGCATGTGCAGAAGCCATCAAAACAATATTTCCCATGATGGATGAGTTTATTCAATAACTTTTGTATTTAAAAAATAAAATTAATAATATTAATTATATTTAATATGAAAATATTTGTATTACATTATTCAAAATTAGTTGATAGAAAAAAACACATTTTAGAACAATTTAATAAGCAAGGTATAATAGACTATGAATTTATTGAAAAATATGATAAAAATGAAATAAGTGAAGATGATAGTAATTTATTTGATACATACTATTCAAAACCACATATGTCTTTATATTTAAAACATACATATGTATACAATATAATAGCCGAGCACTATGAACATGCTTTAATATTAGAAGATGATGTAATACTGTGTGATAATTTTGTAGAGAATTTAAATAATTATATGTCTGAATTACCGGAAGATTTTGATATGTTATTTATTGGTGATGGTTGTAATCTTCATATTGAAAAAGATAAATTAATTCCAAATAAAAACATTTATGAAAAATGTTTACACCCTACAAGTTGGGGTGGTTTGGGCGCAACAAGATGTACTGATAGTTACATAATTAGTAAAAAATGCTCTAAAAAATTATGTGAATATATAAATAGTTTAGAATCAAAAATAAACCTTCATATTGACTGGTGGTTGAATGTAGCATCAAGAGACAATAATTTAAAAGTATATTGGGCTGAACCAACTATTGTCACACAAGGATCACAAAATGGATTATTTCAAAGATGTCTTTGATGTTATATAAATATGTATACTATATTTTTACTCAATATTTGAATAAGTTTATTCAACTCCCTGTAAAAGTCGTAATTCTTCAACTTCTGGATATAATAATTTAAATTGAGGATAATGGGGTTCAATCCAGGGTTTATGACAAGCAAAAGTAATGTCTGAAAAAACAGCTTCAACTGAAAATGTCATGGCTAATTCATAAGTAGGTTTATTGACCTTTATATTAGGATAGTTTTTACAAAAATATAGATCTTCATTATCATATTCCCATTTTATTTTTTCAATTATTTCTAACATTTTGCTTTTTTTTCTTAAACTAAAACCACCATTTCCAATATATCCACAATATGATGTGATAAAATATCCGTTTATATGCCACGGGGCGCCTACATAATCATAGTCCATAAATTTTTCTAGTAAATGTTTGTTTTTAAAGAACATCATACTATCTGTCTGAAATACTATAAATATTTCAGTCAAATAATCATATATTATACTATTTTTTGAAAATAAACAACTATATTCTGTTAAAAGTAAATTATCGATTGGCAAATGTATTAATTGAATACGATCCGATCCCAATTGTTTTGTAATATTTGTTACATATTCAATATTGTTATTTCCGTGAAAAAAAATAATTTTCCAATCATCATTTAAACAATTGAGTGCATTACGTAGAACAAATTCAATAGCTTTATGTTTTCTTGGTTCTATGATAATAGCAGTATATTTCATTATTATTGTATAATAATTAATTTTATACATAAATAATATGTCATTATCATAAATCAAATATACGCTATATAATTTGCTTTTCAATATAATAAACTCGATTTGATTTTACAAAATGTTTAAAATCATGTTTGTTTATGGTCCAAGGATAAAAACTAAAACTGGGATACCTATTTAGTTTTGTTTCTAAATTTATATCAGTATCATCATAAAACAATATATAATTTTTTTGTTCTACCTTGATTGGTTTAAAAGAATTATACATTCTAAATTCATCAAACTTCATGAATGTATGTATAAATTAATATTTATATCAAAAAATGAATTATAAATTAGAGATATTTGAAATGGTACACCGTGACGTATTAATCCAATATCACTCACAAGAATAATATAATCATATAATATATGATTATATTTAGTTTGACTGCACATGAAAATTTAGAATGTTTATGTGATTTATTAATTAATATTAAAAAATGTTTTGTACATTATGACATACTCATCTTATTATCAATAACTGAAAATTTGAATGATGAAAAATTAAAAACATATGATTTTGTTAAATGTGTCACAATACGCGAAAACAACTCACATATATGGGGAAATATTGACTTATTTCAGCAACATATCTTAAATATAAAATATATTTACGATAATTCAATAAGTTATGATTATTTTTGGTTTGTAGCATCAAATGAATTATTTATAAAAATAATTCCACCAGATTTTTTAAATAAATATGCTATGAAAATTGTTGATAAAAAACAACAAAATGACATTGATTACGAGGGTTATTTTGATTATTTTATAAATAATTATAATTATTGGGAATGGTTTGATAGGGCAAAAAAGGATAATCATTTTATGGATTATGTATACAGAAACAAATTTATATTAACCAGATCTTACCATGAAGGAACTGTATTATCTAGCGATATTGTTTTAGAAATATTTAATGAATATAATACAAATGAATTGTATGAAAAGTCTACGTGTAAAAACTATGTAATGGAAGAAATATTTATATCAACTTATTTAACGAATAAGTATATATTATCAAATAATATGTTATCAAATGATGTGTTTTCAGATACGTTTTGTTTTAGATATACGTATACTTTGGGGAATGATGCTTCATATGAAAAAATAGAACAAAATCTTAATTGTCAACATGTATCTATAAAACCGGTTGCAAGGAATTATAATAATCCTATGCGAGAATATATTAGAAATACCATTATTTAAATTTGCATGTTATAAAATTGAATAAAACAAAATGCAAACAATTCAAGCAAAAAATGACTCCCGAACAAGTATACGAACTCGCACTTACTCGCTACAATCAAATCCCTGATGAACGCGTAGTACAAGAACTAAATGATACTATATTGCAATTAGTGTCAGGACAGTTATTATTTGAATCAAAATCTACATACGTCTGGTCAGCTGATCCAAAGGAGGATGCAGACGACTTAATCGCTTTGCGTTATGGTGCATTAAATACAACGGCAAGTTTGATTATTATTATATCGGGTGGATACCATTCATCACCTGACAGACTCGAATATTTAAAAAGTATATTTCCTTGTTTTGAAGGAGCCGAATTCAATGTGCCATTCAAAACTCAACACAATACTATAATCTTTCTCGAAGATGGATGCGAGATAAATGTAGAAGTAGACGGATATTTGAATTGCGGACCTATTCACAGCCGTACACTTGCATCTATTTCAAGATGTTTAAAGAAAACTTCACAAACACGAGTCATAACAGTTGGAGCAAATGAAGATTGTACATTGGGTGCTGGTATAAATCAAAAACAAACAGACGAACCAGGGAAATTGATTAACGTTCCCGATGTATGGAATACATTTATACAAAATGTAAAAAGTACGACATGTACAAATGTATCTGTTAATGTATCGAGACACGTATTAATTCCAAATCCATTACACTACATGAATACACCATATAGTGAAATGGCAAATGAAACATGTTTAACTCCACTCATTGATAATGTTGGTATGTTTATGGCGTGTAGGCCAGTTCCCAATCCTCATTTTGCACTACGAGTTAATGAAGGTAATTCAATCGTAGATTATAAATATTTAAAACAAAACATGGCTTCACATGATTATATGTGTGGGTTGTCTAAGTTGAATGAATATATGGAATTAACAATAAATAAGGGCCTGGCTTCTAATATTTACGAATCAGCTGCAATTCCAATTATGGCAACTCATTCATTTGGCGGACGATACAAACCGGGTGAATTTGGTTGGGCACCAGGCAATGAAACGGCAAAACATGAAGTCAGTTGTTTGTTACCAGAAACAGTACAAACATTTAAAGAAAATATAAGACGCCTTAAATACATGACTCCTGCATATGATGTAATCGCATTTATTTGGTTATTTAAAATTTAATTTACATTCTTCGATAAATTTATCTCCATTATCCATATTATTTACTATCTTCAATGGCTTTACTGTTTTGTAGAACATTTTAACAAGTTCAAATATATTTTTAATAATGCTACCATCTGCAATTACTGTTGAGCATATTAATTTTTTTTCTAGAAATGGTCCATAAGTTTGAAGCAATTTAGAAAATTCTTTTATTTGAGCAATTGTTAATAACCCCATTAAACGAACATCTAATACATATACAAAGTTTATATTTATATTTTGTATTTCAATCATTCTTTGCTTAAAATCCTCTACGGCGCAAGTCCATTCAAATGCGGTTGGGTGTTCTTTTTTAACATCAAATAAAAAAATAAGAATATCATTTTTTTTTGAAATATTATATTGAATAAAATTATTGTATGTATTTTCCATTAAAAAATATAATTTAATTTGTTTATACTCTTTTTAGTTTATATGAATAACTTATTCATGTTATCAGCTTCAATTGTATTTGTTTTTACAAATAGTACTATAATATGACTATTATCTCTGAACCTAAATGTAAATAATTTATTTTTTTCTTTTCGACCAACACGACCAATAGATTGAATTATTTGTTCTTGTGTAACATTTTGCAATTCTTCTGCAAATATAGCGTGACAGAATTGATAGTTTGTTCCGTACATAAAATTGCTTGTTGATATAATGAATAATAGTTGTTTGTCTTCGGCCAGTTCTTTCATCACATCGTTGTACTCTTCTAAAATTTCATTAGGATTAAATATACCAATTCCCATTAGAAGCAATATTTTATAATTTGTATGAACTTGCAGATTCATGATTTTTCTTACATATTTTTCTTCAACACGACTAGTAAATACATTTGAATCTTCAAACCGCTTATTACACCATTTACTAAAATGTTCGCGCGTATTAGGTATATATAAACTATTCAGTTGAATTGGTTTAAGCATCAACTCTAATTTATCTATTTCTTGAATCAAGAGTTTTGTATTTGGATCAAACCGCTGTTCTTTCATTTTGTTTTCATTTTTTTCATCTTTGCTTGTATTATCTTCCATTTGTTGCTTTTTTTTTATTATCTTTTCAATCAAATCATTGTTATATGATATTGATTTTTCTAACTCGGTAAATGCGGACGCATGTATTCCACTGTTATCTACAAAGTAACTAACCCATTTATTGATATCTTCGCATATAAACATTGTAGGTCCGTATGTCAATGTATAACTATGACGAGTAGTTAATTCAATTCCTATATCGACCTTCTTTGTTCGTTTGAATGATTCGTAATTTTGTAATATAAATGTATAATCTGTCTTTTTAATTTTTTGAAGAACAATGTAATATAATTCGCGTATACTCTTAGTGCTTATGTTTTGTATCATTCTGAAATGTTCAATAATGATATCCATACTGAATACGTTTTTGCAAACATATAATATAAATGTAGCGCATTCAGAAACACTTAGAAATTTCATATGAGTTTTTCCATGCATTTCAATAAACTTTTCTATATCAGTAATATTTTTAAATACGTTATGTGGCATGATAACCGCACCATTTGTATCCAACAGAGATACATTGGTAGTTTCATCATACGTATCAATGTAATGTATTTCACCAGAATACTTACTAATATATCTATCAATGATGGGTTGCATTTCATCTTGGTTTGGTAAAGTTGCAGATGATAAGATAATATTAGGTATAACGTTTATTTCCCATATACGTTTTACGTCGTCGTGTAATTCGTCGTACTCTTCATTCATCTTTATAGTAGGTTCGTCATAAAACATAAACATGTTATTTTTGTCAAAGAAAGATGTCATGTATAGCATTGCAATTTCATAAGACTTTATATCGCAAAACATCAGTTCTACTTTTTGTCCGTCACTATGATTGGGCCTTTTGAATTTATCATTTGAATACGTATTCACTGAGAAATAGTGTAACCGTACATCTTCCGGAGTAGTGCACCCGAACGCAAAAGCAACTTTACGTCCAACATTTACTGCACTTTTAGCTAAACTAAGTGCAACCTGGCGCGAAGGACATAGAAATATCCCTTTGCAACTTTCACATAAACCTATTGGTGTAAGCGTTTTACCAGAGCTAGTTGGTGCACGATAAAACACAAATTTAGGTCTAGATAAATCTTGAAATAGTGTAAGTAATGTTTTTTGATGATCGTATAATTGCAATGGGTTATAATCGAATATGGTATTTGTTTCAATGAAACGTTCTGTATTTTCTAAGAAATGAATAATATCCATTGTTTCAGAATATTTATCTATAATTGATTTTACAAATTGATGAATGTAGGAATTCAATTTGTAAATTTTAAATAAATGACAAATATTATAAAAGTATAACTCTTTCTTAGGTTTACTAAGTTCTTTTAATAATTTATGCACTAAATCAATGAGTGTCATTTCGATATTGTCGGATACTTTTTTTTGTTGACTTGTTAACCTTATTGTATCAGCAGTATTCAACTTTTTCTTGGGTTTTATTAATTCAATATGCGGAATATTGTATTTTTTTGATAATTGATCAATCGACTCTTTCAACAATACTGTATATATGTAAAAGTCTTTTTCTTCGTGATCTAATTTAACAAGTGTTGAAATTGTTTGTTGTAAGTATATAATTTGAATTCCATGAAAACTACTTTTAATCATATTGAGAATAATTTTTTCTTTATCAGGTACGGCTTGCTCCATCCAGATCCATTCCGCCTTGGTTAATTTATGTTGGGTGGAAACTTTTGATTGAGACATTGTAATTTAATATGTTATTATCTATTTATTCACTTTCAATTTTATACCATTTAATTGTATTGATATCATTGATATGATATTCCGATATCATGCTATGTGTATCCATTAAACTATACGATAGTATAATAAATTCGTCTTTTACGATTATTCCATTGCAAAATTCAACTTTACAATCACCAAATTTAAATAATTCAGAATAGCGTAGTAAATTCATATCTAAATCAAAGATTGCAAAGAAATGTTGATAATTATACTTATCATATATAGAGTATTGTACTTTATGTAGTACAAACCAAATTTCATTGTTTTTTGTATACCCGCAAGTGGAACCTTGTGCTTCTTTAAAATATTCGGGTAGAGGTTTAATTTCGATAATATCTAATAGATTTGTAGTATAATTTATTTTACCAATCTGTAATGGAAACCATTTATATATTATAGATAAATCATTTTTGTAGTTTACAAACGTCCAGTTTTTTTCTTCTTGTTTCTTACACAAATCATACATGGTTGGTATAATTATATTTTGTTTTAATTGATATGTGTCTGAAATATTATAAATATCACTTGATATAGATTTTATGTTTCTGTTTAAGTCTACGCATGTTGTAAGATAATAATACTCATCTTTGTGAAAAAATATTTTAATGTCTTCAAAATCTATACATGGTGTATCTATATCTTTTTCTAAAAATATTTCATCACTTGTTTTATTAAAATTTGAATCAATTGTAAATCGACTGTTTAAAGTAATAGATTTTTCATGATTTATATTTTTTGAACCATCTTCATTATAATTTGAATTATTCCATCTTATATTTACCAAATACGAATCGTTCATTTCAATAATAGTAGGTGTACCAGAATATAATTTAACCATTTCGCCTAATATATTTTTTGTAGTATTCATATTATGCATGTGTGTGTTTGTTGCATGTAATGTAACGTATTGGTATAAATCCAAGTTATAAAACATTGCGTCATAATGTTTTGTTTTTCCATGCGTTATCTGTTCTGTACGATATTTTTCATATTGTACCATTATTGTATGTTTATTGTAAGTTATTATATCACCTATATTTTCTAATTCAAAAGAATCAATTATTGATGTTTTGAAATAATTTGCTAATAGACCTGGTCCTGTAATATCAAGGGGTGTAGCAATTATACCACATTTATAATTATTATGCTTACAATTATATACAATGTCATTGATTAATGATTTTAATATATTATTTTTAGGATAAACCGCCATAAATGCTTGATATATACCAGAATTAGTCATTATTTGTGGTCTGTCTTTTACCAGATATTCTTTGTCAGTTAATTTTATTAATTTGAAATTATTCACGCAATAGTATTTAATATCCAGATAAATACCACCATGCATATATAATATACAATATCTCCATAAATCAGATTTGTATGCTCCAGGTTTCAGTTTATCAAAAGTATATAATACATCTTCATTAAAATTATTTTTTATAAATTCTCTACACATTTTATCATCGTATAAAAAATGTTTAAATTCTGGATTTTGTCTTTTTAACAATTCCACAGTTTCTTTCATATGTGTAGGCAAATTTAATGTATACCATGTTTGAAAAATATTTAATGGAACTAGTGAATATATTTTTTCCGAAACATCAGGTACATTTAACAGCTCCTGGGTTTCAGAAACATCAGGTACATTTAACAGCTTCTGTGTTTCAGAAATATCAGGTACATTTAACAGCTCCTGTGTTTCAGAAATATCAGGTACATTTAACAGCTCTTCTGTTTTCGAAATATCCGGTACATTTAACATGTCATCTGTTTCAGAAATATCAGGTACATTTAACATGTCATCTGTTTCAGAAATAACTGGTACATTTAACATGTCATCTGTTTCAGAAATATCCGGTACATTTAACATGTCATCTGTTTCAGAAATATCCGGTACATTTAACATGTCATCTGTTTCAGAATTATCCGGTACATTTAACATGTCATCTGTTTCAGAAATAACTGGTACATTTAGAAGTTTATCTGTCTGTGTGGGTAAACTTTTTATCTTAAATAAATAATTCAATCGTATTTTTTCAGAATTATCTGGGCTTTCTAGTTTTAATGGCTGTTCTTTATTATTGACACTTGTAGGTAAATTTATTGTATTAGACATACCTTCCAAAACAATAGGTTTTTGTATGGTAGTTATTTTTTTCCTAAATGAATAATTCATATATTAATATGTAATATTTATTTATACTTCGACATAACATATTCGTTAAATTTACAATTTAATTGTAAAGTTAAATTATTTAATACACATTTCAAATTTTGCTCCTTTAATATTATACCATTTAATATTATTGATATCATCTATATGATATTCTGATATCATACTTTGCGTATCCATTAAACTATACGATAGTATAATAGATTCGTCTTTTACAATCAACCCTGTGCAAAATTCAACTTTACAATTGCCAAATTTAAATAATTCAGAATAACGTAGTAAATTCATGTTTAAATCAAAAATTGCGAAAAAATGTTGATAATTAAATTGATTTTTATAAGAACATTGCGCTTTATGTAGTACGAACCAAATTTCATTGTTTTTTGTATACCCACATGTAGAACCACGCGCGTCTTTAAAGTATTCCGGTGCAGTTTTTATTTTAATAATATTTAATCTTTTTGTAGTATAATTTATTTTACCAATTTGAATTGGGTACCAATTATAAATAACGCATAGCTCATCGTTATAATTAACAAGTGACCAATTTTTTTCTATTCGTTTGTTGCTCAAATCATAAATAGTTGGTAGAATTATATTCCTGTTTAATTGATATGTATCTGAAATATTATATATATCACTTGAAACAGATGTTACATTTCTATTAACATCAAACATAGTAGCAATATAATAATGTAGCTCATTGAACTTGAATATTCTGATATCTTCTAATCCGATGCCAATATAATCTTTTTGTTTTTCAAAATCTTCTTCTAGAAATATTTCATCACTTATTTTATTAAAATTTAAATCAACTGTATATCTACTATTTAAAGAAATCCATTTTGAAGGAATATTTTTTTTTGAACCATCATCATTATATTTATAATTGATCCATCTTATATTTACCAAATACGAACCGTTCATTTCAATAATAGTAGGTGTACTAGAATACAAATCAACCATTTCACCTAATATATTTTTTGTAATAAATCTAACACGGTGATGTGTTTTTTTTGCACGTATTGTTGCATATTGGTAATCCGCATTAGTAAAGATTTCATCATTATAATTTGTCTTCTCTTCTTGTATTTTCAACATATCATCTTTTTTTTTCATATTTGAAGTTAATATATTTTTCCCGAATGAATAATTCATCCGTATTGTTTCCAATACAATTGGTTCTTGTATTTTTGTAAATTGTTTTACTTTTTTTTGAAATGAATAATTCATATATTAATATATAATATTATTTATACTTGAATAAATCACAATATTTAAAATTAATATCATTTAGAATATCAATACACAATTCAAAATTTTGCTCCTTTAATATTATACCATTTAATATTATTGATATCATTTATATGATATTCTGATATCATACTTTGCGTATCCATTAAACTATATGATAATATAATAGATTCGTCTTTTACAATCAACCCTGTGCAAAATTCAACTTTACAATTGTCAAATTTAAATAATTCAGAATAGCGTAATAAATTCATGTCTAAATCAAAGATTGCAAAGAAATCCTGATAATTAAATTGATTTTTATAAGAACATTGCGCTTTATGTAGTACGAACCAAATTTCATTGTTTTTTGTATACCCACATGTAGAACCACGCGCGTCTTTAAAGTATTCTGGTAGATTCTTTTCTTCAATAATATTTAATGTCTTTGTAGTATAATTTATTTTACCAATTTGCATCGGGTGCCAATTATAAATGACGCATAATTCATTTTTATATTTTACAAATGACCAATTTTTTTCCATCCGTATGTTACTCAAATCATACATAGTTGGTAGAATTATATTCCTGTTTAATTGATATGTATCTGAAATATTATATATATCACTTGATACTGACATTACATTTCTATTAACATCAAACATAGTAGCTATATAATAATGTAGATCATTGAACTTGAATATTCTGATATCTTCTATTCCAATTTTATCATTATCTTTTTGTTTTTCAAAATCTTCTTCTAGAAATATTTCATCACTTGTTTTGTTAAAATTTAAATCAACTGTAAATCGGCTGTTTAATGAAATCCAATTTTTAGGATATTCTATTATATTTCCTTCAAGTGTGTATTTATAATTGATCCATCTTATATTTACCAAATACGAACCATTCATTTCAATAATAGTAGGTGTACCAGAATATAATTCAACCATTTCACCTAATATATTTTTATGTATTACCTTGGTAAAATTTATAGTTCGTAATGTTTTAATATTTGGGTAATTGTATACGCATTTATCGTGCCAAATATCGTGGTATCTTTTATTTAATTGATATTTTGATTGTTCTTCTCTATATGTATTATACGTTGTTAATATAGTATTTGTACTATTTTTTAAATTAAATTTTGCCATAAACGTAGGAGTGGATCTATTAATACTACTACCATCAAAATATAAATCTATATCACGGATTTTATCATTAAAATATTCAATCATCATATGTGGACCAGTAATATCTAATTCAGAACTTCCATAAATATTATTTTTAACATTCATTACTATTTTATTTATACAATTATACAATTTATAATTTTTAGGTTTAGATGAAATTAATGCATTATAAATACCAGTCATTCCTTTGTAGTGTCTATCTTTAACATAATATTCTTTATCAGTTAAATTTATTAGTTTAAAATTATTCACACATTCATATTTAATATCTAAGTATATTCCGCCATGAATGTATAATACACAATACCTCCACAAATCTGCTTTGAAAGCACATGGATTTAATTTATCAAAAGTATATAATACATCTTCATTAAAATTATTTTTTATAAATTCTCTACACATGGCAGTATCGTACAAAAAGTGTTTGAATTCTGGATTTTGTATTTTCAATAATTTTACGGTAGATTTCATGTTTGGTGGTAAATCTAATGTATGCCAATGTTGGAAAATATTTAATGGAACGCTATAATAGTTAACTTGTTTTATGTTTGGTTGTATATTTGAAGAAATTCTTTTCAATTTAAAATTATAATTCATATTAATATAATAAGATATAAATTTTTGATTTTGTACAAGATAAACCTTGCGGAATGTTTTACACCTTTGCACATTTAAAAAGCCGATTTAATAATATTTAAATTATTTAAAATGAGTTTAATTACCAAAGAAATAGAACAATTACAAGAAAAAGATGAAGGTGATAAAACATCATTAAACCATAATTTTAATGTCATAAATTATGTATTAATTGAAAAGAAATTTATAATATTCTACAAATTGTAGATGAAAGATTAAAAAAATTAGAAGAAAATAATCGGCGTTTGAAATGTTAATATTATTTATATTTTAACAAATCTGCTTCATTAAAATGTCCATCTAATGGAAAGTTAAATTCTTTATAAACAATGTGTAATAAAAGCCATTCAAATAATCCTCCAAAATAAATATATACATTTACAAATCCCAACTTCTTTAATTGATTATATTTTTCAGTCACTTTTAAATCGCGATGATTACGCCCATATACAATAATCTCCTTGTTTTTGTCTTTATGTAGTAAGTTATTCATAAATTCTGTTTCTTTATTTGCATGTATTGTATTTTTAATTAAACAATGTTGTTCGTTTTCAGGAAGAGTATTTATCAAAACGATATCGTGATTACACATAATTTTGTTTTGTATTGTATCAAATGTATGTGAAGAAAAGGAAGAATATACATTACCCATTATAATTATATAAAGCCTTATTTTAAACGAATTTTACCACTATATCTACTTTTTCTTTTTTCATACATTTTGATGCAGATATTGAGAGTTCTTCTCTTCTTTTTCTTGTTTTGCCCAAGGAATCGTTATGTTTTTTTGTTTTAGATATACTATTATTTGTATTCATATCAAATTCAATATCAGTATAATTTTGTTCAATGTAATCAATAATTTTGTTTTCAATTGCCCATTTGAAAAAGTTCAATTGACCAATTGTTGTTTCAATGCTGTACTCTTGGTTACCAAATGGTACTTTGATTCTTTCCCATCTACAAAAGGGATCAAAACGTCTCTTAGAATAAGCCTTTAATTTTAATTTATAATCATTGTAGACTCTAAAACGAGGGCAACTATCTAATTCATATACAGTAAACCATTTCTTTGCGTAATTAGTAGAAAACCAATCTACTATTCGTAGAGAAATTTTGGATTCACCATTTATAATGCAAAGCATTTTATTTAGATTATCATTTGCATTATAAAATATCATTAGTTTATTTAATAGAAGGTCATTCTGACTCTCATATTTCATTGTATATAAAAATAATTCGTGTTTAAATTTTAATTAATCTAATTTAATTAAAGTCAACTGTTTTCCTTGTTTAAAATATTCGTGACTGTCGGTTCTTCTTTTCAAATTGCATTTTAAACATGCAATACACGTATTTGAGTCATAGTGACCAATATTATTATCTAGACGTTCTAATGTCCATTGACTACCTTCTCTCTTCTTGTTGAATAAAATTAGCAATGAACATTTACAGTAATAACATTTTAATTGTGAGTCATATATTTTTTCAATCATTTGATTATACGTGATATGCTTCTCTTCGTCATACTTGTGTTTCATCTTATCCTGGTTTTTATATGCAGTAAATTTTGCTTTTAATTCTCTGTTGAAATCATTATTAATTTCTTTATTATCGCGTATTTGTTTTAATATTTCCAATTGATCAATATCCAATACATATTTTTTTTTCCTAGACATATCAGATAAAGTTATTTGTTTCATATAACCAGTTAAACATATTATATATATTATATTTAAATGAGTAAAGACAATAAGGATGAATGCAAGGAATACAACAGCTTAAAGTACCGCACGTTGATATCAACCGGGGCGAATATAGATACGTTTCCAGATGCAACGGAAGAAACATTAAATAAATTTTTAAACATGGATATTGAGAATAATAAAAAAGCAGTATGGTCTAAATTATCTAAGACAGAAAAGTTAAAAAAGATAAAAAAGTATGTTAAAGAAACATTGGTCGCCAAGCATAATTTGAATGAAGACGAATCTAATACAGCAATTCGTTTTTTTACTTTGATGATAGATAGAAAAAAGTTAAGCAAAAATAATGAATTGTCTTATAATCAAGATAATGGTAATATTGACCAAATAGGAGGTTTGTTATTTAACACTGATACTAGAAAATTTAATATTATTTTAGATCAGACACAAAGTAAAAAAAAGACTAAAAAGATTATTTAATGAATATAAACATATTTATATTGATTATGTAATGGATTTGGAAGTTTTTTTGAAAGATAATATACCAATTCACGTGTCAAAACATCCTGAATGGGTAGTAAACCCAAATTACAATGATTTGATATTCGATGAAATTGTAAAGAGTACACCAATTGATAAAAACTACTATAATGATAACATAAATAGAATATTAATCGAATTAGGCATAGAGAGAAGTAAACCATCCGAACCAACAATTCATACCATTCCAGAAGAACACATATTACATTTAAAAAATATTCCACAACCACAGCAAAAAACATCTGAATGGTATGAATTTAGGCACCAACATATAACAGCAAGCAATGCTTGGAAAGTATTCGGTACACAATCAAATAAGAATCAATTAATATATGAAAAGTGTAAACCATTATCTCCGCACAAAAGTGCACCATCATTTAATGAAAACCCCATGACTTGGGGACACAAGTACGAACCATTAACTAGACTTATATATGAATATAAAAATGACACTAGTATAATTGATTTTGGATGTATAGAACACCCCGTATATCAATTTTTAGCTGCGTCACCAGATGGAATAGTTGTAGGTAAAAATAATTTTGGAAGAATGATTGAAATAAAAAATGTTGTTTCACGAGAGATAACGGGTATCCCAAAGAAAGATTATTACACGCAGACATTATTACAAATGGAAGTATGCGACTTACCAGAAGCTGATTTTGTAGAAACAAAGATGACCGAATATGATAGTTATGATGATTTTTTACAAGATAGTAACGAATCATTGTTTTTATCAAAAGATGATAAAATGAAAGGGTGTATTATGGAATTTGTAAAAGATGATGAATATGTTTATGTATACATGCCATTCACTATTTTGAACGAACAAGAATTAAATGAATGGTTGGATCTAAACATGACTCAAAATAGTAATTGGATTAAAACGATATATTGGAAATTAGATGTATATTCTTGTGTATTAATAAAAAGAAATAAAGCATGGTTTGATTATGCAATTCCACATATACAAGATATATGGAATACAATATGTATAGAACGTTTGGGTGATTATAGTGTACGAGCACCAAAGAGAAGAATTAATAAAACAGATATAAAAAAAACGGATGATATATTGTAATGAACGTTATTAAACGGAATGGTAATATTGAAGAATTATCATACGACAAGATAGTAACACGATTGAAACAGCTTGCACCAGAACTTAATATTCAATATGCAAGCTTAGTAACTAAGGTTGTAGACCAGTTATATGACAATATACCTACAAAAAAAATAGATGAATTAATGGCCGAAATATGTGCCGCACTTGGATCAAATCATTATGATTATTCCAAGTTATCAAGCTTAATTTGTATATCAAATCATCAGAAAGAAGTAAATCATTCTATATTATCGTGTGTTCTGAAAGTAAAACCAGGATATCTCTCTGATCAATATGTTAATATAGTAAAAAAACACCACGTGTATTTAGATTCTATTATGAATCATTCTCGTGACTTTCTAATAGACTATTTTGGATTTAAAACACTAGAACGAGCTTATTTGATACGTAATGATGTTGTCGTGGAGAGAATTCAACATTTATGGATGAGAGTTGCAATTCAAATCCATGGAGAAAATTTAGATATGGTAAAAGAAACATATGATTGTTTGAGTTTGAAAGAATTTATTCATGCAACACCTACATTATATAATTCGGGGACATCTCGTCCTCAATTAAGTTCATGTTTTTTACTTGGTATGGAAGAAGATAGTATAGATGGTATATTTAATACATTAAAGGACTGTGCTAACATTTCGAAATGGGCTGGTGGAATTGGTTTACATATGCATAATGTACGTGCAGAAGGAAGTCATATAAATGGAACAAACGGAACATCAAATGGTATTGTACCCATGTTACGTGTATTTAATAATACTGCAAGATATGTGGATCAAGGCGGTGGTAAACGAAATGGAAGTTTTGCTATTTATTTGGAGCCTTGGCATGCAGACATTGAACAATTTCTAGATTTAAAAAAAAATCACGGAGATGAAGAAATGAGAGCAAAAGATTTATTTTATGCGCTTTGGATACCTGATTTATTTATGGAAATGGTCGAAAAAGATGGTGAATGGTATTTGATGTGTCCAAATAAGTCACCTGGATTGGCAGATACATATGGTAATAATTTCAAAGTATTGTATCAACGTCATGTAGATGAAGGAAATTTTATTAAAAAAATAAAAGCTCGTGACTTATGGTTTAAAATATTGGATAGTCAAATGGAAACAGGTACGCCATATATGTTGTATAAAGACGCATGTAATACAAAAAGCAATCAAAAAAATATTGGTACTATTAAATCGTCTAATTTGTGTTGTGAAATTGTAGAATATAGCGATTCAAATGAAAGTGCTGTATGTAATTTGGCGAGTATCTCTCTATCATCGATGGTAGAAAATAAAAAATTTAATTATGAAAAATTAAAACGTATTACAAAGATTGTTACGAATAATTTAAATAAATTAATTGATGTTAATTTTTATCCAACAGACAAAACGTATATTAGTAACACAAAACATAGGCCAATCGGAATCGGTGTTCAGGGGCTAGCCGACGCATTTGCTATGATGGATGTTCCTTTTGAAAGTGAAGAATCACTAAATATAAATAAACAAATTTTTGAAACAATATATTTTGCATCAATCGAAAAGAGTATGGATATTGCAAAAGTAGAAGGACCATATAGTTCGTTTCAAGGTTCGCCTATATCACAAGGTATATTTCAATTTGATATGTGGAAAGTAAAACCAAAATTCTATGATTGGGATACTCTACGTGAATCAGTAATTCGTTATGGTGTGCGTAACTCATTATGTGTTGCCCCAATGCCAACCGCGTCAACTAGTCAAATTTTGTCAAATAATGAATGTTTTGAACCTTTCACAAGTAACATATACACCCGAAGAACATTGGCAGGAGAATTTATTGTAATCAATAAATATCTAATGAAAGAATTGATTGATATGGGTATATGGAATTTGAAATTAAAGGAAAATATTATTGAAAATAAGGGGTCAATACAACATATTAAAGAAATACCAGATAATATTAAAATAAAATATAAGATTGTATGGGAAATACCTATGAAGCATATTATTAATATGGCGAGAGATAGAGGTGCTTACATTTGCCAAAGCCAATCAATGAATTTATGGATAGAAGAACCAAACTACAAAATATTGACAAGCATGCACATATATTCATGGAAACAGGGTCTCAAAACCGGTTTATATTATTTGCGAAGAAAACCTAAGCATCAGGCTCAACAATTTACATTACAGCCCGAATGTACAACATGTAGTGCTTAACGTTTCTTCTTCAAAGAAGGAACTATAAACATAATATAAATTGTGTACAAAATAAACAAAATAAATGCTATAATCATAACTAAATTGAACATTTTCATAAAACTACAATACATTGATGTATCACTTGCTGGACATTGTATGGTTGTACCAAACATTCCAAAAATTCCAGAACCCATGATACCACCATTACCAGAGTTTTCAGAGTTTTTTGCGGTTGACTGTTTAGGCATATAATATAGTAATATTTTTTTTCTATTATAAATATATGAAATTATTTAATAGTGTTAGAGTTCTAGCCATAATATTAATTGGAGTAACTCTATTATTTGCTATATTGGGATCCATGCAAATAAAACCATCGCATGAAGGTTTTGATAATGCAATTGGTTGTTCAGGAGAGATTGTTCCGGAATGCCACGACAGAGTTCTTAATTTTGCAAAGTATGATGAAGACATAATGGATAATTATATACTGAAAACTGAAATGGTAGTTCCCACGTGCCCATCATGTCCAACTTACGAAGATAAAGTATGGTACGAAGATGAGTGGAAACCACAAGAGGATGGTGTAGATAATGTGGTACATGATCATGAGGTGGATAATACTTGGGATGAAGAAAATTATACCGAAACTAAATGGGACAGTAGAGATGATGATCAAATTCATATAAAAGAACCCACTAAATTTGTTCAAGAAGAAGTACCAGAAGTTATCGAAACAAATTCATTACCTGAAACTATTCAAACAAATGGATTATCAAATAAATTGCCTGAAACTATTCAAACAAAAACACCTCCTACTGTTTTACCTACACCAGTTAATTTTGGACTAGCTGGTTCAGATACACCAATGAACGCAGTACCAAGCGCAGTATCTACTCCGGCCGCAGCAAATAATAAAGACTCGCCGCCATGCCCGGCATGCGAGAGATGTCCTGAACCAGCCTTTGAATGTAAAAAAGTCCCAAATTATAGATCACAATCAATGCAAAACTACATGCCTCTGCCTGTATTGAACGATTTTAGTAAATTTTAATTAATTTTAATTAATTTTTTCTTGCAACTACTATTCATTTGAAACGTTTTACACTTCTTAGATTGAGGTACTATTTTGATTACACATTTGGATTTTTCTCCTTTGTATAAAGATTCAGTACAACCCTTTTCTTTAACTACACGCTTTACAGTACACCTTGCTCTAAAATGTTCATATCTTTCTCTAACTTCTTCATATGTCAAGTTTGATTTTTTACCAAGCATTTTATTTATATGTTCATGCAATAAATATATATATCTAGAAAACGATTCTCTGTCTTTCATAGAAGACATTTTTAAAGGTACGACCTTAAAGTTTTTTTTTAAATTTATCCTACAATATTTACATGGTAAAATATTTTTTAAACTGAAAATAAAGTTCATATAATATTTTTTTTGCTCATTTGTTGGTTCAATTGGATAATTAAAGCTCATTGTATGTAAAAAATGCCACAAGCTTGGCCCCCATACAGTAGTAAGCATACCCTCTCCACTTTTGTATTCCTTATCGCTATATGTGGACATAATAATTACATATATTTTATTTTATACAATATATATAATGGCGAACATAGCTACTAATGTAGCTCAACGATTAGTAGCAGCAGGAGGAGGAATGATAGCATTTTCATTGATACCTACAAATATACCAATTGTAGGTTTATTTGCAGCTCCATTACCAACTACTGCGTCAGCGGCAGTAATTACATTAGTTATATCAGCAAGCAAAACTGCAATTAAGGAACAAGTACTCGGCGTAATTCAAGAAGCATTAGAAGGAGTTGGTAATCTATTAATGCCACAATACGCAAATGGACAAGGTATGTTCGGAGGAGGCGAATCATACAATTCGATCGACGTAATAGTATTTAATAAATTTTCACAAAAAATTATATATCCATCTAATATGTCAATAGAAGATGTGTTAAATCATTTAGCAGATGCCACAGAAAAGAATCTACGTGGACGTAAAAAATCAAAGAGTAAAAAACTAATGTCTAAAACAAATTAGTTTGCACTTTATATCATTTACTACATTGATTGAATTTATTTTTTTATTAAATTTGATACGCATTATTTCTTCATAATAGTGTTTTAAATGTATGTATTTATTTTTATTAATAAATACATATTTGTTAGTATTATTTACTTTAATAAACATTATATTAAATTACGTTATCTATTTATTTAATTTTATATTAACAATATTTAAATGAGCATGTATCAGATATTGATTGCAATTATTGTTTTTATTATATTAGGTGGTATAGGTTATTATTTATATACACAAAAAACAAAAAAAGATTTTGTTTCTAATGATGAATATAAATTAACTGATAGTGTTAAAGAAGGTGATTTAATATTATTTTATGTAAATTGGTGCCCACATTCGCGCGAGGCTTTAATAAAATGGAATGAAATAAAAGCTAGTTACAAACATCCAGATTACACAATATCATTTAGTGAAACCGATTGTGATAAATATTCAGAACTTGCAAATACATATAATATAACAGAATATCCTACCATAATACTAATAAAAGATTCTAAAAATTATGAATATGATGCAAAACTAAGCGAAGATACATTAGAATTATTTATTAATACGGTAATGAAACAATAATTTTTTACTGAGTAATATTAATGAATCCTCATTTAAATATTGATGAATTATACGAGCCAAAGAAAAAGAATGATTTAAATAGATTAGAAATATATAATAAGCTTTTATTAAAAGTACATACTCGTATTAAGACTGCATCTCGTATAAGAAATAGTGATAATTTTTGTCATTTTATCATGCCTGAAATATTAGTAGGATATCCTAATTATAGTATAAGTGATTGCGTTGTATTTATTATAGATCGTTTACAAAGTGACGGTTTTATAACTAGATATGTACATCCTAATTTATTATTGATTAGTTGGAATCATTGGGTACCAATACATGTTAGGGAGGAATACAAAAAAAAAACGGGTGTCGCAATTAATTCATATGGAGAAGAAATTCATAAAGAAAAAAGTACAGTACATTTTAGTGATAAAAAAGAAGAAAAAAGTAAATTAATTTATGATACAGAATTGATTAATAGTATAAGGAATAAATTATAATGGTTTAAGTTTTATTTTATTTGTTCCATTAGTTGGTAAATTTGATGCAACTGGTTGATCCTTTTTTATTTCATCTGATTCATTTTTACCTAATAAAAATGACATAAATGTGCTAGATTTTTCTTTATCCGGAGTTGTTTTAGGAAGTTCGGATTCTCCGACTCCTGTGTTCAATGTAGGTTTAGTATTTTCCGAAGGCGTTTCAGTTGGTACCGTATTTAACTGTGGTTTGGTTGGGTTGTTCATTTGTGGCTGGGTAGCTTCGGGTGATTGGGTAGGCGCAGGTGTCTGGATAGGTTCGAGTGTTTGACTAGGTGCTAGTGTCTGAGTAAGTTCAGGTGACTGGATAGGTTGAGGTGTTTGAGTTGGTTCTGGTGACTGAGTAAGTTCAGGTGACTGGGTAGGCGCAGGTGTCTGGATAGTTTCGGGTGTTTGACTAGGTGCTAGTGTCTGAATAGGTTGAGGTGTTTGAGTTGGTTCTGGTGACTGTGTAAGTTCAGGTGATGGAGTAGTTAAGAGTGTTTGACTTGGTTCGGGTGACTGGCTAGGTACGGGTGATTGGATAGGCTGTGTTTGGATAGGTACTGGTGACTGGACAGGCTGTGTTTGGATAGGTGTTTGAGTAGTTAATAGTGTTTGACTAGGTTCAGGTGACTGGGTAGGCTGTGTTTGGATAGGTGCTGGTGACTGGACAGGCTGTGTTTGGATAGGTTGAGTCTGAGTAGATTCAGGATTTTGCATAGGTTCTGATTTCACTAATGGCGTTTGTGGAGAATATGAACCAAAACTGAATTGTTGTGTAGATTCTTGTTTCACGAATGGTGTTTGCGGAGAATATGAAGTAAAACTGGCTGGTTGCATAGGTTCTTGGTTCATGGCTGATTGTGTAGATTCTGGTTTAATGAATGCTGTTTGCGGAGAATATGAAGTAAAACTGGGTGGTTGTGTAGGTTCTTGTTTAATGAATGCTGTTTGCGGAGAATATGAAGTAAAACTGGGTGGCTGTGTAGATTCTTGTTTCACGAATGGTGTTTGCGGAATAAATGAATCAATGTTTGCGGGTTGAGATATTGGTCTTTGTGTAGGTTGTACAATTTCATGTGTAAAAGGAACTAATACTGGTGCAATAGGAGTGTTGTTTTTATTACCTTCCCTTAAACCGGGAAAAGTAGCCGTTTGATCTGAGTTCATAGAGCTGTATGGCGTATATGCAGTCAATGTAGTGGTTGTTGGTATATTAGATAAATATGATTGTGTATGAAAATCAGGTTCGATAATAGGCTCAGCCATCTGCTCATCAATAAAGTCAATTCGGTTTTCATTTAATTTTTTAACCTGTTCATCATATATTTTTTCAAAAATAATTAATGCTTGAATAAAGTATTTTTCGCAAGAAGTATATAGATTTAGAATATTATCGCGAGTATCTGTTTCTATTATCAAAATGTGTTCCATAGTTAATTTTGGATTTAAAATACGTTTTTTATTATTATCTTTTATTTCAACTACAAATAATTCTCTCAGTAGATTAACTAATTTACTCCTATAAATAGCTGTACTTTTTTCAATTAGTTTTATTTTTTCTAGATAAAGTAATACTAATTCATTTTTATTAGAAACAATTAAATCTTTTTTAAAACTATCTCTTGCACAGTGATCTATTGTACTTAAATCAAGTAATTCAATGTCATTAAAAGATGTTATGCTTTCAGGCATTTCTAGTTTACCTGTAAATATTTGGTAAAACAATGTTAAATCCTTATTATATTTTTGTTTCATTTTAGCACTTCTTTTACTCCATGTCTTGGTTTCATAATCAAATATATCAAAATATAATAAATCTAATTCTTTAATTCCAACTTCATCCGTCAATGAAGTTGTTGCACTTATAGAACACAATTGTTCGCCTGGATTTAACTTAACTTGATTGTCGTCATACATTGGATCTAATTTATTTTTTAAAATAGACAATCGTTTTCTGCACAAATTCATAGGGTTAGTTAAATTTACTAACATGGGTGTAACATTTTTTGGAATATTCTTATATTCTTGCATTTCTTTTAAATAAAAAGTCTTCTTTACTCCATCTTTTTCATATGAATATTGAGGATCGATCGTAGTAGCAATAGCACTATATATCATGAAAATTTTTATGTAGAATTTTGATACATCAAATACAACTTTATCTTTCATTTTGTTACTAGCTGGAATAATATCAATTGCCTCAGACTGTTTACCAAATATTCTTTGTTGTAAGAAACCAAGTTCTAAACCATTGAATTTTTTTTCAATTACACTACTTGTTAATATAATTAAATTATCGTAGTATTCTTTATCAGTTAGGCGTAGTAAATCGATAGTATTTTGTGTTAATATATAATTCATAGCTATATCATCTACCTCAGATGCCAAGCTACTTATATTTTGATTTTGTGATGTCTGATTTCCCATTATTATAATAGAATAAAATAAAATTGAATTGTAATTTAAATTTGTACATTATTTAAAATGAGCACTTTAAAACTTAAAAAAAAAATTAGAAATGATATTTGGAAAGAACTAGATGAAGAAAACAAGATTGAATGTATATACACACAAGAAACTGTAAAAGATAATTGTAAAGAATGCGAAGGCCCATTATTTATAACAGATGAAGGATTTTATTGCTGTTCTAATAAAAAGTGCGGGATTATATATAAAGATGTATTAGATTTTGGTGCAGAATGGAGATATTATGGTGCAGATGATACAAATGCAAGTGACCCTACACGATGTGGAATGCCTATAAATCCGTTATTACCGGAATCATCTTATGGGTGTGTAATAACGTGTAAAAAAGGGTCAAGTTATGAGATGCACAAGGTAAAGCGTTTCACAGACTGGCAGTCTATGCCATATAATGAAAAGGCAAAGTATGACGATTTCCTTATCATTACAACACATGCTAGTAATTCAGGTATTCCTAAAATAATTATAGATGATGCCATTAGATATTACAATAAACTTTCAAATGAAAAAACATATAGGGGTCTTAATCGCGATGGTCTTTTAGCAGCATCAATATATATTGCATGTAGTATCAATGAACATCCGAGAACTTCCAAAGAAATTGCATCCATATTCAAATTAGATAATACAAGCGCAACTCGGGGATGTAAAAATGCATTATCCATATTAAATGATATTGAGGCAAATAATGAAGATAAAACTGTATTACATAACACAACACCATCTTCATTTATATGTCGGTATTGTAGTTTATTGGGAATAAATCAAGAATTAACAAAACTATGCATGTTTATTGCAAGTATTGTAGAAGAGAGAAAAATGATACCAGAAAATACACCTCATTCTATATCTGCCGGTATTATATATTTTGTATGTCAAAAATTTAATTTAAATATAACTAAGATGTCTATAAATTTTCACACAAAAATAAGTGATGTGACGATTAGCAAATGTTATAAAAAGTTAGAAATTCATGAGGATAAATTAATACCGAAATGTTTACTCGAAAAATATGTTTCATAGTATAATGGTCGAATATGTCTTTATAGTACCATACAGAGATAGAGAATCACATAAATATTTTTTTGATAGATATATGAAATATTTGCTAGAAGATTATCATCCATCATCATATGATATCATTTTCTCTCATCAAAACAATGAACAACCATTCAACCGAGGTGCTATGAAAAATGCTGGATTTTTATATGCAAAACAAAAATATTCTAATTATAAAGATATCAACTTTATATTTAATGATATAGATACTTTACCATATAAAAAAGGATTATTGAATTATAAAGTGAATAAAAATGAAATTAAACATTACTACGGATTTACATTTGCATTAGGGGGTATATTTTCAATAAAAGGATCAGATTTTGAAAATATAGACGGGTTTCCAAATTTGTGGTCATGGGGGTATGAAGATACTGTCATGCAAGAAAGAGCTTTAAAAAATAATATTCTAATAAATCGAGATCAATTTTTTCCTGTATTTAATAGAAATATATTACATATTTTGGATGAATATAATAAAAATATTTCACAAAAAAATAAAGAAATGTACATAAGTAATAGCATAGTAGATGGTTTATCGACATTAAAAAATATAGATTTCAAATTTAATAATGAAACAGGATTCTTAGATGTATCAAATTTTGAATGTTTGTATGAACCATTTGACAATACACTTACATCTTATATAGGAACATCTAAACAAAAAGAACCATTGAAAACGATGAAATTTGTATAATATATCTAGTATTATTATATGGGTCTAGAATCATTTTTAGGACAAATGTTAGAGATAGAAGCAGGTAATAAGCTTACTGAAAAAATAAATAATGAAATAAAATTTGAAAATTTTATAGGTCAGGGTAAAGATGTTAAATTTCTTAATGTTATAAAAGATTGTAAACACAAGGTATATGGTATGAGCTATAAAGTAGACCATACTACAAATATTGAACCCGCGTATTTAGTTTTGTATGATTATTTGGTTGAAAAACAAATAATTAAATCAAAATTTGGTATAGAAACGTTAATAACAGCAGACAAAGTTCACATAGTGAATCCAGACAAATCAGTACTTCAACCAAAAAATATAATAAAATTGATCAATCCAAACAATTCAGATTACCCTGCATTATTAAAATGTTATCATATAGATTATAATAAATTATCTAATTATTTAATAAATTACAAACATGCTTCGTTAAATCAATTTAAAGTTATAAAAGGTGGTAAATCGTTATGGAGCAATTTACTTTCTAGAAAGTACGTTTTTAAAAATAGAAATGATCTACCCAAAATAAAAACAAAAAAATATAAAAAATATTTAACGCCTTTAAACAAGAAAAGGTCGTCAAAGAAGTAATCATATGCAATCCATCAGTTGCTGCTAATAATAAAACGATTAAAGTATTTTAAATAAATAGTTTAAACATAATGTACCACCTTAAAAATGTTCGCGTATAGACCGAAATATCTTTTGGTTTGTACTCCCACTTTCATCTTTTTTTTCAACAATACCTAAAAAATCTTTTATACACTGTTCGAGTGATTTTGTTTTTAGCATTTCACTACATTCATCTAACGTATATGTAGTTTGTCTCATAAGAATTTTAGCACTATTGTTTGAATCAACGATTATTTTTGGTTCCTCCATTATTCAATATTTTATTATCTATTTAAATATAAATGATTATAAATTATTTATGCCCACCTGCATTATTGTATGTAGTGTTTTTTATGATTAGTATAGTAGTTGAATTGAGTGAAGAAAAGTATAAAACTGCATTTACACAAACTATTATTTGTATTATTTTTACTTGTGTATTACAACTATTTTGTATGGCAGACATGTCATTATTGGCATGGATATTGGTGTTTATCCCAATAATTATGTACACTTATATGGTCCTTATCATATTTATAGTATTTAGTATGAGTCCGGCGGATAATAAACATATTGTTGTAAAAAAATAATTAAATATATTTTTAATAATATAGAATGGCGAATGTAAATGAATATAAATTTACAAATTCTTGGAACTTTTATATTCATTTACAAAATGTGGATGACTGGTCGTTTTCTAGTTATCATAACGTTCTTGGTATAAATACGCCGGAACAAGCTATTTTATTAAACGAAGAAATAAACTTTGATCTTATAAAAAAGACAATGTTATTTGTTATGAAAGATAATATTAAACCAATGTGGGAAGATCCTGCAAATAAAAATGGAGGAGGGTTTTCATTTAAAGTTCATAACAAATATATTGAAACTGTATGGAAGAAGTTATTTTTTATGCTATTAGGTGGGTCATTATCTGCTAAATCGATTAATGGAATTAGTCTTTCACCAAAGAAATCATTTTGTATCGTAAAAGTTTGGATGAAAGACTGTAATTACATGAACCCTGATATTTTAGCAAATATAGAACACATGGATAAGACGGGTTGTATATTTAAAAAACATGTAGCTGATTAGTTTGTACTAGGAAGAGGTGCTAAACCAAGTTTAATTACACCCAATGACGCTACATTGTACTGAATTATAAGTGGTAAATCATTTTCCATATACATTTCAATGTGATTACATAAATTTGTACATTTAATAAAATAATTCAAATTTTTAAGAGAGTATTCGCCTTGAATTACTTTATTATGTTTCTGAATAAACCCCATGCCGTCACTTTCTGAACGAATTATTTCTGCACTGGCAAATGTGCCCTGACATTTGAAAATAAGTTGATTTTTTATAGACTTGATTTCTAATTTATCTGATATACAATTCAAGTCTCTAATTATTTTCTGAAAGTCATTTGACGGTAGATTTATAATAGACGAAAATTTTACATCTGGGATTTTAAGCTCTTCGTGATCTGGCTCAATTAATTTCAACTTTTGTATTTTACATTGTTCTTTTTGTTTATTTTCAAATTTTAAAACCAAATTTTCAACTATACCTTCATTATAGTCTTCTTTTTCAATATAAATAGATAAAGTATCGTCAGTATCTATTGTGTTGATTAGTTTAAATAAATGAAACATATTTGCGCCTATAATAATCTTTTCTTTTTTACAATCATAATATTCAAAATTTTCACTTTGAAGGAATAAATGTACGAGTATTGTATTTGATTTATCCATGTTAATGATTCGAATGCCATCTTTTTGAAATGATATATTTGTTTCCAACAATATATCTTTTAATGCAGTCATTAAAATACGAAATGGTGCAATCTGAACAGTTTTTATTAATAAAATGTATTCTTCCATTACAATATTTTTATAATTACCTTTATATAAATATTATTTTTATATATTATCATCACATGGCTGAATTAGACTAAAAATTATTTCAGATATATCCATAATTTTTTGAGGGGGTTTTACACCAGAATCGTACAATAAATTATAAAATATAGGGTCTTCTGTTTCTTTAATTTGAACATTTTTAAGCATTCTTAATTTGGCTTGCGCATTTAAATCAGGATTTTGTATTATTCCATATGAATTTATAGCATGTTCAGGTGTAATATTAACACCATTTACTTTTTGATAACACCCTAGACTTACTTTTTGTTCTGGGTCCAAATATTCTCTATTTTTAATATTTGTAATACATAAAATAAAAAATAAAATGAAAACAAATATTATAATATATTTGTACTTATACATTATATAATGTTTATATAAAATTTTTACTAATGTTATTCATGACAGACCATATAGTGCCGACGGGCCACTAAGCCTAGCTAGTCGGGACGGGTAACAGATCTTTTGGTAAGCCAGGCGGTGGCGGTGGACGATCGCCTGGTAAGCCTGGTGGCGGCGGTGGACGATCGCCTGGTAAGCCTGGTGGCGGCGGTGGACGATCGCCTGGTAAGCCTGGTGGCGGCGGTGGACGGTCGCCCGTTGGTTTGGGTGGACGTTCACCTGGTGGTTTGGGTGGACGATTACCCGATCCATCCATTTTATTGTAGGATAAATCGAGTGTCTCGTAAATTTTATCTAAACTCATATTTTCTTTCTTTGGTATATTGATAAATAAAATAAAAATTAAAAAAACAATGAAAAATATGTAAATATATTTTTTATTTATTTTCATTAAATTTTTTTTTATTATATTTATTTTCATTATATAAAGGTAATATAAAATATTGAACAATATATATGTATGATACTATAATTGTGGGCGGTGGTATATCTGGATTATATTGTGCACTAAATATAAAAAATCACTTAGTGTTAGAGTGTAACGATTATTTGGGAGGGCGAATTTTTACTCATAAAGAACCAAAATATGAAAGTGGCGCAGGTAGATATAACTCAACACATAAATTACTAGTACAACTGATAGAACGTTTTAAAATGACGCCAATAAAATTGGAAAATAATAAAGCATACATTGATACTAAATATCACAAAGATATTGATAAATACTTTAATAAAAAAATAAAAAAGGTTTTAAAAAATGGTTCTTATAATGAAAGATTTTATGATCATTGTATGAAGTACTATTCCAAAGAAGAAGTAGATGAGTTAAGATACATATTTGGATATACATCAGAATTTTTAGAAATGAATGCAAAAGATGCAATTATGATGTTCAAAAAGAAAATAGGTGACTATTATATTGTAAAAGAAGGTCTTAGTGAATTGGTACGTCGTATATCTCTCCATGTAAATTATAAAATGAAACACTGTGTAAAAGAAATTGTAGAAAAAAATGGGATATTTGAAATAGATGGCCTAACATGTAAAAGAATTATATTTGCAATACCTCCGGATAACGTAAGGGATATAAAATTCTTAAAACCGATTCATCCATTAATGGATTCATTGCAAACAAATTGTCTTTTACGAATCTATGCAATATATCCAAATAAATGGTTTGAAGGTCTTCCTGCAATTACTACGTCTTCGTTCATACGGCATATTATACCAATAAATTCAAAAACTGGTTTAATAATGATAAGTTATGTTGAAGGGCGCGACGCAGATGTATATTTGAATGCAAAGGGTATGTTATATAAAAATATATTAACCAAGATACAGAATGAATTAAAAATAATTTTTCCTGATAAAGATATAATAGAACCAACATATTTTCAACCACATGTATGGAAAATAGGAGATCATGCTTGGAAACCAGGTTATGATTCCAATAAGATTGCAAAGGCATTATTAAATCCAATGACAAATGTATACTTGTGTGGAGAAGCATATTCACATAATCAATCGTGGATTGAAGGAGCATTAGAAAGCTCTAAGGAAGTTCTCTATATTCTTGGGCAAGACCACACGAAACACAACACGTAATTGCGCAAAAATCTGTAAGACAATTTGATTTTATATTTTTTTTATAAATAATATAATTTCTAGCAGAGTAGTGTAAATATGTTATAATTACATACAACAAACATGACATAAGATAAATGATTGATGTGTCTACATCTCTATTACATTGATATTCATTATAAACACAAAAACCATCTATTAATCTACAAGAATAAGATTTATCACTAATCATCATATATGATTCTTGGCAATTATCGGATAATAAACAATTATTTACTAGACCAGGTGGACACATGCTTTTATCTAATCTATACTTAATATATATTAATTGCTCAATACCAGTATATAAAATAATATATAATAGGATACGTATAGTATATTCTAGTTTTGTTGTAGACATTATTTTAGAATATACGTGACATGGAACGATGCAGCTAAGAAAACATGATTCACAATCTGGTTTACATAATGATGTATTCCAAGTATTTTGATCAATAATTTCGTAATCCATTATACTTGTACCTTAGATAAAAATATTAAAATTCAAATGAACTATCAAATGCTTCTTCCTTTCCAGATTTTTCTGCAAGTGCGTATGATGATACACGTGATTCAAAAAAGTTAGTTTTTTGTTCTAAACTGATCATTTCCATGAAATCGAATGGATTTGTACTGTTATATATTGGCTCATTGCACAATTGAATTGATAATCGATCGGCGATAAATTCAATATACTGTTTCATGTGATCTGAGTTCATGCCAATTAATTTACATGGTAATGCTTCTGATATAAACTCTTGTTCAATTGTAACAGCATCCTGTATAATCTCTTGTATTTTCTTTTTCAGTATTTTCTTTTCAAGTTTACTGTACAAATATACTGCAAATTCGGTATGCAATGCTTCATCACGAGAGATAAGCTCATTTGAAAATGTTAGTCCGGGAAGTAAACCCCGTTTTTTTAACCAATAAATAGAACAAAATGCACCAGAAAAGAATATTCCTTCTACGCACGCAAATGCAATTAATCTGGTTGCAAAACTGGAACGTTTATCATGTATCCATTTTTGCGCCCAAAGCGCTTTTTTTTGTATACATGGAAATGTTGAAATTGCGTGAAATAAACGATTTTTCTCTTCGGTGTCTTTAATATAACTATCTATAAGTAAACTATATGTTTCCGAATGAATGTTTTCCATAGCGATTTGAAACCCATAAAATGCCCTAGCTTCTGGTAATTGTACCTCAGTCATAAATCTTACACCTAAATTTTCTAAAACAATACCATCGCTCGCAGCGAAAAAGGCAAGTATGTATTTTATGAAATGTCTCTCGTCATCTGTCAACTTATTCCAGTGCGCCATATCCTTAGACAAGTCTATTTCTTCTGCTCGCCAAAAGCAATCCATTTGCTTTTTATACATTTTCCATATAGTAGCGTCTGATACTGGAAACATAACAAACCGATTATCATCTTGCAATATAGGTTCGGTTATTGTTTTAGACATTCTACGTATATTACTAAAATATTTTTATATTCATATAATTATATGGATTTATTAGAACAGCAAAAACAAACTTGTTTAGGTGTATTGAAACAATACAACATCAAATACAAAACAAACGAAATAAAAAAAATGTATGAATTGTATGACTATTTACTGACGTGTATTGAAGATGAGACGAAACTTCATGTGAAACTTCAATTACAAGAAGATGTAGAATTATTGATGAAATATATTTGTCCTCATATAGAATAGTATTTTTTTTTCCACCTGCGTTTCAGTATATTAATCTTGTACGTATGGATAACACAGTAATACATATCATTTTCCCTAAATATTTCTACCAATTGCATTTTTGTAGAAATATTTCTAATAACTTTATTATAATTTCGTATAAAGTTGTGATGTTTGTTTCTTATTTTTTTGAAATAAAACGTAGTTTCGCTTTTCCACAAGTTTGATGAATAAAACTCATCCAATGAATATTCATATATGACTAGAAAATGATTATTATCTTGTCCACCATGGATTAAACTATTATGTGGCTCACATGTTGCCAGGTCGTACATTTTTTAATTAGACTAATACAAAAATATTATATTCAATTTTTTATATAATAAATATATAATGATAAAGCATAATTTATTAAATAATATAAGATTTTTATATCTAATAGTATTTATTTTTATTATTGAAATAATTTATTTAATTTTGAATAAAGATAGTCAAAGTATATTTTTATTTGCTGCAATTACATTGATTGTTTATTTGTTTAATCATAACATGATAATTGTTTTGACAATACCTGTAATATGTGTACCCATATTAATAATAATGAATAGCACGTTTGAAGGGTTGGAAAATAAAGAAAATTTAAAAAATAACGATAAATTAGAGCCCGCCGAAATAAAGGAAGAACGATTGCCTAAGATAGAAAAACTGAATCCACCTAAAATAATGTCAAAAGAAAAAAAAGAAATTATTAAAGAGCTTCTCCCTTTATCTAATGCAATGGATAAAATAGATTTTGAACAAATAAATAAAATGATAACTAATTTAAATAATATTATTGAACGTTTTTAGATACAATTTCGCTAATTTTACGTTGTATATATTTTTTGAATTCTTCTAATGTTATACTTGAACCTCCCATTTTATTATCTTTATATTCATCCTCTTGAATCTTTTCCTCCTGTAATTTTCTAAATTTATCAAATATTTTTTTAATTTTATCATTATTGTTTAGTGATACTAATTTATTCTTTTCAAATATACTGAGCAAAAATTGTTCTAGATCAGCAATTTTACTATTTATATCATCTGCAAATAATTTGTTTAAATTTACACCGTCAAACCATTTTTCTAATTCCATATAAAATTTATCTAATAGTGGAACATCGCTTCTTTCTGGGCGCGTGTTTGTTATATCTGATTGATTATTTCTATTATCTGAATCATCTGGTGTTTCGTCATTTGGCGTTTCATCATTTGGATTATCTGGTGTTTCGTCATTTGGTGTTTCATTTTCTGGTGTTTCGTCGTTTGAACTAACAACCGAACCGTTTGATCTAGATATTTTTCTTGTTTTTTTTAAAGGTGGTGGATCTTGTTCACCTTCGGTAATTATAGGCTCAAGTATTAATATTCTAACATAGTATTGTACAATTTCTTCAACATTGCATGATTTAAGTATTGAAAATATATTTTCATCTCCTAATTTAACATTTTCAGGTGGATTTGCAATTAAATCTTCATATTCTATCTCGTGTGTGAAACCATCTATTTTAAAAATTATCTTCTTTATTTTTTCAATTTTAGAAGAATATTTTTTTATGTTATGATAAAAAAGATAAAATATTACTTTATAATAGTTTACATATAAATCTCCTCTCATAGACCCAGGTATTTGTGTTAAAAATAAAGTAGTTGCATCATTTTTAGATATAAAATCTTTTATGATTACGGTATAACATATTATATTCAACTCAATCATTTGTTTCATAATATCTTCTTTACCTTCGCCTACTTTTCTAAAATCAATCCCTTTTACATGATATACTCCTTTAATCGCTTTGTACTGATCATCTGTATTAATTGTTGAAAATAATTTGAAAACAGAACATGCGGGATAGGTATCGTTGTTATGGAATTTTGTTATTATACCTCCATCTATAAATTTAATTTGTTGCTCAATCGAATGTATCAATATATCTTCTGGGTCAGATACTCGATACAAAATAGATGGGTCGTAAGTAATATGGAACTTTTTTGGGTCAACGCTTGGAGATTCACCATTAGATGCAAATAAACCAAGATTTAATTTATCTAATTCTTTTTCATTAAAAGTAGAGTCATCTTCTATGTATGATAAACTTGTATTTGAGTCATTTGTTAACATAAATGACTGCGAAGGATATTGCTCTATTAATTGTTTGTAAAAAGAATCAGTATTTTCTTTAATTTTTGAAATTTCAACCTCTAATGGCATATTATATATTAATACAAATACTTAATTTAATATTATTAATATATATATGGGAACACCGCAAAATGATACAAAATTTACATTTTCTTATAATTTTAATGACATCAATCAATTAGTATTTAGTAGGAACACTGAAATAGGATCTCATTTTATAAGTAGTGCGCTTGCAATAAATCCGTCTATTAAATCTTCTTCAACGCAAAATGTAGTCAATATGAAATATATGAATATAACGAATGAAGAGACTATATCATCTACAATAAATCAAATAAGTATAGTAAGAAATATATTAATAGATAAAATAACATCATATAGTATTGTATTACACGGTAATGTACTTACTAAGCCTGGAACAAATATATATATAATAATACCTTTTGAAATACAAATATCAAATAATAAAACTCCAAATAGTATTGCAATAGAACAAATTGTAAAAATGGCTAGTATTCAATTACAAGATAATAAGGCGCAAACAATAATGGATGAATCAATATCTCTAAATAATTTAATTGAAAACAATACAATGTATAAATATTGTGTAAATGTAATTTTTGATACTCCAAAAAGTAATGATAGTGTTATTATATACAAAGAAAACGTTGGGGTAATATCAAAAGAATATATAAGATTTCTTAATCAGTTTAATACTACTCCCTATTCTAAAATATCAAGTAGTTCTGAAATGTTTCAAAATCAATTTACACCAGAAGTGCAAAAAGAAACTTCTACAAATGAAATTATGATTGACTGCTCCCCTGTTGAAATAACGACCAAAGACGAAAATGTCATGTTTACTACGATGGATGATATATATGGTTCAACCACAACTGCTACAAATGAAACAATTGTTGCATCATTTTTTCTAATTATTTTTTCATTATTAAGTCTTTATATATTGTATGCAACTTTTAAAATGTGGTCTAGTTATTTTTTGAATGACTCAGATATTGGAAACACTATGCCAACAAAGGGCTGAACGATACATTGTTATTTTGGTTTTGTTTAACAATAGGTGCTCGTTGAAGAATGACAGCTTCTTCTACTTGCATTACATCTGGTGGGTTTAATTTTTTGAGTATTTCATCTTTATTTTTTTCATGATGACTTTTAATTGTATAATTTTGATATAAATAAATAAGGAACAAAATTCCAATAATTGGATTTACTGTTCCAAATAATATGATTACAATTATAACTGAAAATATCATTCCAAAAGTACTATTTAACGCAATGCGCAATGGTTCTTCTAATTTCAAATCAAACACAATTAGTATGGCTAATAATAATCCAATTACATTTTCTAAATTGATATAGTTATTTTTTTTAAATTGAACTAAGCGAGCCATATATTATAATAAAACATAAAAAATTGATTTCAAACAATATAAACATAAACTGATATACTGTGTAATGGCTTATCTTGGAAAAAAAGGTTATACTATATACAAAGAGTCTTATTCTTTAAAGGAATTAAATCAAATTAGGAATGATATGAATGTGAAGCCATATTCACCTCATTCAGTTGCAGTGGTTGAATATCCTATTTATAGAGAATCAAAAACAAAAATGTACTTGCCAAGGTATTACGGGTTAAATAAAATTGGTCCATTTACTAACAAGCTGTCTATGGGTGAAGAAATAGATATCGAATTTAAAGGCGAATTATTTGATTATCAACACAAAATAATACAAAAATATATAGATTTTGTAGGGGAAAGTGGAGGGGGGTTGTTAGACGTTGAACCAGGTAAAGGTAAAACAGTTATGGCTCTAAATATAATTAGTCGTTTGAAACGCAAAACTCTCGTCATAGTACACAAAACATTCTTAATGAATCAATGGATTGAGAGAATAGAAACGTTCTTACCAAATGCAAGGGTTGGTAAAATCCAGGGGGATATAATAGATGTAGAAGATAAAGATATTGTACTAGGAATGTTGCAAAGTTTAACAAATTCAAGTAAATATTCTTCCGAATTATGGGATCAATTTGGCCTATGTGTATTTGATGAATGTCATCATTTAAGCGCGGAAGTATTCTCGGAAGTAATGAGAGAAATAGTTACTAATTATAATTTGGGTTTAAGTGGGACTATGAAACGAAAGGATGGATTATCAAGAGTATTTGAACATTACATTGGACCAATCATTCATAAAGAACAGACTGATATAACTACGGAAGTATTAGTAAAATCAGTGTGTTTTCAACATGAAACATTATTTGATGATGTCAAAACAGATTTCAGAGGCCAGCCCCTTTATTCTACAATGATCAATAAATTAAATTGTCCGGATAGAATTAGACTTATCATAAATATAATGAAGTATGAATTAAAACTAAATCCAAACCAACAAATAATGATATTATCAAACACAAAACAATTAATAGAAGATTTGCATGATAACATGGTAGATATGCCACAGTCAAAAGGTTATTATGTCGGAGGTATGAAAGAAGAAGCATTAAAAGAAACAGAAAAAAAAGATATTATTTTAGCAACATACAGCATGGCATCAGAGGGTTTAGACATAAAAACACTGACTACATTGATTATGGCATCTCCTAAATCAGACGTATGTCAAAGTGTTGGTAGAATATTAAGAAGTAAACATAGCGCCCCTTTGGTTATAGATATAATAGATCCCCATACCGTATTTCAAAATCAATACAAAAAAAGATGCACTTATTATAAAAGTAAAAATTTTAAAGTTCAACATTTTAAAACCGAAAATGATTATATAAACAATAAGGAATATTCTAAGGAAAAGTCCAAGAAATCGACATGTTTAATTAAAATATAAATACTATATAATGGAAAATTCTACAATATTTATAATTATTTTTTATTTTATATGTGTATACATTTTTTTACAAACTTTTTATTATTTAGAAGAAATAGATAAGTGTCCGTGTTTCAAAAAAGATGGAAAGTATGCGGTAAATATTGATTTCATGAAATTTTTTCAAGTTTTAGAAATATTTATTTTAACAGTATTTATTGCGCTATTTATGTATCTAAAACTGTTTAACAAAAAGGGTATTGCATCAGCAAATATTAAGAATAATTTTCCAAAATTTGTATTATTAATACCAGTAATTGTTTTGCTTGTAATAAGTGCGTTTATGTCGTATAATGTATTAAATTTTTATACTAACATAAAGGAAGATTGTAAATGCGCAGACAGTTGGTATAGATATTTTATATATTATGAAGGTATAGTAAGCTTGATATCTGTATTTAGAGTTGTAATATCTTTTATATTATTAACTATACTTTTTATTGTTGCATCACTTAGTATGAAAAAAAATAAATAAATTTTAGCTTATTTACAATACATAATATAGATATTAATTATTTTGTGTTGCATCTAATATATATTGATTAAAGTACAATTTACTTACAATTTTTTTATTTGTAAATTCTTTGCAATACATTGAATACAATTCATTTGAGTCAATATTATATTTATTTTTAGTTAAAAATATATCAATTTCTTTCTTTTTATTCCATAAAGTACAACCTATTTTATTTATTTTATTATCTATAACTGCTTTATCTGGATAATAGTATTGTATTAGTTCTACAACATTATGTTCTTCAATATGTATATCTTTATATATTTCGATAAATAATTTTAATATTTCACTTATTTCAAAGTAAAATTCACTATCATCGACATACATATATTTTTCCCAGAAATCTTTAAATTGATGGACGTATGGTAAAAACATACTAGTACAATTTATATAATGAGATTCATTAATTACAAAATTCTTTGAAATAAATGTATAAAAATCACTATTTCTTTGAAATACATTTATTTTATTCAAATTTTTAAGATATTCTTTCCATAAAAATAACATATCTTTTTCATGTATTTTATGACCCTCTTTGACACATATGTACGCTTTTATAAAGTCGTCTATTATTTGTTCTCTCGGTGTATCTTTTATCCAATAAGCATACTGAGATATAGAATGTGAACCCGGCTCATTCAAAAATAAATCACCCGAAGTATGACGATTTGAATAATGTAATGAAACAAATATTAGATTTATATAAAATGTTTCGGGTATAGTTATGTGCTGTAAATTTATTTTATTGAATGAAATTACCCGTGATTTTACTGGTTCGTGATCATAGTATTGAAACTTATAATGATTAAATATATTCATATTGTGAAAATAGAGTGATAATGCTCGATTAATATTCTTTAAAAATGGTTTTATATGCAGTGGTAAAAAATAAAGTAAATCTGTTTTTTTCATTATAATATCTCCAAGTGTAATCATAAAATATTTTGCGTAATTTTTATGTGTAAAAAAGTTTGGATGTAAAAAATTAAGAATATCTTGAAGTGTTTTTGATTCTGGTATATTCTGATGTATGTGTTTTTCTTTTATTTTTTTTATAATTTTATTTTTTATACGTTGTTTTAAAGAAAAGTCAATTGCATTGTTATGATACTTTGTCAAAAATTGTAAAACTATGTGTATCATTTCATTTTCTGTTATAAATCTGAATTGTTCTATATATTCAACGTACATGTTTGTAGTAGGATTGTAGTAATATGAATTATTTGAAAAGAAAAAATTAATTACTTCTTGGTATACTTTTTCATCATCTCTCTCTTGCATCATGTCATTAATTTTATAATATAAATCCTGTATTGCTTGATCTGACGATGCATTTATAAATTGCTCAATTTTATTATAAATTCCTGCCCTGAAATCCATTATAATAATTATTATTAATGTTTAAATAATATTCATATTGTATTTGAATGGATGACATTAATTACCATATTGGTATAATAAATCTTAGATTAGATAGATTAGAAAAAAAAGATGAAGAATATAGTTATAAAGATGTATGTCTTTACGTATGTTGTGTATATATTTTTTATATTATATGTCGTGAATTAAACTTAAACAATAATATAATTTAATAATAATGGATGTAAATACAAATTTATCCGACTACACAATTGACGAATTATTCTCATTACTTGACATAACAATTAAGAATGAAAGTACTTATGATGAGTTGGTTACTAAAATAAAAACAAATACAGATAAATATATTGACCATTTTACAAAATTAAATAAACAAAATATCGTAGACTTTTTTAAAAATGTGCAATATGTACTTTTAAATTCTTCTAAGGGAAATGATCTGAATGTAAATACAGTAATAACTTATAAAAATGACTATATGCATGGATCAAAAACAATAGAATATGATTCAAATCTTTTCAATTCAAATAGTGGTGCGGGTAACCCGATCAACCGTAAAACTGTAACCAAGATGTATACGGTAGATACTCGTTTTAGAACTAATTATTATACTACAACTTCAACTGATTTTTTAGTTGAAATACCAGAAGAACAAAAAAGAGTAATTGAAATGAAATTGAGTGATATAGAAATACCTACTACATATTATACTTTCAATAACGCATATAATAATAATTACATGTGGATGAGAATAATATTAATGGATGAAACCAGTCAAACCGGTGAATCAAGAGAATATTTATACATATACATCCCAGAAGGTAACTATTCAACAACTAAATTTATGAATACACTAAATAGTCAAATAAAACAATACAGCGAGTATGAAGATATAACCGCTACATATGATTTATCATTAGTCGATGGTGTCGGTGAAGGAACGGGGCTTGTATCATTCAGCTACGTAGGAACAAATATAAAAAGTGTAGAAATTAATTTTCGCGCACCTCCTATACTCAATCAATACAGTACTCGAAAGATAATAAATATACCAGATAACAACGCCTTATTAACTTTGTATAATCGAACGTATTTTGTGCCATTGGTAGAGAGATTAGGGTGGATTTTAGGTTTTAGAAATGAATTATATGATACTACTGGTAACAATAATACAATTGTAAGTGAATCTATACTAGACATAACTGGTCCAAAATATGTATATTTATCAGTAGATGACCATAGAATGGGTGTAAATACAGATTTTAAAATATGTAATGTATCACAAATACCAAATACAATTCTTGCAAGAATTGCAATAAAAGTACCACCGTTTACTATTCAAGTCGAAAATGATTTAAGTATATATGCAGAATCAAGATATTATTATGGACCAGTTAATATAACAAAACTAGATATTAAATTACTAGACGAACATGGAAGAATCATTAATTTAAATAGTAGAGATTTTTCATTTACTTTGAAGCTTACAGTAATCTATAGTGCGACTTAATTCAAAAATAGCATTTTTATAAAATTCTGGTTCGCCTACTTTTGTGTACATTGTTAATAATACGGTAACAAAATAATCTTTTTTTTTGTAAAATTCAAAATAGTCTGTATTTTTTTTAATTTCATAAGTAGGATCTTTATCCCATGGTAATTTTTTTGTATATAAATCCAATAACATGTATATAACTGAAATAATATCGTCATGCATTGTGTAAACATATTTTGGCGAATGACAATTATAGCTAGCATATCTTTTATTACCGATGAATTGAGTCAATTCTCTATCCGTATTAATACAAGATAAACCAAGATCAATTATGTATATTTTTTTATCTTTATTGAGTACAAAATTTTCAGGTTTGATATCTCTATGTAGCATATCTGTATCATGGAAATCCTTCATTACTTTTATAATATCCAATACAAGGCATATAAATTCCATTTTTGTTATACCTTTTTTAAAGTATTCTCTTAAATTCATATCAAATAATTCCATAACAATATAACTATAATCTTGATATGTACCAACTGATTTGATGGTGGGTATATTAATATGTTTGAACTTTTTCAAATATAAGTACATTTCTATTTCATGATCTAGTAACTTTTTACAAATAGGATCACTTTCGCATTTTATAGCAACTTTTGTTTTTTTATGTATATGTATACCTTCATATAATTTTGAAAATGTACCTGAATTTATAACCTTGACAATGTCATATGTATTAGATAACATATATAGGTTTAAAGATTAATTTTTATATACATATAGATGTTTGAATTAAGCCCGTTCCAAAAAGAGGCAATCCAATCAATTGAATCTGGTTATCATACGTTGGTTACAGCGCACACTGGTTCTGGGAAAACATTACCAGCAGAACATGCAATCCGGCATTTTACCAAACTAGGTAAAAAGGTTATCTATACTTCGCCGATCAAGGCACTTAGTAATCAAAAATATGCCGAATTTACTAGTAAGTTCCCCGATCTGGAAATTGGTATTTTGACAGGAGACAATAAACACAATCCAGGCGCAGATGTAATTATCATGACAACTGAGATATTACAAAATAATTTATTTCGTAAAAAAAATGCATATCTGACGATTGAAATGGACATTGAAAATGAATTAGGATGTGTTATTTTTGACGAAGTACATTATATAGATGATGCGGATAGAGGCACTGTTTGGGAGCAATGTATCATTATGTTACCTAAACATGTTCAAATGGTAATGTTATCTGCAACAATAGGAGAGAAGGAAAAGTTTGCAAAATGGATTGAAACAATAAAGGAAAAGAAGGTGGTGATATGTAGTACAAATACCCGCGTAGTTCCTTTGATACATTACGTCTATTTTTGTGTACCTCCCAAAATGTTAGAAGTAATGGACCCTCCAACTAAAAAATTATTTGAAAGTAAAAATAATGTTTTAGTTTCTCTCGAAAACATGGAAGATGTTATCAATAAAAATAATAAATGTCTTCATTATTTGAAATCAAACGACAAAACAGTGAATCGTAAATATGTGGTGAATCAATTGTGTAACCAGTTGAGAGAAAAAGAAATGTTTCCTGCACTATTTTTTGTATTTTCTAGAAAACAAGTTGAAGAACTGGCAAATGATATCATGGTCCCATTATTTAACGAAGGTGAAAAAGATTATGAGATTGAACCTATATGCAGACAACTACTTGTAGCCAAAGTGAGTAATTGGAAAGAGTATATGATGTTACCCGAATATCAATATTATTTGAAATTACTACACAAGGGTATCGGAGTACATCATGCTGGCATGTTACCTATATTTAGAGAGATGATGGAAATTTTATATGACAAAAAGTATATTCATGTACTATTTGCAACCGAAACTTTTTCGATTGGTCTAAATATGCCTACAAAAACAGTTTGTTTTACTAGCTTGTACAAACATGATGGAAACAAAAATAGATTGTTGTATAGCCACGAATTTACACAAATGTGTGGTCGTGCAGGAAGAAGAAATATTGATAAAGTAGGACATGTAATTTTACTAACCAATTTGTATAATCACGTAGATACTAGTTACTACCACAAGTTATTACATAGTGGTCCAAAGGTACTAAAATCTAAATTTAAGATTAGCTATTCTCTTATTTTACATAGTGAAACCCCAAAACTAAATATAGAACAGTCTCTTATGTATCAGGATATTTTGAATGAAATATCATATGCAGATATGTCAATTAGTGAATTAAGAAAAATATATGATGAGTATGAACCGCTTTTAAAAATAGAAAGTATATGCAAACATTATTTAAATTTAAAAGAAGACTTGTCTATTGCTAAGAATAAAATCAGAAAACAAATATTGAAGGAAATACAGAATATAGAAAGTGAACATCCAGAATTTGAAACTCAATTATCTCTCTACCACAAGATGGTGGAAATCAAAGCAGGTATTCAAAAACACGAAACGTATAAAGGGTATGCAGAAAGTTATATTGATAATCAAGTTGCTGCAATTGATAATATTTTGAATGAGAATCATTTTGTAGACAAGAAGAGAGAAATGGCATCAGCTATTCATGAAATACACCCACTTGTGTTTTCAGACATGTATGAAAAGTATGATGGATTTAAGAAATATTCTTATGTAGATATTTTCTGTTTGCTTAGTTGCATGTATGATATTAAAGTATCAGATGAAAAAAAAGAACATTTACCAAGTGAATTGAAGAGTGAATTAAAATATATGTCTGATCGAATGGAATATTATAATGATCAAGAAGTAAAATATGAATTGTGTTCATCTTACACTACAATACAATACGATATGATGAAATATGTAAAACAATGGCTAAACGGTTGTACGAATGAAACAGAAGCTGTGCAATTAATACATGAAATGAAGAGAGAAAAAGAATGGTTTACGGGGGATTTTATTAAGTGTTGTTTAAAGCTAGTGAATATGGCAAAAGAACTAGAAGATGTATGTGATCTGGATTTCCTAGAAAAGATTAAGGAAGGATCCAAGTTATTAAAGTTTGTTTGTACTAATGAATCACTTTATTTATAAAATAAAATCAAAGGCAGAATATTAAACCAATTGCAGTTTCACCTTGTTTCTAAGAGTAGATTCATCATGAAACACATATAATTTAAAAGAATAGTCAGAACATTCTGTCAAATCATCTATGGTAGTCAAATCGTATATCAAATTTAAATCGTGAATATGAACCTGATAACGGAATTTATTATCTGTACGTATTATTTTATCATATACATATCCTTTGTATATTTTATGTTTTTCAGTTTCAAATATTGATAATATTTTACATTTATTCTGTACTTTTTTAATACTTTTAAAACACTTATTGATATAGTCCAATTTATTAAACCATTTACTATAAAACACATCTGCATTTTCACTATGCTGAAATATATTTTCTCTCTTAGATAATTGATACAGATTTAATATATCAATTAGCCGACGTATGGGAGAAGTAATATGTAAATAATTTACTTGTTCGTTATATATCTCATAATCAGATGATTGATTCTTCATGAAATCATAATTATGAGATGCAACATTTTTGTAAATTCCGTCTTTATACTCTTTCATAGTTGTAGCACTATTTGTATTGAATAATATCATAATTTTACTTATTAATTCATTTGCGGTCTTTGTCTTGAATATAGATCTAATTTTTTGATAATCTTCATTTTCATCCAAGTTTGTATCATATGTATAATTGTGTTTTATTTTAACAACATATATACCAAACTTATATTCACGTGTATCCATATTAATATCCATCGCCAGGCATATACGATGGCATCCTTCATTTAAACTACATAGCTCGGCTAATGCGCTTGGTAGCATATTACGTTTTTTATCGGGCAAATATATATTAGATATTCTGTTTGTAAATGATTCCCATACGTTCAGATAGTCCATGATAATGGGTACATGACTAATGTATACACTCAACACGTTGTCTTTGATACTAATTGCATCATCCAGATCTATACTGCCTGGTGCATCTATTGTAAAAATGTTACCCTTGCGTAGCGGAATTGAATATTGATTCACAATTTTACTAATTACATCTTCGTTTTTTAATGCCTTGTTTACATCCTTAGTAAATGATTGAATTGAAATATTCAATGATTTACAATATAGCATATATTCGTAAAAATGCTCTGGAACTTCAACACTTCCAAGATTTTGTGTAATAGATCCTCTGGCCAAATCATTGTCCCAATTTATAAACTGAAAAGTAATGTATAAATATTTTGTATTTTTTATAAATGTTACAGGAATTGAATACGGGATGATAAAAAAAGGATATCTTTTATCATCTGGTTTACACAAATACAAAAACTTTCCATCTTTTCCATAGGTTTTTGTTAAATCAAGTACACCAGGTATGTATTTATCAATTCTTACAGGCGAATGTATGATTTCACCATCTGAATTGAATGTGTCGTTATTAAATATTTTGGATGGCGGAGTTATATTAACTTTTTGAAATGTGTTTGTTTCGTATACTTCATATTCAGTTTGATTCGTGAACACAATCTTGTACATGTATATATTGTAATTTTTTATTTATATTATTATGTTTAAGATGATAACATATTGCGTCGGGTATCCATATTTTCACATCATTAAGGTTTGATCTATTACTATCTACAAATATTAGATAATCGTATATATATTTTCTTTTTATACTGTGCGCCATTCTACCTTTTTTGTTAGAAAAGTAAATATCGTCCAATGGAAGAATAATATTACAATAAACGAGTTGCTGTAATGTTATTTCGCACAAATTTGAACTTCGTGTACTTAATATAACCAATCTACTATTAGAGTCTTCAATTCTTCTCAATAAACAATCAAACTCATATTGATCTAACATTATTGGAATATTAAATGATATGAGTTGTAACCATCTCCGATATACTTCTATGTGATTAGAATATTTTAAATTATCTTCCCACCATTTGTCATACATTCCATCAAAATGTATCAATGTTTCATCTAAATCCATAATCACCAATGAATATGGTAAAACATCTATTTCGTTGTAATTTCTTATCTTCATATATTATCACTATTTAATTATTTAAACATTTTAATTGTTCTATACAATTTTTATAACTATCAAAATTTTCAAACATAACTTTTGTTATTTCAGCAGGTGAATATTTAAACTCAGTGAGATTATTAATTAGATCTATCTCTACTGGATGCAATACAATATCATAAAATTTTTCAATAAATTCAATTACCATATTGTTTGTACAGTTTGTAAATTCACATATTAAATCAATTCGTCCTGGACGTATTAATGCTTTATCTAATAATTTTGGAAAATTAGTTGTCATGATAATAATACGCCCAGGTGCTTCCAAAATACCATCTAATATGTTGAGTAGACATGACAGAGAGAGTTTTTCATTAGAAAATAGTTCTTCTCTTTCTTTTTCTTTTTCATCAAAGCAGTTTTTATGAGTCATGGGTTCAGTAATAATAGTTGAAAATCCATCGTTTTTTTCAAATGTTTCAAATTCCTTTCTCTCCAATACAATGTCATTATCATTACAATCAATATCTTCAAATACATAAATTCGGTTATATATAGGTATAACAAATTGTTCTGTTTTACCATTTTGTACAACATTAATCGTGTCGTTGAAAAATAGATTTTCCATTTGGGTTTTAGTAACATACTTGTGCAATTTAATATTAATAATATGACGCCGCATTTCATTGGCAACACATTTAATAGTTGATGTTTTACCACCTCCGGGTGGTCCTGATAAAAGTAATCCTAGTGTATAAGGAATCCCTTTTTCATTATACCATTTTTGATTTTGTTTGAAAAAATTGACGCGTTTTTCAATTAGCTTAGATTCTGCTCCAATTACATTTTTGAATTGTCGATTAGTTACAAATGGTTTCATCGTAAATGAAACAAATGGCGGCATTTTGTTATACTCGCTCTTATTGATCTTTCCAGTAGAAATATCATTAAAATAATATAATCTGTCACCCAACTTATTCTGAACTTTGATAGTATAATTGTATTCTATTTTCTTAATGAATGCTCTCAAATCTTCTACATTCATAGTATAACTGTATATCTCTATGGTTTGCGATGTATCTTCATCATTGATATCTTCTTTCAATAAACATATATATATTTCATTCAATTCATCAATTAAAATAGGGTTTTTATGATTTAACATAAAATTTTGTTTTGAATACAATATACTCTGAATATTAGGACGTGATGTAATAAAATCCAACAAAGAATGTGCCAATATATCATTTGTCTGTTTCAAATAAATGTCAAATGTGATAGAAGACTGCTTTTCTTTGATAGTTGGTGTCAGAGTAATCATTTTTTTTTCAAAGTATTTGTTAAAGTAAATAGTGAGATGAGGTAAAAATGATATAAACTTATCAATTACATATAGTGCAAAAAAACTATACATTAATGTATATATGGTTACTTCATTTGAAGTTGATTTATACATTAAGAGGGTCATCATCTGAGAACGCATTGAATCCATTTAATGAAAATATAAGTATTATTTAAGTTAATTCTGCTAATTTTATAATATCATGAGCAGAAATGTCATATGAAGTTTCTTTTTTAATACGAAACCACGGATGTTTTTTCTTTTGTTTAATAGAATATTCTATATTTGTAATTATTTCAACTTTATCGCGTGCTATTTTCTTTTCAAGTTTTTCAATTTCTATCATCCATTCAAGATTATCAATATATGTATGATGTATATTAATAGTCATTTCTAAAATATTATAGTAGGATATAAATAAATTAAATAATCCAGTAAATTTTATTTTATCATTAATTAAATTTAAACTTGTAATTTCTTCTATTATATATGATATCTTTTTAGAATAATCTATTATTTTGAAGACATTCCATATGGATATTTTTTTATTGTGACGACTTTTAAACTTTTTAATTGCATGGTATATATCGCGTATCTCAATTGTGACAGATGTATCATGTTCATTTATTTCACCATCTATGATAGATTTCAATATCATATAATCTTTGAAATTTCCTTCAAAAAGAGAACGCTCTTTAAATAAAGGTTTTACAATAGGCGACGACAATAAACGAATATACATATTCAATATGTTGATTAATGTTTCAATGTCGTATTCATTAAAACTATTTAAACTAGTTTGCCATAAATATTTGCTTTGAATATATTCATTTACCTTCATCATAAATCCAGTAAATATCGGAATTAATGGTGCTAATATAATAGTAGAACCTAATACAAAATCCAATGAAGCAGTTGTAGCAACAATTGTACTTGTTAGTATAACACTTTTATATAAATTATATTTACCCATAGTTTTCATGTCATTAATTAAAATTTTGTGATCAGATAATATTTTATCTGTTTGTCCATACAGTTCCATGTTACTTGCAGCATTAGGGTGGTTTTGATGTACTATTTGTAAATCTAAGTTTTTTATTTCATTATTATTGGATTTCTCCTTATTCATACTCAATAAATTTTCGTAATTAATAGCTTTTGGAATTTTATTTTGGGTAAATGATTTGGGCGTAAATGATTTTTCTTTAAAACTCTTTGTTTTATTAGGTATATAATTCATATTGACTCTTTCGCCTAATAGAAGTTTTAATTGTGACCCTTTATTCTTAAAAGTAATATTATTACCGCGATTACTTTTGTTGCTTCGAGTAAGACCGACTGCTTTACGCATTTTACCAACAAAATTGTACATATAATATACAATTATTTTTTCCATAGCTTGTCCACTAAATTGTATTCAATGCATTTGTCTGATGTAAGCCAAAGATCTTTCTTCAATAGTTTCCGCAATTCCCTATCTGGAATAGATGTATTATTCTTGTATAGTGTTCTAATTCGCACCATCAACCCTTTAAGATTGTTGTATTGGTCGTCAATTTCTGCCATCTTTCCCCAACATTCTGATGACAATTGATGAATTAGCATGTGTGCATTTGGACGCATGTAGCGCTTTGTTCCACAAATGCTAATGAGTGTGCCTGCTGATGCAGTCGATCCTTCAATGATAGTATGAACTGGCACTCGGCTTGCTTGAATATAGTCAATCGCATTGAACGCGGAGAAAATACAGCCACCATATGAGTTTATATGCAAATAAATAGGCATTAATTTTGTACTCGTTAGTCGTGAAAGAGTACTACAATATTCCTCAGCTTCTTTTAGCAAATTAATCAGAGTATGTATGGATTGCCTGTCAACCTCCGAATAAAAGTAAATATGATTGAGTTCCGAGTGAATCTTTTCTCGTTCAGGTTCATCCTTTTCCATTGTATTTATTTATCTATTATATTTAAATTATTTTACTATATATATATGCCACACCGAGTCAGACGATACAGAGATAACATACGAGACATGCTTCATGAACTAAAATTGATGAGAGATAAAGGTGAAATTCACGTTCCACCAGATATGAGTGAAAATGAATTTGAAGAAATAATGAAAAAAATAGACAAACATTACGCAGAGGATGGTGTAAACGTTCATCATCCTCTTACTCGCGGAAGAATTACTGATCCCAGCTCAATAGAACACATTACTAAATTTTTTCAACACATATATGCTACATCAAACAGTTTGGCCAATTTTAGGGCTAGAACTAGAAATACCCAAAATAGAAGAGCACAAGCCGCGGTAAATAGAATAGCCGCAGCAGCTGTGGCAAGAGATGCTCGTAGAAGAATAGAGATTCCAAGAGAAGCAGCCGCAGCAGCAGCATCTAGAAGTGCTACTAGATCTGCTGGTAGAAATGCAGCAAGACATGCTGCACTTGTAGCAATTATATCAAGATCTAGACGAGAAAGAAGAACTCCTAGGGTATCGAGGTCAAGTTCAAATTCAAATTCAGGTTCAAATACGAATAGTTCTACATCTAGCAGAAGTGCGAGGTCAAGATCTAGCAGACGTACGAGAAGTGGAACAAGAGTTTAATTGTATTTTAAAAAAACGAACTCATAGGGTTAAACATTGCCAAATCAGTGCTGCTAGCCACATTAGGGTTATAGCCAGGTTTTTTTTGTGGTGGAGGTTGTGGAGAAGGTTGTACGGATGATTCACGAATATTCATATTGCTAAGCATTGGATTCGACGTTTCAGCGATTATTTCATTTTTCGAATTTTTATTTTTCGAAATTTTCTTTTTTGAATTTATATTCAAAAAATCATTTTTCATACTTTCGTACATTGCTGGTAAATGTTCATTTTCACTCCCTTGGATTTTAGGAGTAGATTGTACTGGTGAAGTTTTATTTATACTATTTAAATATGCATTCTTTCTCTTGTTCAGTTCTACCATACGTTGCGCACCGCTGTGTAATGCTCGTCCAGACGCCATGCTTGCTTCAATACGTTCACGTAATTTTGGATCTAGTTCTAGTTCTGAGTATATTCCCATGTATCTTTCTAATGGTCTAAATATCTTATTATCTAATTTTTGCCCCACAGATTGAGATAAACTTTTTATGTTATTATATGTACTCATTCCGCCTAGTTTTGTTTGATTGTTTGGTGTAGAAGGTTCTACTGATGCAGTGTTTCGAACATCATTTAATTGAACAGTGCTATTAAGTTCATCAAAAGAAACTGGCTCTTCTGATCCACTGTTTTGATTTTCTTCTTCTTCTAATAGTTGATTAATTTGTGTAGTTAAATAAAGTTCACTTAGAGGATTTTGTGAATTTTGTGCCTCAATCTCATTAATTTTTTCATTAATTATTTTTTCAATCTCTTCCGGCTTAGGGATTTTATTTTCATTATTTTTATTAAATTGTTTTTGTTTATTATGTTCTAGTATTTGATTTAACAAGTCACAAAACACATTAAACGGGGTTTCAAATTCTAAAACTAACTCGGCATAAAATTTTTCACAATGGTCTATATTCTGAAATTCAAATATTTTGGCGTGAATATCTTCGAGGGGATTATAAGATGGCGATTTAGATATCTTAGCACGAACTATATTGGCTTGTTGAATAAATTTGGTAACTTTAAGTGCATGTGAGTACTTTAATGTACTTTCTAATTTTTTTAATCTAGTATATTCTTCGACTAGTGTTATTTGCCTTCCTTTCACACCTTTTTCTATTGTTCCATCAGGCAAATACTTATATATACCATTTGAATCTACTTGAACTAATACTCTTGACGGAGTTTTACACTCATATAACTTTGGACCAACTATCCACTTGCGTGGTTTAGTACAGCCAATCGCAAGCATTAATGACTTTACTTGTACTCTTTTTACTTTTAAAGTAAGTTCCATTTCAGAAAATAAATCTTTAATATTTTTAGTTGTATCTATTATTAATCCATTAAGATATTTTTTATATAGTCGCATACATTCTTCTGTATCAATAGGTCCTACTATATTAGCTTTAGCTATTTTTGGTTCTGCGCATTCCATATTTATAATTTGCAATGCATTTTGATTGTCTTTAAAAACACGAGTTAACATTTTTAAAATTTTCGATGTAGATACTAATAATAGTGTAGTAGCTTGACCAACCAAACTAAGTGTTCCGAATGTAATATTTGAACCTAAACTTAGTGTACTGACGAGACGAACACTTGATTTACCCGAAATATGTCCAGCAAGCTCGATTGCAACGCCAAGTTTTTTGGTTACAATAGAAGCCCCATGTATTATACTTGCAGATGATTCAGCTCCTGCTGCAACTAATCCAACGCCTGCCTCACCTAATTTAGTAAATGATTGCATAGCTGTAAGTTCAGGTTCAGGTTGTTCTGGTGTGAACATACTCGCAAACTTATTATATAAACTTGATGATGTAACCTTAGATAATTGAGTTGCTCCGCCTCTACGTCTAGTCTTTTTATTTCTTTTATTTTTAGTTTTACGTTTATATTGTCTTGTCTTCATTATAATATTAATATATATTAATTATCCATAATTTGATTCAAACCATAATACAAACATAATATTGATTAAGCTCGAATATAAATAGGCTGTATCTTTAAAAGGAGTGCCTAAATCAGATTGTTTATACTTAAACAAATAAAACATTATACTGAAACTATACATAACTAATATAGTTTCTGCAATTAATTTCCATCCAGAATATTGGTCCAACTTAATTAAATTGTAACTCCATACACCTCGAAGCAAGTAATTGATAGTTACGCACAACAACCCACTTAAAATAAATACAAAACAATTCGTAGTTTCATGTAATTCATAAGAAGGTATGTACATAAATTCTCCGAATACTAAGAAGATGATCATAAAGTGAGAGAAAAAACTAGTAAATGACAATTGGTGTATTTTTAATTTTTGTCTAGGATATAAAAAATAGAAATACAATACACTAACAGTAAGCGCAAGTGGGGCAACCATTTTAAAAAATTTATCAGATTTGATATTTAATAGGGCCATTACAAAATACGCAAAAAGTAAAAATATAGTATGATGAGTTAATTGAGAGAAATACCAACATAATTTATCTGCAAATGATTTATCATGAATTACTTTACCTTTAATAATTGCTTCATTGGGAAAAAAATCGGCACCATTATTATTTGCATGAAATGCAGATACAAAACTCAAACAAATTGTAATAAATAAAAAAATAGTGCCGATCAAATAAAACGGAGTTCGTTCAGTAAATTTCATAAAGAAATAACATTTAAGTATTTATACTATTTAAATATCATTATATTAATATTTTTACTAGTCATCAAAATAAATTCACAACAGTATATATGAACCTGTTCCTTATTAGCATATTTATTTTAATATCTATTATATTAGTAACTCGGACATTTCAAGAGACGAGAGAGGGCGCAACATGTAAAAAAAAATATTTGTATTATCATCCTCCAATTAGAGATAAATTAGATAGACAAAAAATAGACGTACATAAATTAGGCTGTAACAACACAAGATTTAATTATTACTTTATATAATAAGTATACTATTCGGAAAAATACAAAAATAAATAAGTCCAAACATTCCAATTACGTACACATAAATCAAACAATTGATTACATCCACCATTTTTTTTGCTTCTTTCTGACGATTCTCATTATACAAATCAATCATGTACATACTATAATAATTTAGTTATATTTATATTATTTACGTAATCCCATAAAAAATTAGCATGATTCAGGATTGTTTTATATTGAACTTTTTCTATTATTGCATCATCTAATGCTTTAATGTAAACTCCCCAATAATTTGGTACAAAAATCATTTCCTTTTCTGTTAGGGTTATTTGTAAAATCTTAGAATGATTTTCTATATTGTCTGTTAATACATCTTTATACTTGGGATGTATCACATGTACTTTTACAATACCTTTGTGAACTATATAAAAATTACGACATTCTAAATTAAAGTGTTTGGGTAAGAATTTATTTTTTTTTAATTTATATACATAATCATTTGTAAAAAATTTAACAAATGGTTCAATAAATGATATAGGTTCGTATGTTTTTGTATATGTCCCTTTATCTATTTTAATACATTCTTTCAATTGTATTGGTTGTACTATATCGTTTCCATTAATAATAAAAGGTAATTTGTAATATACAGTATTAGTTATTTCTTCTCTCGTGATGTCTTTCAAAATGGAAAGATAGTTTTCTGGATGAATCACAAAATGAAGATATATGTGAATTGCAGTCATTATTAATAAAAAGTAAATAATAATTTTCATTAATATGTCTATATATCTTTTTATCTCTATTCATCCGAACATTTTGGTGCAATATAATAATTAAATTTGGTTGTTGTATCTTTAAATGTTATCATAAGAGGGTTTTCCTCATCTAGAAACAAGTGAATGTTTGGGTATATGATACCCAATTTAGTTATATACTGTATGTATTTAATGCAAAATTTACCCTTGAAAGTATAGTTTTCTATAACATTGAACTCTTCGAGACATTCATTTTTAATTTCAATTTTAAGTGTTCCTTCATGATTAGATGCGGTTAAATATAGCTTGTCGTCGGAGCATTCAATTTCTATTTCTTCACCAAACATAGAAAGTTCATTAATGTACTTATCAAATGTTCGTGTTTTTATAACAAAATCTAGGTTTGTATCCTTTTCGGTAGGTTTTAATATATCTCTTTCAATATCCATCAAGGGAATCTGAAACAATTTCTGCTGCTTTTCATGTATCAAATGTATATGTATTTTATCAGTATCTTCTATGATGACCTCGATCAAACAATTCATTGTATACATAGCCATAACTTTAACCATGATAGAAGTTGATACACTGTATGTAGTATTTTCTGCTTCGTAAAAATGAAACCACTCCGCAGGAAAGTAGACATTCAATAAACATACGTGCGAACTATCCATCACTTGTATAAATATATTTTCAGGTGTGCACATAAACGTAGTATCATTACTTAAATTTTTTATAACTTTAAATAATTCAATAAACTCAGCTGCACGTTCTTCACTTTTGATCTGGAATTTCATTTTTTAATACTATATATTTTGTTTTTAAGTTATTCAATTTTATTCTTCACTTTCAACTGACTGTTCGGTAGGATTTCTTTTAAGTTTCATTACTTCTATGTTAGTCTCCATAGAGAAAGTTTGTATTTTAAGTAGTGTTTTTTTAGTCTCTTTCATTTCTTCTAAAAGAGAAGAATATTGTTGTTTGAAGTATTCAACACTTTCCTTGTTGTTTGTGTCTGGTTTAACATTGGTAAGTAACGCTACTTGGTCTTTTAACTGAGCAACATCTCTTGTAAGTGAAACGATTAATTCGTTATGTTTAAGTAGTACAGCTAATGGATTCATTGGATTCATGTTATTTGTAGGCGCACTCTGGGGTGTTCTTTCAACGACTGTATTTTCGGGCATATTAGGAGTATTGGGTGGACCTGCACGTCTTCTTCTAGCGGATGCTAAACCAGCAGAACCACTCATATAATAATTACTATTAATAAACAAATTAGACTATTTACGCAATTGATTATTTTAATTTCTTAATCTATATTAATGGATACTGAAACTTTGATTGGTGGAGAAAGTTCTTCTTTTGTAAGTTATATGTTTTCTCTATCAGAAGGAGAAAAGGTAGATCTATTAAATATGTTTCAATATGTAGTGTTGGCAATTATTCCTATTTTACTAGTAAATAAATTTATGAGTGTTTATATACCTCCGATTGATCGCAGTAAATCTACAATAGAGCTTACAACAGAGTTATTAATACACTTGATTGTTTTGTTTGCCTTTATTTATTTTGTACACAAGTTTATATTATTTATTCCTACATACAGTAAAAATCCATATCCTTCTATTAATTTTATACCAATTATTTTACCAGTTTTAATAATACTATTTAGTTTAGATAAAAATCTCAACGAAAAAGCAAACATATTGATGAATAAGTTATTTGTTATGATTGGTTTAAGTAAAGAAAACTTTCAAGACGGCGAAGAAGAAGATTGTAAAACACCCCCAAAGAAAAATGCAAATGCTGGTGTAGAATTAATGCCTCCACCAAGAACATCAAGTCAAATGGTAGTGAATCATGACCATCAAGAACCCCCTTGTGTAAAAAGTGATGGAGGATATGGTCAACAACCAGGTATTCAGGATTATGGACCACTTGCAGCAAATGATTTTGGAGGCGGGTATAGCTCATATTAATGTATTAAACTTACAAGTCGTATAGAAACATTCATTATTTATTAGAAATCAATAAAAATTTAGAGAAAAAGAAGTAAATATAATAATGAATACAGAACTTGACAAAATAGCAGATGAATTAAAAAATAGTAATTTGACATCATCCGGTGAAATAAAAGAAATGAAAAATAACATTTTACAGCGAATGTTATTTGACAGGGATGAATTAAAAATGTATCATAAGTTATTAACGCATTATAGATACATTGATGAAATAGATGAATTAAAATATGGAAGTTATATCCGATGGTTTAAACTAAAAGATAAAGAAACATTAAAATTAATGAATGGAGGATTCATAATAGAAATCAAACAAAATAGTAAAAATGAAATTGTTATTGTTTGTAAAAATTATGGGCGTGTGTTTAGTTTAAAAATGAATGAGACAATTATCTTTCAAAAAAATACATCACAAGAAGAATTATTGATTAAAATATTAGACTACGTCAAGGGAGTATAGTTTCAATGTTCTAGCGCTTGCATCTGTCGCAGATACGTATTTTGGCATCCAATAATATGGAATTAGATGATCACAATTTGGATAATAATTATCGAATATCCTTCTATAATATTTTTGTTCCTTTGTAATAGGTGGATTATAATAATATATATTATCTAGTTCGGTTTGATCGGTTTCTTGCTCTAATCTTTCTTGAATGATTTGATACCATGATCGGTTCAAACCACTCACTCCGTCGCTAAATGCTTCTTTTTTACGAAAAAGAATTTCTTTTGGCAATAATGTTGGGTCTAATTTATCTATGGTATTACGCATAAATGATTTTTCTATTTTTCTAGATAATGTATGGTTTCTTAGTTCAATTGGAATACTCAAATAATAATTGACTAGGTGAACATCTAGATAAGGAGTTCTTCCTTCAAGTCCGTGGCTTGATATAGACTTGTCGCTGCGTAGTACATCAAAATGTTGAATATTAGATAATAGACGTTTACATTCCTTGTCGAATTCATATGAAGTTGGGCATGCATGAAAATACATGTATCCACCCATCAATTCATCAGCCCCATCACCATTTAAAATAACTTTTGCTTGGCTGTGTTCTTTAATATATTTACCAATCAACCAATTACCTACACTTGCTCGAACAGTTGTAGTATCGTACGACTCAATGTCTTTGATTACATTTGGTATTGCTTTAAAAAATTCTTCTTCACTACATATAATAGTTGTATGCTTGCTCTTGATGTGTTCTGCTACCTTTGAAGCATATTTCAAATCTTCTGAATCAGGCAAGCCAATACTATATGTTTCTAGAACTTGTCCTTTTTCTCTACTATATCTTGCTGCAAGAGCTGCTACTAAACTACTATCTAAACCCCCAGAGAGTAAACATGCTATTGGGCGTTCTGTATTAGATACTCTTTTGTAAACAGCCAGGCGAAAATAATCATATAATCCATTTTCGTAATATTTTTCGTCACATGGAGTTTGTATAGTATAACTATTGCGCGTTACAGTGGTATTGATCAACATATATGTTCCAGGCTTGAATTGTTCAATGGACCAAGGCACAATAGATTTCAGCATAGGTTCTAAATCCGATGCAAAACAATATTTGTTCTTAATATTTGCTATATATAATGGTCGTATACCATATGGATCACGGGCGATGAAAAATTCGCATTTTGCCAAATCATAAAGAACAAATACAAACTCACCATCAAGGTATTCTAAACATTTAATACCATATTTTGAATACATTGCAACAATAACTTCACAATCACTTTGTGTTTTTACTTCTAGCTCATGATCGCGAATTAGTTCAGTATAGTTATATATCTCTCCATTACAAACCAATACATAATCTTTGTAATACAATGGTTGATTAGATTCATCATTCAAACCATTAATTGCCAAACGATGAAACCCCAAATAATTATTATTAATTTTAATCATTTTTGACATTTCTGGGCCTCGTTTAGAACCCAATTTAAAAGCATCAGATGGGTCAGACTCGGACTCAATCAATGCAAAAATACCACACATACTATATGATAGTTTAAATTTTTAAATTATTATATATTAATAATATAATGAATATTGAATATGATAACGAATTAAATACACGAATCACTACAAGAGATTTCCCATCACAACAATTAAGGCCATTGTATGAAGTCAGATCTGTTTCTACAAAATATAGTTTTTTTCAGACAGTTGAAGAGAGAATGCCTTCCAAAGTTCCGATACATGATTATAATAATTATTCATCAGAAGTATTTAACCCGGGGTATAGAGGGCCAGTTGATTTTTATATGAAAGAGATAGACACTGAAATGAAATTAAGGAACCAGTTTATGTCATTACAAAAAGGGGACCAATCTGTTTATGTACCTGATGTAAATAGTACATTATACGAATATCCGCTGGCAATCAAACCAGAAAAATATTCTAAAACGGATACTTGTTCAAAATTGGCACCTGTTAATTTAGCACCAAACACATTTTATAACCAAACTCGTATGAATTTGCGTATTTAAAGGATTTAATATTTCATATGTATTATGAAATAATGTCTAAACCAAATAAAACGCAAATCAAGAGAGAATTCATCATGAAACACAAGGAACAAATAATGAAGATAGTAACTGAAATGTTGAATAAAGATGCACCTATAACATTCAATAATTATGATATATACAAAGAACCATTTATGACATTTGCACAAGATATCATAGAAAAACACACTTTATTAAATGAGCCAAAAATAGAATATATGATAAAGGATGCTGAATTGATAGATAAACAAATACTCATTAAACCAAAAACAAAGAGTGTCGTAGAAATAATGAAAAAATATAATGATAATATATGAAAAGTTTTAAATTATTAAACTGTCATCCAAAAAAAACAAGAAAAAATAATACATGTTATGATGATAAGACCATTTTTAAATTAAAAGAATTGTGGAATAAAAATAATTATGAAAAAATAACTTCTACAACTCCAGCATCAATATGGGATGAGTTAAAAGTAAAAATAACAGAATGCAGTAATGAATTGTGTTGGTTAGATAAATTGGTTCCTGAAAATGATAAAAGAAAAAAAATAAAAAGTGAAAATTTTGTACCAGAAGCACCATTAGCAGAATGGAAAAAATATAATAATTGGTTAAGTAGTAAAGAATTTGATGATATTATGGGACAATATATGGAAGTATATAGTAACTTTTTATATTTAGGTCCATCGCCAATCGATTTTGATTTAATTGAAAATGGGAAATGTGTATGGCCTACAATATGTAATTTAAACATGAGAGATCAAATTAAAAAAGGTGTAACTAAGATTGGTATAGTATTAAATCTAGATACACACAATGAATCGGGTAGCCACTGGGTTGGTATTTTTATAGATATTAATAAAAAATTCATCTTTTATTTTGATTCAACTGGTAAAACATATCCTGATGAAGTTGCAAAATTAAATGCACGTGTAAAGGAACAGTGTGCTAATTTAAATATTCACCTGGATGAAATTAATAATAAATCAATCAAACATCAACATGGGCCTTCTGAATGCGGTATGTACGTATTGTATTTTATTATATCATTATTATTAGAAACAAAGGAGAAAGAATTCTTTTTGAAAGAGAGAATAAGTGATAATGATGTAAGCAAATTAAGAGATGTTTATTTTAATAAACTATAATTTAAATGTTTTTTGAATAGTATACTACATGAATACCATTCAAAACAAAAGTTATTTATGGGACCAATGTTCACAAAAGGGTTTATTTGTAAACATACCTTCAAATTCGTCAGAAAAGGTGCAAGCTTTATTTGAATCAGCAGTGGAAAGATTTTCTGGTAAAAAAGAAGATATATCTGTATTAAATCAACAATTTTTGGATTCTTTTAAAGACGAAATTGTAAAGATGAATTCATTTGAAGAGAGGCAAAAAGAGTACGATGAAATGCTTAAAAATAAGCCGGCACCAATTGACTTTACAGAAAAAGCAGATGAACCACATAAAGAAATGTGGGCGCCGGCAGTTCAAGAACCACGTAAAGAAGTTGACTGGGCTCAGGTGATTAAAAGTCAAAATGATATTTTAATAAAAATATTAGAAACACAAATAAAAATAATGTATATGCTTCAAAAAAAATAAAGAGTATTATTAATGAAACTAGAAATTGTAATATTTTTATTAGCTGTTTTGTTACTATGTATACTTATTTATAATTTAAGAAAAAAAGAGGGTATGTGTGATAAAAAATGCAGCAAGAAAGATGACTGTTCTGGCACCGATTTGAGTGACTGTTTGGTTAAGTTACATTCGTGCCCAGAACCAGAACCAGCAGAAGATATTAAATGTATTGCCGATTTTGGAACATCAGTTGGCGATCCATTGTGTTGTGGCCAAGAAGGTGTATTACAAGATACTCGTTACGTGTGTCCAAATACACTAAAAAAGTGTCAAAATTTCAAGTGTGGTAGCGCTTTTGGTAAATGCGTCTCAGAATAATACAGCCTTACCATCATCTATGTATCCTATTTCAACATTTATATGTTCTTTGAATGACTTATAATCATATAATTTTTGTGGTATGGACTCTGTATCCACTGCATACACTACTGGGTTTCCATCTGTCATAACTTCCTTCTTGTATAATGTTATTTTGTGTTTTTGTACCCCTTGTTTTTCTAATGGCTCCAACTTATATTCAAGACCGGTAATCAATTTATCTTCGCGTGGTTTAAATGGGTATTGTACACATTTGTCTTTATAGTTCACAATACAGTCAATAGATGCTTCTTTCAGTGTGTCTAAAAACATTTTTGATAAATTTCTTTTTCTCTCCATAATTTCAAATAATGATTCGTCGGTTGTTTTTGAAGCATCTTGATTTTTTAATGATCCGTACTCACTTAGGTCTGTTTTGCTACCAAATGTTGAAATATACAAATATATAGTAACATCTCTCAATTCTTCTGGTAGATTAGAATGACTACATATGCGGCGCGCTCTTCCTATAACTTGATTTATACGTACGTGGTGCCAATAAGGTTCCATGATATGTACAAATCTAGTATTCTTTAAATCAATACCCTCTGCGCCTGATGCAGTAATCATAAGTAGTTTTATTATATCGCCATACATATTTTTATCTTGTATGTCTGGGAAAAATCCACTAAGTTGAGCAACTATATTATTAGGTAATGCATCATAATTGCTATTGAATATATTACGAATAATTTCTTTTTGTTCATTGGTTTCTGTTCCAGTGTATAATGCAAACACTTTCTTGTTTCCTATATATGTGTCCTTTGGATACATATGATCTAATACAACACCGTAACCACCCGAGGTTCTCTCTATTTTAAGCTGAACAAATCCATAATATTTTAAAATAATACTAAATATACCAATACCTTCAACTCGCCTGAAATTACTGTATAACAAATGACAGCCAATGTTATCTTCATTGATTACATTTCTTAATATTTCTTTCATTTTAGGACTATACATGTCTAATTCATTTGATGGAGCACTTTCGATTTGAACTAATTTAGGTATGTCGCTATTGAAATAATGATCTGGTCTGGAAGAAAACTCCGAAAGAACCCGCGATATTTGGCGCTGATAATCATTATCTACTTTGCGTTCTTCTACATCAGCCTCATCGAATTTACCATCTACATCATCTAATAATTCCTCATTCGTTAATAAATCAACATCTTCTTCGGCAGGCTCTTTTGATGAGGGTTTAGGTCTAGGCATTTCTTCTGGGAATGCAAAATTGCAGCATGACCGAGAGAAAACTCTATACGTTGAATTAAGTTCATCCTTGTTCTTTTTTCCTTTCATATCAGATTCTGTTTTTCTTTCAACATGTCTTACACCTGCATATACTTTAAGTTGATGCGGGCTCATAATTACGTTTACATAGTGAATATCTTCATCACCGTCCTTAACAATATGAGGCATTAGTTCAGATTTGTCTCCCAAATATGAAACCATTCCTATGATTTTACTTTGAAACCATTCTTTATTATTTATTTTTAAATCGGGAGTTACAAAATAACTATTAAATTCTAGATCAGTATCCGGTAACTTTTTATATTTTTGCATTTCTACATTTTTAATTTTGAAACGTGTTTCTTTTTGTAGAATTTTCAAAATTTCATCGTAAAATTGATCACGTGTCATGGTATCTTCATCATATACCATTTTTCCAGATGCTTCTTTCTTGTAACCATATGGATTTTGAACTATTGTTAGTTTTGCCCGTGGGCGATCATATTCTATAATATCAATAAATGGCAAATTCAATATTTCTTTGAAATAATCTAGATTTATTTTAGCATCACTCACATTAAAAGTAATTACAAGTGCAAATGTATAACCTCCAATCAAATTAAATAATACACCAAGTTCACATGGATAATTGATATATGGCGTACCTGTTAATGGTACAACCTTACAATTTTCTGCCATTAATATGGCCTCGTATATTTGTGTAGATACAGATGTCTTCTTTTTATTTAATTTATTTTGTATTCTGCTTACAAAATTGTGAACTTCGTCTATTATAATCACACTATTATCAAAAGGATTTACTGTACCCCCCTGAGTATATTCTTTTGTCCATTTTTTAATATTAATACCGTTGTAATTAATAAAATTATATTTACTTTTAATCATCAATTCTATTTGTGCTTCAATAATTTGTTTTTGTCTTTCATCTAATTGGTCAAAGTTAGGTTCTTCATCTGGCAAAATCATCCAAACGCCCCCCTGGCTTCTAATAAATGCTAGAATTTCTTTTTGTGATTTGAAATATTCTTCTGTGATACCCGTTATTTGAAAAAAAGATTTTATAAGTGGATCAGATGATTCATCGAATTCTTCAAAAATCCAATGATTTTTTTTCTTGAATAATTGATCGCCACAATATTTCATCTGTGTTCTATAATTTGCTTGCAAGGAAGCAGGTGTCATAATAAATATACGGTGCGTATTTTTCATACCTTCCATGATAGTAATTGAGCTGCATGTTTTACCAGACCCCAAACCATGATACAAGAGCAGACCTCTGTATGGCGTATATGAATTTAAGTATCGCGATACAATCATTTGATGTGTCAAAGGTTCAAAATCTTTTGCTCCTGAATCACATGTAGCAGTATCTTTCTTAAAATCTAATTTAAGCATTTTACGCCTTATCTGATCAATGAATTGTACACGATTATTTAAGTATACACTTTCAGGTATTACTAACTTTCCATGCTCTCTATTATATTTTTCTAACAATGCATCGTCTGTTATGTCGCTGACAAATGTATTTTCTGCTAATACAGCTGAGCGAATTGATTCCGGGCGTTTAAGTTTTTTTCTTACTAATCCCTGTAAAATAATTGTCTGATTTAATTTGACAGGTTTTCCAAAAACCTCTCTATCTACAAAATCTATACTTAATTCTTTTTGAAATTCTCGTAATGATTGTAATCTAGTTTTTAAATCTTCAATGATGGTTGTTGTTAATAATACAGGACCTCTTTGCTGAGGTATTAATTTAAATAATGCCAGGGCCATATAAAGTAGATGAATAAAATACTTTATTATACTTTGTCTATTTGTTTCAATGCTTCAAAACATGCGATTTGTTCTGCCTTCTTTTTTATTTTATGTGTTCCTGATGCAAAGTACACAAATGTATGATTATATTTTTTAATATTATCAAATGTCTTTATCTTGTCAAATGGTACTGCTGTATCTGGACTTTTACCATGAGAATCTTCTAGTGATAAAAATACACCCATAGTGTATCTCATTTCTTCGTCATGATTTAGAATAATGTATTCTGGTGTTTTCTTAAACTCTTTTTGAATTTTTACTTGAAAAATATTTTTGAAATTATCATCATTTTCCAAAATTTCATTCCAATCAACAATCTTATCAAATATAGACTCAATGAACAATTGACATATTTGAAAACCTGGACCACAGTTAAAATAATTTGAAAATAATCTAGAAGAATCGTCTATTTTTATTTGATTTGAGTCTAAGAATAATGCACCCAAGAATGCTTCAAATAAACAGCCCAATTTTTTATAATTACTTCTTATTTTTTTTTCTTCTGCATTCTTAGATATAATATACCATTTATTCAACCCCAATTTATATGCAAGCTTGCCTATATGATCATTTTTTACTAAACTTATTTTTTTTTCTGTCATAAATCCCTCATCTGCGTCTGGGAAACGTTTGTATAAATAAAATTTAGTGATACATTCTAAAATACCATCTCCTAAAAATTCAAGTCTTTCGTTTGATATTTTTTTTAACTCTATACAGTTATAAGGACGCTGTACTAATTTTATTTCATGATCATTCACATATGACCTATGAATGAAAGCTCTTTTAAACAAATCAATATTATTTATATTATAGAAAATATTAAATGAAGCTAGCAGCTGTTTAATATTTTCATTAGAAATTTCACTATTTTTGTCATTGTAAGGATTGTAGAGTTCTTCCATTATTAAAATAATAGTTTAATATTTATATATTTTTTTTATATATTATGAGTTCTAATCAATATTTATATTCATTAATTGATATACAAGAATTCAAATTAACAGCAAATGTAGTATCTACTATATACGACTATATTATTCAATCATCATGGAATGTTAGTAATATACGTGTATCTAATACGCTAGTCATTGGTGAAGATGGCCCAGAAGGATATGTTGCATCAATTAATGGAAGTGTTTTGATTCGCAATGATTGTAATATAAATCAGAATCTCTCTGTTATGGGTATAACAAGGATAAATACGCTTAATGTTATGAATGGAGCTAATATTTCTAGTACATTGAATGTAAGCAATATAATATTGTCAAATGATTTAATTATTGGCGGAAATATTACAAGTACATCCGACAAGCGTTTGAAAGAAAATATAATACCATTAAATGATTGTTTAAGTAAAATAACAAAAATAAGAGGTTATTCATTTACTAGAAATGATCTAGAAGATAAAAATAAAAAATATTTAGGATTACTTGCACAAGAAGTAGAAGAGGCTTTTCCAGATTTGGTTATAGAAACAAACGGTTTTAAATCAGTTAATTATCAATCGTTTGTTGCAATTTTATTGGAATGTATAAAGGAATTAAATGATAAATTAGAAAATAAAATATTATCATAGATTATATGCCTTATATTAGAAATATCGCTTCACGGGTTAATGGCGCTGATGCATGCGGCGGTGGTATGAAAAAACAGGGGTTGGTTTATGGTAGCGATCACGCGCGAATAAAGGGAAATTATTTAGCTCGTAATACTGCACTACCTAAAAATTTCGTATTTAGAAATAAGATACTTAGTGATTGCAACCCAGTAAAAGCAGTAAATACATATGTAAAAGTGCGTTTAACTTTAACTAATTAATAATTAAAGATATAATTTAATATTTTGTATGATCTCTATCGATTCACGTGAAGCAGATTTAATTAAAATATTTGAATTTTTGAAACACCCTATTAATACATCTTCATTACATTTAGGAGATGCATTAATAGATAACATCATCATTGAGAGAAAAACATTGACTGATCTTGCGTCGAGTATTAAAGATGGTAGATATAAAGAGCAGTCATTCCGTTTGGAAAAAGCATTAGAAGAAAATTATAAAGTGTTTTACATGATAGAAGGCAATTTAGATTTGTATACAGGAAGTATTCCGAAAGAAACACTTGTTAGTGCAATGTATAGTTTGATAAGTAAAGGATTTCAAGTTTTGTTGACTAAGAATACAAAAGAGACTGCGTTTTTCATGATACAGTTTTTTGAGAAAAATAAAAAAAACGAAAAGGAAGCAGAATCTGTAAAAGTGTATGAGGATACAATTGTAACGAAGCAAAAAAATACTAATATAACAAGAGATAACATTAGTATATTTATGTTGTGCCAAATACCAAGTATAAGCCATGTTACGGCGACAATTTTAATGGACAAGTATAAGCATATTACTACGTTAATAGAAGAAATGAAAAATCCTAATATTTTAGAAGAATTTGAGTATATAAATCCTAAAACAAATAAACCAAAAAAACTCAATAAAAATGTCATTCAAAAATTAAACGAATATTTAAAGTAAACCTATATTTTGATTATCTTTATCATATGATGGATATTGATTGCAATTGAATGGTGGGCGATCAATCGAATTGTCTTTCATGTATTGCATGTTTGGTGTGGTTTGAACTACTGGTAGATTATGATTCATTCCACCGATATTTAATGTTTGGTCAAAGCTTGGGCGAATTTCATACATTGGTGCCCCTTGCGCATCAAATACTTTTTCTAAATGTAAAATTGGACAATTAAGTTTATTTGCTCTTTGCCATTCAACAAATTCCTTGTAATCTTCTAAACTACTCATCTTCATAGGATTTACGCCTGGTACACCTGCATAATTTGGATTATATACCAAATAGTTATTTCCATCTTTGATTAATGTAGTTGGGCATTGTCCAGTGACAAATGGTTCAGATGGACGAGTCGATAGAAAATAAATACCAAATACAAAAAGTAATAATGTAAATAAAAAAATAATAGTTTGACACAGCTTTGTTTTAGTCATTTTTAATATATACCTATATTATAATATGCGTAAAAACCCAAGAGTTACAAAATATAACGGAAAAAATGCAAAGCAATTTGATGAGAAAATAAAACATGTTGATGGTATAGCATTATTTCATCATCCATCGTGCATTCACTGCGTAATGTTAAGGCCAAAATGGGAAATGATGAAGAAAAAGATAGACAATGATTGCGAGATTTTAGAAGTAGAAGTTAGTGCTCTCGAACAATCAAATAACTCAATGCGTAATGAGATTCAGGGATATCCTACCATTGTTCATATCAAAGACGGTAGAATAGCTCATCATTTCAAAGAAGAACGAAATATAGAAAATATGATTAAATTTATCAATCATCATATAAACAATAAAACCCAAAATTTAAATTACAATTATAAAATTGTTAAAAACGTAACAGGTAACAAACTTAAAAAAGTTAAAAAGACAAAGAGTAAACGTAAAAATCGCAAGACACGTAAAAATTGATTTATAGACAATGTCATATAGTATTATAAAAAATGGCTATCCGGTGCAAATTGATTGACTTTGTCGTATCTGAAAATGACAAATTCAAAATACAAATGTTTGGAATCAATGATAAACGAGAAACATTTTCCATTACAGTGAATGATTACAAACCATTTGTCTACGTAAAAGTGGGTACACATTGGAATAAATCAGACTGTGATGAATTTATAGATCATTTGAAAAAAATACCCGAATTTAAATATGTCGCAAATAATATTATAAACTACGAGTTGGTGCAGCGAAAAAAACTGTACGGGTTTGACGGAGGTAAATATTATAATTTTATTTGCATTTATTCTAAAAATATGCAATTTATTCATAAATTAAAAACACTTTATTATGATAAAGAGACACAACAAATCAACGAGGGTTATCTCTATAACGGAGTTTACACTACTATATACGAGTGTCATATACCTCCTCTTCTTCGGTTCTTTCACATACAAAAAATTAGTCCTTCTGGTTGGATTGAAATAAAAAATTATAAAAACTCTACACCACAGACGACGTGCGATTATGAAATTAGCTGTAAGTACAAGGATGTTACATCAATTGATGATGATACGTTGGTTCCTTACAAAATATGTAGTTTTGATATTGAAGCCAGTAGTAGTCATGGAGATTTTCCAGAAGCAATCAAAAACTACAAGAAGGTGGCGTACGATATTGTATATTATATATTAAATAATCAAATTGTAAAAGATGATATTAGTTATCTATTGAAAGAACTCTTATTAAATGTGTTTAGTTTCAAAGATTCATTGCAAATTGATAAATGTTATATGAAACACGCTTATACAGAAGAAGAATTTGAAAATAACTATTCTGAATTTGTAAAATCAGAATTAAAATATAGCAGAAAAATGGAATCAAAATTAAAATCTTATTTTGAAGATGAATCTGATATTAAAATTAAACAAGCAGATTGTTCTAATATTATCTCTCTTCTATCATCTGATATGGAATTACCTACACAAATGGCCTATCTACTTGATCTACTTGATGTAAATTTTCCAGAATTAAAAGGAGATGAAGTTACCTTTATAGGTAGTTCATTTATAAATTACGGTGAAGAAGAACCGTACTTGCAACACTGTATATGTATTCAAGATACTGCGCAAGTAAAATATGGACAGGTAATAGAATGCTATTCATCTGAAAAAGAAATATTGTGTGCGTGGACTGATCTAATACAACGGGAAGACCCAGATATCATTATCGGGTATAACATATTTGGTTTTGATTATAAATTCATGTTTGAAAGATCAACCGAAACAGATTGCGTTGATGAATTTATGAATCTTGGGCGTAGTGAAACATATGCAAAAGAATTACAAGAACAAAGCATCGTACTTGCATCTGGACCGTATGATTTGAAATGGATTAATATGACTGGAAGGTTGCAGATAGATTTATATACCTATATGCGTAAGGAATTTACACTTGGGTCATATAAATTGGATTTTGTGGCATCTACGATGTTAAGTGATTCTGTGAAAAAATACGAAAATATTGATAATCGGTGTGACATTTATACAAAGAATATGAAAGGTATAGAAATAGATGGTTTTGTTCATTTTGAAATTATCAATAATTCAAGTGAGTTGTATGACGATGGAGCTAAATTTAAAGTGGTTGGTTTTCATGGCCAAGGATTTACCATAGAAGGTAATTTACTATGCAAAGATAAAATGAACTGGGGGTTAGCAAAAGATGATATAAGCCCGCGCGATATATTTGAAATGACAAAACAAGGACCCTTGGAAAAGGGTATTATAGCAAAATACTGTATTCAGGATTGTAACCTAGTACACAAACTCTTTCAAAAAATAGACGTAATGACCTCATTTATTGAGATGAGTAAATTATGTAGTGTGCCGATACAGTTCTTGGTTCTTCGGGGTCAAACTATTAAATTGACGAGTTATATGGCATTAAAGTGCAGAGAGAAAGATGTATTGATGCCTTTTATATCAAAGGGTGGTGATGAGGAAAGTTTAGAGGGTGCAAATGTATTAGATCCTAAGTGCGGTTTGTATTTAGATGATCCAGTAGCATGTTTAGATTATAGTTCACTATATCCAACATGTAGTATTACCAATAATATTTGTATGAGTAGTTTGGTTTGGAAAAAAACATTCGATTTAAAAGGTAATCTTATAAAAGTAAAAGGTATACAAAATGCAAACAAGGAATTCATATATGATAATTTGCCCGGATATGATTATGTAGATATACCGCGCGACGATTATGAACCTGGTACTAAACATGTAATTGGTAAAATTGTATGTAGGTGGGCACAATACCCAGGTGATGATAAAGCAATATTTCCTTCTATTCTAGAAGAGTTGCTCAGATCACGCAAGTCTACAAAAAAGCAAATGGAAAAGGAAACAGATCCTTTTAAAAAAAATATTCTAGATAAAAGACAACTAAGTGTTAAAATTACTGCCAACAGTTTATACGGACAATCTGGATCAAAAATCAGCAGTTTTTACGACATTGATGTAGCAGCGTCAATTACTGCAAGTGGTCGAATATTGTTAGATTATGCAAAAAATGTAATTGAGACAGTATACCAAGGACCCGTAGATACTAAATACGGTGTCATGAATACAGCTGCTGAATACGTATATGGTGATACAGATTCGGTATTCTTCAAGTTTAATTTCACAAAAGACGGAAAAAAATTAGATGGTAAAACTGCTCTTGAACTTACAATTGACCTTGCTCAGAAAGCAGGGGAATTGGCAACCATGTTCTTGAAGAAACCACATGACTTGGAGTACGAAAAAACATTCATGCCATTTTGCCTCTTGTCTAAAAAGCGTTATGTTGGGATGTTGTACGAGTTGGATGTAAATTCATGTAAGCGCAAATCCATGGGCATTGTATTGAAAAGGAGAGATAATGCAAATATTGTAAAAGATGTATATGGAGGAATCATAGACATCTTGATGAAAGATAAGGATATAGACAAGGCAATATCATTCTTGAAATCATCCTTAGACGAGATTGTAAATGAAAGAGTTCCAACAGAGAAATTAATTATTAGTAAATCAATTCGTTCCTTTTATAAGAATCCAAAACAAATAGCTCACAATGTTCTCTCAGAGAGAATAGGTGTACGTGATCCAGGAAATAAACCTGCGCCAGGAGATCGTATACCATACATTTATATTGATAACGGTAGTAAATTACAGGGTGATAAAATAGAAACGCCGTCTTACATTAAAGAACACAAATTAAAAATAGACTATGGGTATTATATCACAAATCAGATCATGAATCCAGTACTACAATTATTCTCTCTTGTATTGTACGATATGAAAGAGTTCAAGCGGCGTAAGGTTAGTTTTATACAAGAATTGTGTACTTATAAGGAAACGATGGAACCTGAAAAGTACATGAAAAAGGAACAATCCCTTAAAGATAAAGAAGTTGAAAAAATATTGTTTGAACCATATTTGAGAATTAATAAAAATAAAAAAACAAATACAAAGGCAATCACTTCATTCTTTAAAAGTTAAAAGGATTATGGGCTATTTATAGTTTTGTACTTGTAATACCAATTCATAGATAAAAAGTCTGTCGATTTTGGCATATCATCACCTTCCAACATTTGCAATGATGGTCCTGCCGTAAATAATGCTTGAATTTCATCATAATTAATAGCTTTTGAATAATAACGAAGTGACGATATATATCCTTTAAACCCCTTAGCATCTCCTACATAAATATCATAATAATTTTGTTTTGGTATATTTACTAGAATAGTTCTTTTTGTAAGAACACCGTTTATATATACATCTACATAAGTACCTTGTACGCGTATAGTGCAGCATATCCATTTTTTCATAGGTATATCAGGTATATTAATTGTTTCAAGAAATTCGGAATCTTCTGAATTGCTTGCATTGAATGTATTTAATATTACAGTTAGTGTATTATTATGATTACCTGGATTAAGGAATAGTCCTGGTGATACATTTAAATGTTTATTTATTTCACCACTTTCTTGTAATGGACTTGCTCCTTTTGAGAAAATAAGAGCACCGCCAGATGTATTATCTATACCAGTTACATCTTGTACCATAAACCATACATTCCATGTAAATTCTATACCCTGTGCTTCGTTTACAGACCTAAATATAGGAACTGATTCAAGTACGTTTGGATTAGAAGAAATTACTTTTTTTACGTCACTTGGAACCATACCATTTAATATATATGGATTGTATTTTGGTCCAAAATAATAAAACACTACTGCCGAACCAATTTGAAACAATATAACAAATAATAAAACACACAAAATAAACATAACAAAATTTGATATTGCCGTGTTTGCATTAAAAAACTCTTCTGTCATTGTTCCTAATTTACTAATTGCAGGAGTTTCTCCAATATTGCTAACTTTTTTCTGAACATTTGCAACCCTTTCCTTTACTGTATTTGATACAGCTTGTGCTGCATTTGTGGCCCTATCTTTAATTGCTTGCCCAGTGTTTGCAATTTTTTTTGCAGCATTCATCGCCTGATTTGATAATTTTGGGCCATTTCCTAAATTATTCCTGATTCTATTCATTATATAATTAATTATATTTTAATTTATAGCAAGTACATCTCTGCCTTTACATTTTCATTTTGATAAAATGTAAATTTAGCATTAAACTGATTGAGGAAATTATTATTAAATCCAGTCCTGTATATGTCCCATGCTTCCTTAGGAGTTAAAAATCTATCATAATAACGAATATTTGCAGTACGACCACTAAACCCAGGCGCGGGTGTAATTGAAAAATCTTTATTAGTAGTCTCGGATGTTTCCGGTATTACGTATTGTGGGTTATCAGTTACAAATGTATTTACAAGCTTACCATTGATGTATGTATCGACTGTTTTATCTCCGAAGCACACTGTGATATTTACCCATTTCTGAATACTTATATTTTCAACTGTTATTGTTTGTGGGTTTCCAGCCTGTCGTGTTTTATCAAATGTTGCAAAGTTAATGATTAAATTGTTTACATTGCTGCCTAGATATAACCCTGGATTTGCTTGACCAGAAACAATGCGTTCCATTATAGTTTTTTTATTACCGTAACCTACATTCCAATCAGATACGTATATCCATCCAGATACTGAATATGAAGTTGATTTAGCAGTATATTTTTTTCCTGATATGACCAATGGTTTATCAGCATTTACTGGTGAAGATACAAATTCAGAATACGAATTAAAAATTGGCAAATTAATAATTATGATGACAGTTATAATAACAACAAATATTGTTAAAACTAAGGCGGTCGTTCCTTCTATCTGATTTGTGGTTAATAAATAACCACCAATTATTACAAATAATATCATGATAATCGTAGTAACATCCATTATAATTATAAAATATTAAATTTTTGGTTGCTTTAAATATAAACTGCCAATTTCATTCAAAGAAAAAGGGTGTTCTGAATATAATAATTGTGCAATTCCGCCTAAATTAGTATTTGAATTAAATCCAACTTGTAATAATTCGTCGGGAGATATATATGTAACAATATCTCCACTAGTAGATACTAAATTATTATTTATAAATAGATCAAACGTTCCGTAATTATAATTCATTACAATATGATTCCAGCGTTGATATAATATGTCACTAGAACTATACAGCGTATGTTTTTTATCTTTACTTTTAATTTCAACTGTTAATTCTTTTGTTTTATGATCATAATACATGGATGGTCTTGACCCATATGCTAAAATAATATCTTTTCCAAAATGGGTATGATCTGAAAATAAGTATATCCAAAATGAAAAACTGTAATGATACTTGTTACCATTAATATTTCCAATCAGTGTTTGTGATATACTATCCGAATTATAAAATGCTAAATCTAATAATATTCTTTCATACAACCCCATAAGCATTTTTTGTTTTTCTACAATCATCTCGATATATTCATTTACGTTACCAGACATATCATATAGAGTACTTGCAATCGATTCATTTCCGTACATGGCTTGTGATAAAATGTATTTATCATATTCGCTAATAGACATATGAACTGGCATAGTTTCATTTGAAATAATACTTGTAAACCCTTCTGTAAATGATATATCGTATTGCAATAATTTAGATTTCTGTAAACGTAATAGCTCCTGCTCATACCAAGGTCTTGACTTTAAAATTAATTCCTCTAATTGCACTGAATCTAAACTTACAAGTTGTTTGTTTAAATAGCTAGGTTTGTCAATTAATAGTAAAGGGTTACTATATGTTACATAGGATGATCCAATATAAAGTAAACACACTAATATTAATATGATCAATAGAATGAATACTGTACTTGGTGTATTTTCAAAATCTTTTTTAGCATATTCTATAAAATCTGAAATTAAACATGGTATGTAGAAAATAATGTCTTTCAAAAAATCTACTATTTGATTTTCTGTTTCATTTTCTGAAATTTTTGTATATGAATTTATTATTGCTAATACTATAAACAATATTATAATCGTTAATAAAAGTGATACATCTAGTGTTTTTACTAGTATGTGAACTGTTATTTTATAAAAAAGATAGAATGAACTAAATATAATCACTATTAATAAAAGCATTTTACCAAATGTAAGTGAATGGTTTGTTAAATCAACAAAAAGATTTGACGTTGGATTACTTTCTTTGATACGTTTGGATATAAAGAATATAACATATGCTACCAAAAGTATGTATATAATAACTAATGGGGTTCTTATATAATATAATATATTGTCTGGATTATAGAAAAAAACAAAATATCCATATGCAAATATAGTAAAAAGTAGGAACAGACTTGTGATAATTGTCATGTTTCCATTTTGTGAATCTCTACTTTTTCTTATTGTATTTAAAATGCCATCCATTATAATTTATTTATATTAAATATTCTCCATAGAAGTTTTTTTACCATGACAATTACGGCATAACGCTACAAGATTGCTTATATCATTCGAACCACCTTGATCTAATCTTTGAATATGATCTACTTCAAACCATGCCTTCAACATTTCTTTACATTCACCACATTTCCAATTTTGATTAGATGCTATGAATTTTTTTTTTGTTTCACTTACACTTCGTTTATTTGTTTTACTTGGTTGAATTAATCTTTGTATGGCTTGATTTTGGGGCTGATTTAGAAAAGGAGTAATTAAACCTTTTGATTGTTTATCTATTGGCATAACATTTACATATTGATTTAATGCGTTTACTGCATCTACACTTTTACTTGGATTGCGTATAGTCATCAAATAAAACCCCAACCCTAATACTCCTATAAATGCCATCTTATAATACTTTTGGTATACCTGAAATGTCTTGATAACGAAATTATCGTGATAAGTATTATATAACAACCCAATAGTTATAATAATAATAATAAAGGAAATATTCATTTATTTTTATATAGAAAATAAATTATACTAATAACTACACTAATAAAAATAACATGTTTTACCCATCTTCGTTGAATATGATTATCTTTGTACAAATGTGCAAGAAATCTATCATTGTATTCATTATATTCTAAGTATCGTTTATTTTGACTGATATGGTAATCTTTATAAACAATGTATCCATAATATTTCATGGTTTCGGTTTTATCGTAGAATGCCTCTATTGGATATTGTCTAGTTACTGTAAATAGTTCATTTTGTTTATCTTCTGGAAAAAAATAAGGTATAGATTCAAATAATTGTTTTATCTTTTTTTTATTTGCCTTATTTGGTAGATAAAAATGGCATGCATATGAAATATAATCAAAAACCATGTTATTATTCATTAAAATATAGTATATAAAAATTTTACATATGATTTATGAGAATGGAACAAAAATATTTATGTAATAATTGTGGTAATTATGGTCATTTATTTTATAATTGTAAAAAACCAATTACTAGTCTAGGTATTGTATGTATCAGATATACAGAACAATACGAATATTTGCTAATACAAAGAAAAGATACATTGGGGTATGTTGATTTTTTGCGAGGTAAATTCAATGAACACAATGAGTACCAGCTTAATCATATTATATCCGAAATGACCGTATACGAAATAGATAATATCAAAACTAAACCATATAAGGAACTGTGGGATAAATTGTGGAACAAGGTCAATGAAAAGTATGAACAAAAAAATGAAGATAAATATAACTATATTAAAGAAAATAAGTCGCATTTATTAGTATATAATTCATGGGATCAACCTGAATGGGGATTTCCAAAAGGTCGACGAAACTTCAAGGAAAAGGATCTAGAATGCGCGTTGAGAGAATTTGAAGAAGAAACAGGATATAGTAAAAAAAATATTAATATTATTAAAAATTTAAATCCATTTGATGAGTTATTTACAGGTTCTAATTTCAAATCATACAAACACAAGTACTACTTGGCAAAAATAGATTACGAAAATAGTGTCAATGATACTAATTTTCAAAAAAGTGAGATTGGTGGAATGGGGTGGTTTAAATACGAGGATGCACTTGACAAGATCCGAGATTATAATATTGAAAAAATAGAAATATTAACGGCCATAGACAGACTGTTAAAAAATAAATTGATTTAAATATATAATTTCAATACATGCAATGAAATGTATTTTATTGTTTTGCTCTATTTTATCTATTTTTGCTTTTGATCCAAATCCAAAATTATGTATTAATTGTAAACATTTCAAGAAAAATTTTTGGATGGAGAAAAAATTTGGTAAATGCACATTATTTCCAAGAGAAAACAATAGTAAAAATCATTTGGTTGATGGCAAGCATGATATACAAATTGATGATTATTTTTATTGTTCAACCGCAAGAAGTTTTGATAGTATGTGTGGAGAAACAGGAATATTTTTTGAAAATAAATGAATCATGCTTTAATGTAATGAATACGCAACTACTTAATGTATAAATTCTAGATGTATATTATAATGGAATTCTATAAGAAAATAAGATTAAAGGAACTAAAAAATAAGGAATTCTTTGAAGAAAATCCTGATTATACGATGGATTATCCTCATTTAGATGATCCACAACTTCAAAGGAAACTATCTATTAAAAAAGAGTTTCGTTTATATAAATATGATGGTACTATTGAAGATATTGAAACAAAAGCAAACCAAATGTGTAAGAAAAATAAAGTGTTTGAATTATCACCACATCAAGAATTTATCAAGCGTTTCATATCATACCAGACACCATATAATGGTGTTTTACTATTTCACGGTCTTGGTAGTGGCAAAACATGTTCTGCAATTGGTATAACAGAAGCGATTCGTAGTTATTCTAAGTATGTATCTGATTTTAAAAAAATACTTATTATTGCATCACCTAATGTACAAGAAAATTTCAGACTTCAACTATTTAATCCTTCTAAATTAGAAAAAATAAATAATTCATGGCAGTTATCGGGTTGTTTAGGGAATTCTCTCATACAAGAACTAAATGTATACCAGATTAATAATTTAACCAAGGAAGATTTAATAAGTAAAATAAATAAAATAATTAGTAAATACTATGAATTTTTAGGATATATAGAATTTGCAAACCGCATCGAGCGCCTTTACATGAACAAGGGTCAAGTCAATATTAAAATAGCACAACAAAAGTTAAAGGCGGAATTTGAAGGTTCACTTATTGTGATTGATGAAATACATAATATTCGGCAAAGCGGTAATACAAATAAAGGTGATAAAAAGTCGGCATCGTCGTTGTTTAAACTGGTTACTTTTGTAAAATTTTTAAAAATCATATTTTTGACAGGTACCCCAATGTATAATGATCCAAAAGAGATTTTGTATATATTAAATATACTAAATATCAATGACAATAGATCACCGATTGGTATCAAAGAAATATTTGATAAAAATGATGAATTTATAGAAGGCGGCGAAGATTTATTTAAAATGAAAGCTAATGGTTATGTTTCATATGTTAGAGGAGAGAATCCATATATATTTCCGTATTTAATTACACCATTTATGTACAAGAGCCCATTTTCTATAAGAAATAAGGAATATCCAAGGCGCCAATTTAACAACAAGCGCATTGAAAATCCAATTCAATACTTAGATCTATTTCTTTCCAAAACAAGTCCTATACAACAAAGCGGTTATGAAAAATATTTAAGTAAAGTTACCGATAAATTCTCAGATGAAGATATTGCAAAATTTGAAGATATGGAATCTTTTCGTTACAACGAGATTATGGCTCCTATTCAATCTCTCAATATAGTCTATCCAATCAGAGATACTATATTATTGGGAGAAAAGGGTTTGAATCAAGTAATGCGGTACGATATTAGAGAAAATCCTCCATCAAGAGGAAACTATGAGTATACCCAATTGAATGGAATGTTTACTTATGATAAGATAGGCGAATATAGTAGTAAAATTAAAGTCATATTGGATCACATTGTAGAATCCAAAGGAATTATATTAATCTATTCGCAATACATTGATGGTGGTATTATACCTATGGCTCTTGCACTAGAAGAACTAGGGTTTATTCGATACAAAAACAAAAATTTATTCAAGAAAAGACGTCCTCCACTAAGCATACATAATTTGAAGAGAGAAGAAAAAGTTGTACCAATGGTACAAGCAACATATTCTATTATTTGTGGTGATAAAATGTTAAGCCCAAATACAAATGATGAAATAGAAGCACTTACTAATAATAATGTAAACGGAGAACGAGTCAAAGTTGTAATTATCTCTCAATCAGGTAGTGAAGGAATAGACTTGAATCATATCAGACAAGTACATATCATGGAACCATGGTATAACATGAATCGTTTAGAGCAAATTATAGGACGAGCAAGAAGAAATTGTAGTCACGCAGGATTGCCACTTACAGAGAGAAATGTGCAGATATTTTTGCATGCAACTGATATGGGTGAAATAGAAAGCATGGATATGTACTTGTACAGGTTGTCCGAAAAGAAATCAATTAAAATAGGAAAGGTTACGCGTATATTAAAATCAGTATCTGTGGATTGTTTATTGAACAAAGAACAACAGGCATTTTATAAAATGGATCAAAAATTAGATTTAACTCTTAGTGAAAAGATAGACGGTGAATCAATTGTAATAAATAGAAGTATTCGTGATGAAGCATATACATCTTTATGCGATTACATGGATACATGTGAATTTGAATGTATAAATGAATTTGATGATTCAGATGATATTAGTACTTATCAATATGCATCTACAAAAAACAACCGCGTAATTGATATAATCAAGGATTTATTTAAACAAAAACATGTTTACAAAAAAGATTATTTGTTAGATACCATTAAAAGAAAACACAAAGGTATACATTTAGAAGAAATACTTCGCGCATTAAGAGATTTAGAAATAAACACATTAGTAGACAAATTTGGAAGACAGGGGTATTTGATTAATACGGCAGACATATATTTTTTTCAACCAATTGAAATAAAAGATAAACATATCACTATGACAGAAAGAACCACACCATTAACTTCTAAGAAAACACAGTTTACATTAGAAGTAAAAAATAAAGAATTACATGAAACAAATACAAAAAGTAATTTGATTGAGGAAATAAAAGAGCGCTACGAATTGGCATTGAAAACAGATAGCGGCGAGGATAGTTGGTATGCATATTTTGACGAAGCATCGGGTGAATTGATGGAAGATGGTATTCGGCTGGTTGATATAGAAGATATGTTAATGCAACATATTTGTGAAGAATTATCATTTGAAGAAGAATTAGAAGTATTAAATTATATATCATCAACGAATGATGAATTTAATGTAAAGTTTAAATCACACTTTGAAAAATCAAGTATAGAAGTAGACGATATACAAGGACAGGTATTATATGATCATTCTTCAAGCGAACCTGTAAGAATATATGTATTGAATGATACTGTATGGGAGCCTGCTGGATATACGGATAAAGGTATTTTGATGCCGGCGATACAAAAAAAATTTGTAAGACCAAAAGGTCCATTTTTTAGTATAGTTGGATTTATGGGTAAAAGTAAAAATGGAAAAATATTTGAATTTAAAATAAAAGATTCGTCTACTAAATTTACAGGAGCCGTAGTTGAAAATAAACCAAAGGATAAAATTATTGCAATGTTGAATGAAACATTACAAGAACATGAAATTTATAATAAAAAAAATACAGCTTCTACAAAAAAACAAGTGTTGGTTATTATAGAAGAATTTCTTTTACGGTATTACGATAGAACTAATAAGAATAAAATGAGATATTTTTTAACTAAGTTGGAATACTATTATTTACAAAAAAATTGAGTTAGAAATAACATCTCAATGTATAGTAAGAAATGGCCGCATCACTTGAACAGATACCAGTTGAAGAGATTTCAAATTCCGATTCATATGCTGAATACAAAGTCAACGAAATGATGCAATATATAGAGGAAATTCTCTCCCAAAAGGAAAATTATTATGAAAAAGATGTATCATTCAAACAAAACTTACAACAAGAAGTTTCGGGGATTATAACAAAATACAAAGTAGATATTAAAAAAATAGCTGATACTTACGAAGAATCATCAAATAATAATACGTACCTTAGAGACGTAGAACGATTAGATGAAGAAACGCGTAAACTGATTGAACAAAAAATAGATCAAACTTTAAGAAAAGAATATGTTCCTCCTAGCAAAGAAGTAATTGAACAAAGACATCGTGAATGGTTGAAAGCAGCTGATAATAGAGCTCGCGATTTCTCTCGTACTTTTGAAGGTAGGAGATACAAGGCAGCAGAAAAACAAAGACAGCACACTGCGTATTTGAATAGAAAAGATCCTCTTATTAGAAAAATAAGACAAGCAAGTTATGGCGAAAATGTAAGTCGCGAAATGGAAGAATTAAATGATAAAATTGCACAACGCGATCAACTAGTTCGTGCAACTATTGAAAGAGCAGAAAGAAATATTAGAGAAATGGGTGATATACAATTAAGAAAAATATCAGAAGAATATGATTTTAAACGAAAAAATGAGAAACAAATGTTTGCAGAAAGACCTCGACAGTATCCAAGAAATGAGGAAAATTATGAATCTAGAATGAAACAAATAGACGAAGATGAAGAATTTACAAAAAGACCAATTCGCACGCGTACAGAAGATTCTATTATATACATGAAAACTGATTATCTAAGAACAGGTATATTACCTAAAATATACCCACTTCATGAAAATGAAAATGAATACGAATCAGAAAATGAACCGGAACCAGAAAAAGTAGAAATAGAGAAACCAGTTCCAGAGAAACCAGTACCTCGCCAAGAACCCGAATTAGATTACGATATATTATATACACAATCTATTATACATCACAAAGTTTCGGTACCATTTAATAATATTGGAAATAATATGGAAAATTATTTCAAAAAACACGCGATACGTTATATCGAAGGTAAATGTAGAAAAGAAGGCTATATTCGCCCAAATAGTATCAAGGTGGTTAGTTATTCTACTGGACTGCTTAACGCAGATAATGTAATATATGACGTTGTATACTCTGCTGATGTTTGTTTTCCATGTGAAGACATGATAATTAAATGTAAGATTGTAAATATAACCAAAATAGGAATTCGGGCAATTATTAGTGAAATACATAATCCGATCGTCTTGTTTATCAGTCGTGAGCATAATGCTAACAAAAATTTTGAAGACTATGATGAGGGTAATGTAATCAATATTAAAGTAATTGGACATCGATTTGAATTAAACGACGAATATATCAGTGTTATCGGAGAAATAATATAAATACATTTGTTATAATAATAAAATGACATTTGACACAAAAAAACTAGAAAATATGTGTAGAATCATTGATACATTTAAAAAAAAGGATCATATTAAAATACTTGAAATCATAAAAAAAAAAGATACGTATAATTTAAGTGAAAATAACAATGGTACATTTGTTCATATGAAAGATTTGTCAGAAGACACTATAATAGAAATAGAAAATTATATTAATTACATCATAAAAACAGAAGGTGATATTAGTATAATAGAAAATACTAAGGAAACATTAAAAAATAATTTAAATAGTAATAGTTAAATTAAATAGATGATAGAAGACTATGCACCATTTTTTATGAAACGGGTATTTGATGTACCCGACTATAAGAAAAAAAGACCGAAAAAGACTATGGTACTCAATGATTATTTATTTTATTCTTTTTTTTATAAAATTAATAATATTGATATAACTAGTTATGATAAGTATAATGAAAAACAGGAAAAGGTAAAATTAGCTGAAAAGTTAGATAAAATGAAATTTAAGAACAAAGATTTTATTATGAATAATCTTCTATATGACAAGACAATACACCTAATGACATTAAATATATTATGTATACATTATTCGGTATCTGTTATTTTCATTATACAGAATGCATATTACAAAATGAATGTATCAGATAAAGATATTTTATATATGAACAGTAAATACGAATTTATTTCGTTTGATGGTAACTTAAATAATTATTATGAAATCACTCAATTAGATAAACCGCTTTATTCTATAAGTTACTATACTGTTGCTGATTTGATTGACATTTGTAATAAGTTGAAATTACCACATGATAATATGAAAAAACAAAATGTATATAACAACATACTGTCTTATTTAATAAACTTTAATATTTATAAAATTGATTAATATAATACTATATAATATTATATACAATATGGCATTAACAGAATCTATCCGACTTCTGCAAGAGATACTTAAAGAAAAATACACAAAAACGGATAAGGTTATGCAGCCTCAGGATATTAGAGACCCAAGGTCTAACATAGAGTACGAGGTTCGTTTTGGTGTAAATAAACCATATACAAAAATGGAATTTGAAAGAGTATATTCTAAATTAGTTTCACATGGATATGAAAAAGTTGGAGAAGAGCACCAATTAAAGATCATTACTGATAGTTCTATTCGTTGCGAAATAAATGATTTAAGTAAAATTAAAGAATATTGTAAAACAAATATACTGCCAATTGGGTGCCAATACTTGACAAAACGCTCTTTGGTTACCGACGGTAAACATAAACCATTCATCAATAAAAATTTTAATTTCAGAATATCTATACAAAATGAATATAATTATGGAGATAAAGATCCAGAAATAGTAGAATTATATTCAAAATGGGATGGAATGGAAAAATCATTTCGTTATATGAATCGTATTAAGTTGCAACATCCAGATCAAAAGGGCATTTGTGTTGATATGAGTATAGTAAAATCAAGTAAAAGACGCGGCGAATTAGTAAAAGAACATGACTTTTCAAAAAGCAAATTATTTACAGAACCCGAAATATATGAGATTGAAGTAGAAATTAATGATATTAAATATGCAAGAAGTAGGCTTCGTGAAATTGATAGTTATCTGAAAAATACAATTAAATATATTTCTGCGGGACATCAGTCAAGTAATTTCCCTATACCTTTAAATGAACAGCATGAAATACTATTTGAGTATCACACTCTACTTGGTAAACGAGGCAAAATAGAATCATTTATAGAAAGTATCGATTCTTCTATGTTTATAGGACCATCGTCTTTTACATTACAAAAAATAAATTTGGTAGATGATCCTACAAATACAAGTCCGTGTGTATTGAGAGACTTTTGTGTAACGGATAAAGCAGACGGTTTAAGAAAATTATGTTATATATCAAATAATGGTCGTATATATTTTATAACAATGAATATGATGGTACAGTATACAGGCAGTATCTGTAATAATAAAATATTTCATGGATCTATTCTGGATGGAGAGCATATAACAAAAGATAAATATGGTGAAACAATTAATCTCTATGCCATATTTGATTTATATTATTTAGGCAAGATGGACAAACGTAAATTACCATTTATAGTAGAAAAAGGTGAGAGTAGGTACGGTATGATTAAAGATATGATAAGTGATATTACTTACACCGATGAATCGGATGTTGGACGTTGCGTAATAATGTATAAGAAATTCTATCCAGTTACAAAAACTGAAACTATATTTGATTGCTGCAAAACACTATTTGATAGAATGCACTTGTTTGATTATGAAACAGACGGAATCATATTTACATCTACTAAACTTGGCGTTGGTATGGAAAAAGAAAGTGATGAAGTGAAAAACCATCTTTATTCTTGGAAACATAGTTTTAAATGGAAACCGCCTGCATTTAATACAATTGATTTTGTAGTAAAAACAAAAAAGATTGGTGTTCAAGATGTAGTAGAAAATTATGAAAAGGGATCTGATATTGTATCTTACAAAGTACTGATGTTGTATGTAGGATACAATCCTCAACGTCACGGACAAATTAATGCACAACAAACATTATTTAATGGCAAAAAAGCAATTACTGACGATACCTATATGCCAGTATTGTTTACTCCTACAAATCCTACCGATCCATTTGCACACATCGCTTATGTTGAATTAAAAAGTGACAACAGTGGAGAGATGAAAATGTTTACAGAAGATAATCATGTTATAGAATCTGAATCTGTTGTTGAATGTAAATATGTACAAAATGATGATAAGCGATTTTCATGGGTTCCTTTACGAATTCGGTATGATAAAACAGAAGATTATAAGAGAGGTAAATCGTTTGGTAATGCATATCATGTAGCAAATAGTAACTGGCAAACCATACATAACCCTATTACACAAGAGATGCTTAGTGATAAGCCACTCACTATGGATGATCTAGATGACACAGGCGTATATTACAATAAAGATGGAAGAGCATCTAAAACAAAGAATCTAAGAGATTTTCACAACATAGATATTAAAAAAATGTTAATAGAGGCTGTTTCCGGTAAAGAAAAAACATTAGTTGACTTTGCATGTGGTAAGGGTGGAGATATATCCAAGTGGACAAACAATTATCGGTTTGTATTAGGTATTGATATCTCTCCGGATAATATACACAATCCTATGGACGGTGCCTGTGCAAGGTACTTGGAATTGAAAAAGAAAAGAACAAATATCTTTGATGCATTATTTATACAAGGCGATTCATCTAAGTTGTATTTAACAGATGAATTCGCAGAAGAAGAAGTAAGCAAATTTGTATTGAATCAAGTAATGGGGGTTGGTACAGCAAACCCTTCACGTGGCCCATATATTGCAAAATTATTCAATGTTGCACCTCAGTTTGATGTCGGATCAATACAATTTGCTATACATTATATGTTTAAAGATATGATAACCCTTCACAATTTTGTGAAAAATGTGAGCGATCTAATTGCATTGAATGGGTACTTTATAGGAACATGCTATGATGGTAAACTAATGTATTTAATGTTAAAAGATATGAATATAGGAGAATCGAAAGAAATATATATAGGCGACAGAAAAGTGTGGGGTGTTACAAAACAATATAATTCTAATGAGTTTAACAAAGAATCATGTTTGGGATATACAATTAGCATCTATCAAGAATCTATTAATAATGTGTTTGATGAATATTTGGTAAACTTTGATTATTTAATAGAAATTATGGGCGCATACGGTTTTATATTAGATTCACCTGATAAAGATATTTCACCACTGGCCTCATTTGAAAAAGAATATAGTAAGAGTAAATTCAAAATGACAATACAAGAAGAAATGATTTCCTTTCTAAATAAATACTTTATATTTAAAAAAGTAAGAAATGTAAATACAACACAAGTCCATCGCTCTTATACAGAAGGCGTCGAAGAACCATTTATGATTGGTAAACCAAAAAAACTTGGTAAAATGATAGTATTGAGAAAATAATATAGATATTAATTTTAAAATAACTCAATGAATAGTTATAATATTGTTGAGATTATAACTATTATTAATGACATTAACTTGGAATATGACGGTGATATATGTTATATAAATGAAACATTGAAAAAATATACACAATCTGTTAAATTAGAAATTGAAAAAGTAATAAAAGAATGGGACATGAATAAAAAATATTCCAATCCATATGAATTTATAAATACAAGTTACGACTCACAGACATCAGCGGTATGTTCGTACCGTCCTATATCTCGTGCTTTTTTTAAATTAGTCGAAATCATAAATCATTACAAATTTAATTTTCCAAATAAAATGAATAGTTTTCATTTAGCCGAAGGACCGGGTGGATTTATAGAAGCACTACAATATGTTAGAAATAACCAATCAGATACCTATTATGGCATGACGTTGATGACTGGAAATAAAGATATACCAAAGTGGGATAAAATGAGTTATTTTTTAAGTAAAAATCCAAATATTATTATTGAAAAAGGTGCAGATCAAACTGGTAATTTATATAGTATTGAAAATTTAGAATATGTTTATCATAAATATAAACACACGATGGATTTTATAACTGCGGATGGAGGTTTTGATTATAGTACCGACTTTAATAAACAAGAAGAATGTTCTATTAATTTAATTTTTTCCGAGATTTGTTTTGCGATGGCACTTCAAAAAAAAGGTGGGACATTCGTATTAAAAATATTCGATACATTTAGTTATTGTTCAATACAACTTATATATTTATTGACATATTTGTACGAAGATGTATGTATCACAAAACCACTTCCAAGTCGACCAGCAAATTCTGAAAAATATATTATATGTAATAATTTTCGAATGGTTAGTAATTTGAATGTACTATTGGAACAAATATTCAAAAATTTTAGCAAAATTAAAACAAATAAATTAACATCTATATTTAATATTCCTATATCTAATTTATTCATAGATAAAATAAAAGAAATCAATTCTATATATGGGCAATCTCAGATTGAAAATATAATATCTATATTGAACAACATAAAAGACTCTACTAGATATGAGAAGCAAGAACAGTTAAAAAAATCTTATTTGGGTAAATGTATTAAATGGTGTAGTAAAAATAATTTGCCTATAAATTCATGTTACAACTAGACCTATTAAAAATACATTCTGGTTCCTTCTTTTTTCCAGGATTATATGTGTTTATATCTGAATAGTCCTGTTTTACCTTTGCGGTGTAACCCGCGGAAGTAACGGCTCCTTGTGTTTTAAAAATTCTATTGCTTGGTTTATATATAACTGTTTTGCATATTTCACCTTTTGAATCATATGATGGCATAGTACTGTAATATACTGGACTTTCTTTTTCTTTCCCAATACTATAATTTTGTTCAAAACTTTTTCCTCTTTTTTGTAAATATTGCCTAGTAGATGTGCTGTATTTAGGTGATATAATAGTAGATGCACTACGTCTGATATTGTTAGTTCCCCCAACGCATCCATTTTCTGTCTGTATTCCTAAACAAGTTGTTGTTTTAATAACTTCGGTGTAAATAATATTACAATTTGCAATCTCGTCAGTTACAACAGATACAGATGGATTCATTGTTTGATCAATTGTTATTTGTTTAGATGATACTGGATTATTTGGAATTAATTGTTTTCTCCATTGCTTCAATGGATTTGGTTTAGCATATCCTGATTTAAAATTTTTTGGTCCACTTGCAGGATATGCATTTGTTGGAGGCCTATTATTTATTGGATATACGCTTTTTTGCACATTTCCTGTCGTTGCATATGTAAATAACATATTATATCAAAAGAAATAATATATATAAATTTATATGGAACAAATGGACAATATTGAAAAAGTTTATTTAGTTACTTTTACTCTCCTTCTAGTGAGTCTTCTTTTTTTAGGGACTAAACGTTTAGAATAACTACCCATCTTTTTGCCACCCATCATATTTTTGCCATTCATCATCTTTTTGGTTGTAGCAACCATATCATCAATTTTTTTTTCTACTTCTCCAGCTTCAACGCCCATGGCTGTCTCTACTGGTTTAGTTAATCCTGACAATAAAAGTACATCTTTTAAGGTATAAGCAGTATCACAATCGAGATCAATTCCTATGTATTTTATATTTTCAATATCATTCTCATCTTCTGATTTTTCATCTTTATTTTTTCCATATATATATTCAGAACCTGATATAATATCAATCATAATAGATGGAATTAAGTAAGAACAATTCTTTTTATTTAATATAAATAAATTTTCTATTTTAGAATGATTCTCTTCCTCTTCTGCCTTTTTTAAATTTTTAACCGGATTAGCATCGTTTGAATTACCATCAATCTCACTGGCAAGATTCATCATTTGACCAGCAGGTCCTCCTAATGAATTCGCCATATTCATAATACCACCGCCTTGAAAAGATGTCGCCATACCAATAGGATTCATCATGTTAGTAGGATTCATGTTAATAGGATTCATCGACGCCGGAGAGTTTGATTTTGGCGATTCATATTTTTTTTTTAATTCAATATATAACAATTCAAATTTATTTTTTGGTAAAATGATTTCATTTTCATCGGATACATTCTTTTGTTTGTCTTGATTATATAGACCAAATATCTCTAAAATGTCTGTATCATTAACATGTTGGTTTGTTTCTCTTGCAGAGTTTAATAATTTGAATTGTTTATCTAACACTCTATATTCTCCACATGAACGGTGTATTTCTTTACTTGTTCTTAATATTTCAAATTGTTTTCCTATATTTGCATCATAATATCTTTTGATTAGTTTACACGCGTATTCAAATTCTTTCTTTGAGCTTGGATCTGATAATATTATCTCGTATTGTTTTTTAAATTTATGTTTTTTTAAAATATAACTTTGCATAATTCTCCGTAATAATTTGAAATTAGTCATTCCTTTAACTGCTAATGCGGCAAGTGGATTTACAAAATAATTGCCAGGAAATGGCATCATTTTCAATATTTTTTTAAACACATCACTTTTTACTTGTTTTTCATTTTCTTCTTCTTCACCTTTTTCTCTCAATAATGCCTCTTGTTGTGCTCTTTTTTTAGTAGATTGAGTAGAACCTCCTCTTTTTTTACGAGTACGAGACATATATTATACATATATATTCTCATCTACGCCGTACACTCATTAAGGCAACATACGCTCCATTTGAATCATTGCCACCATTGGATGTGTCTGCATAATTTTTACTAATAGCATCTAATCCTTTAAATCTAATAAATAATGAATTATCGTATACATATTTACTATTTCCACTCTCCAAGGGAACCTGTAAAGGAGTAACGCCCTTTGTTTCAACATTGCAATATGCATTACTTATCGAATCTTGTTTTAAATTAACGCGTGAATTTA